AGTCCAGACATCACCGTTCACAGGCGATGTTGGCGCAGCGCCATGGGGCATATTGATACTAGCACCAGTAGTTGCCGACGTGAAGGTTAAAAGAGTATTTCCGAGGCTTAGATCCTCTATTTTTATAGACATGTTATCCTTAGTCGAAGATTCGACGGAAGCGGAAGGTCGGGCTAGTCATAGTCATAGTCGTTGACCCTGCTACCTGGAACCTTGTTGTCGTACCGGTAAGATCATGTAGCACCCGCGCGTAAAGAACTGCCGAACCGGGAGTCTTACCTGACTGGTGCATTAGGATCTCGCTGTTTCCGGTGGTGCCGATATCTGCTACTCCGTACCATGACATAATACCAGAATATACGATTGTGTTTGTGGAGTCAGTGAACTTAATCTGGAATTCATAGGTTCCAGTTGGTAGCGCCGTTCCAGCAATACCGGTCACCGAGGCGTATGAGGTAGTTAGCGAAATAGTACCCGGCGTGAATGAAACAACGTTTCCAAAACCGTTCGCCAGGGCAGTAGTAATTTCTGTTTCTGTTGGTGTCAGCGCGGTTGTGGCTATAGAAATGTTAGCAGATCCATCAAAAGATGTGGCTGTACCAGTTACTCGACCTGTAATGGCAATAGTGCGAGCGGTTGTAAGTGTTGCCGCTGAGCCGGTGGTTGACTGGTTAAGAGTAGGAACGTCTACTGAGGTCATCGCACGGAATACTGGAACACCGGCAGATCCGGATGGGGCGGCTAGAATAAAGTTCGCGGTCTTTGATGCATATGGGTTGGTTGTATCACCGTATGCTGAGGCAAGAGCAACAGTTACAGCGCCAGAGCCGTTGAATGATGTTCCAGAAAGACCAGTACCAATAGTCAGTGCGTTTGTTGTATTTGCCGTGATAGTGATGTTTCCAGTACCATCGAAGTTTGTACCATTAATGGTCCGGGCGGTTGTCAGGCTCGCCGCCGAGCCAGTGATTCTAGTAGCGTCGATAACACCTAGTGTTCCTGAGAACACTTCAGATGTGTTAGTGGCGTCGGGGATGAATGTAAAGAATCCGGTAGAGTCATCAAATCCGAAGTATCCTATTTTCGCTACCGATCCGTTGTGCCAACGGTACTCAATTCCACGGTCCTTGTTGTCGTCCGCCACCGGCGCGGTATCTCCACCAATTGTGAAGACAGGGTCGTCAATTGTTACGGTAGTAGAATTGACTGTTTGGGTAGTACCATTAACGATAAGGTTTCCCGTTACTGTCAGGTTACCAGCAACTGTAGGGTTAGTTACAAGCGTGGCGGTGATGTCAGTTCGAGTCGCCCCCGCGTTGTCAGTGGCGGTGAATGTGATAAGTGATGTGTCATCAAAGTTCAGGACCGGGCGAGTGGTCATGGCAGAACCCGCATCCTGTACGGTCTGGTAGTTTGTTCCACCACCCGCGTGTGTGTGGTTACCTAGCGATACTGTAGTTCCTGTGGTTCCTGTAGGAATCTGTGCAATAGGAACGAGTGTAGAACCGTCAAGACTTGCAACGCCACCAGCCGCACCTCGGTCGGAGGTACTGAGAACGTTGTTGCCCGCGAGGGTCATAGTTGACAGGATTACAAGGTCTTTGATTTTCACTGACATATTAGAATTATACCATCCCTAGTTTCTATTACCAATTGCCCCTAGGCCAGGTCTGGCCGGTTGTTGGAACTACAGCCCCGCCACCTGATACGCCTTCACCGAACGGGTAGAAAGGCGATGGCTGTGTTCCCACTGCGCCCGCCAAGAGTGTATCCATTATCTGATAATTAGCGCCCGCAGCAGCATGTGTAGCAATTCTAGCGCCACTCAACCTGCTTGTATATATAGCGGCATGCGCCATTTTATTTCCAGCGCTTAGCGCTCTTCCGCCAGCAGTATAACCACCTATATATACCTCTGATGTCGCTGTGGCTATAGACTGTGCGCTGAGAGAAGAAACAAGCGAGCCGCCGAGATAATAAAACCAACCAGTGGCATCTCGTGCTAACACAACATGTCTCCAGCCGGTTCCCAGATTAACTCCGGTATTTTTCCAAGCCAAGGTGTCAGCCAGACCGTCAAACTGGTTGCCAGTCTGTTCAAAACTTGAGGGTCCACCAACACCATAGCCGTATCCGTTTCCACCATTATTTCCTACAGCAATGAAGCCACCCGACTCGACTGTTGTTTCTATATATACGTAGGCCTCAAGGGTGAATGCTGTGGGACTCCCCAGACCAGGAACCAGCGACCCGTACTTTGCTATTGCATTGGTGCCGTCAGTTCCAACCGCTACACTTCCATCGGCGGTCACACCGCTATTTAACTGAGCGGCAGATGTATAGGTAAAATTGTACCCATTACCAGATGAATCATTAGCGGTAGACCCAGAGGTTTCATCCAATTTTAAATAGACTAGTGGACTGTCTGCTAATACCTCAGATGCGTATGACATATGTTAATCCCATAATATTGCATTTCTACAGTTAGCCTCTTGGGCTGTACTGTTTGAGTGCGCGCAGCCGTAGCACGGTGTGGCTAGGTAATTGTGAAGAACAGAGTCCCATCGAGTTATCGAAAAACTCGCACCGGCACCCATATCTCCCATGCCGACACCACAAAAACCGAGTGTTTTCTCCAGGGGCCCGAATGTGCCCCTACCAGTCAACGGAGATAGTCCGCTGATAAAAGTACCACCACTTGAAGCGGCAGAGTTACTCCTTACAGGCCAGAACAGCGGGATAGTGTTTCCGCTTTCTGAAGACCAAGAACCAGGAAAAAGACTTTTATATGTTGGTGTTCCTGTATTATTTCCAAATACCACAGAAAAACCTTCAGTGGTGGGCCCTCCAGAGGTATTCCTTAGTCTTTCTACGGAAAAAACCTTAAACGAATCTGGACCATAGCCAGCGGCATTGCTAGTGAATAACCCAAAATATCCTACAGTTGCATTCCAGTTTGCTGATACATCTAAAGTCATACCTGCGTTAAACCCACCGTAGTACCAAAGTTGGGACGTTGTGACAGCCCCGGTCAGACTACCAGTTCCATTCGATCCTTCACCAAAAGAGATGTCGGCCTGCGGACGACCAGTAGAAGATGCAGTTCCATAACGAATCTTGAAGAAAAATGGCCTGGTTGATTGTGCAGAATCATTGAACCTATAGATTTCATATTCCGTCAACGTGTTCGTCGCAGGCCTGGTAGCCGTCGTCCAATCAGCCTGCCCGGTGTCAGAAGTTTGGGTTAACCCCAAGGTTGTTGTCAGAAAGGTTTTCATCTGCTGACCATATACCCGATAGTGTGCATCGGTATCATGATCCATGCTTAATGTAACGCCGCCTTTAGACATAACTAAACACCATTAATCCCATAATATTGCATGTCTGCAATTTCCTTCTACTCCTGTTGAATTCATATTGGCAGACCCGAAAGATCTTGTTGTAATGTAACTATGCACGTTTCCATCCCACCTAGTGACACTAAAAACAGAACTAGCACTAGCATCAGCAGCACCAAGACCACATAAACCGAGGGTTTTTTCTAGCGGTCCGTGAGTGCCGTTGCCTGTTAATGGTGTAAGGCCGCTAACAAAAGTACCCCCGGCGCTCGCCGCACCGGTCGATCGCCACGGCCAGAAAAGTGGAATTGAGTTGCTAGTGGCTGAGTCATAGGCCCCAACGTTCAACGTTCTATAGGCGTTTACAGCCGTGCTATTAAGCACACATGCGGCAAATCCTCTAGTTGACGGTGTTCCAGTAATAGTCCTCAGCCTTTCAAAGGAAAATGTCGGATACCCGTTAGAGGGATTGTCATAAACAGCGTTGTTCGTAAACATACCAAGGTATCCTACGGTCGAGTTCCAATTCATAATAAGATCCAGCGCCTGGGTAGAGCCATCGCTAGCAAAATTGAATAGAACAAGATCATTCCAGGTAGCACCAGTAAGTGTTCCAGTTCCATTCGCCCCCTCACCGAGGGAGAACTTGCAGGCTGATCTGCCAGTACCACCAGATGATGTTCCATACTCTACTTTAATATATAATGGGGCAGTTGACTGTGCAGAATCATTTAGCCTATACATTTCATATCCATTATATGTGCCCGCTCCAGGCCGAGTGATTGTGGTCCAGTTAACCTGCCCTGTATCAGAAGTCTGTGTTAAGGCGATGGTAGTTCCGAGGAAAGTATTCATCTGTTGCCCCCACACCCTATACCCAGCATCGGTTGTGTGATTCAGGATGAGCGATACCGTAGCCTTTGCCATTACTGAGTCCTCAAATAAGTAAGTTGTACCTGTACTGTGCTAGTAGCGCCAGAAGTATTTGTTATAGCATACGGTATTGCTGTTCCAGAGTCAACAAAGCCGTCTACTAGGGGTGACATGGTTAAAGTACCGGCGGCTGTAAATACCAGTTCTAGCATTAATCCGTGGTCACCAGTTGGATCTGTTCCTACAGCACGCCCCGCGTCTGCAGTACGCTTTGTGGTATTAGTATAAAGCCTTATGCGACAAGCCCTGTCAACAGTTACCGACAAGACCCTGTAACCCAGTTCCATAGTAACTGTATTATTTTCGGTTGCGTTATTCGCAAGCGAGGCCGTAGTGACTGTTACTGTTGTTCTTGATGGCGTACCAAAAACCACGGCAGATGGTGTATTAATCTGTTGCCATGCTGAACCGTCCCACACATATAGTGGCTTAGCCATTAAATTAACTTCCTAAATGTAAGATAGAGGTTTGTCACTGTAAAACTTCCTGTAGCAGCAAGTTGGAACTTCTGCGTGTTATCCGTGTTGTCTCCATATATTCTAGCAGTTATTGTTTGTGACGGGGTTGTTAAACTCGCCCTTGTCAGCAAGAGTTCGCTAAATGCATTTCCAGTCACCGAGCCAGTTTTCCATGGCATATATCCGGTGTAAATGATTCCATCAGCGTCTATTTGTACCAACCATGAGCCGGTAGTAAGTGTTGTGACGTATGTTATAGTCGCATAAGTAGCAGTGAGAGCCTGGCTGTTAGGCCCGAATGACACAACAGCATCTGTTGCTGCTATATCAGGGGCATCGTTGTCATACCACATCGCACCAACAGCGGGGCTAGACGGCGCGGAGGCCTGACTAAATACACCTACTACTGTTACATCAGTAGAATCGTTGCCAGAGTTGTCAACAGCGGTAGATGGACCAAGGAATCTTAGTTTCGAGCGCGGTGAAAGTGCAGTTGTTTCCTCGTAGATGACATGCCCGCCACCGCCAGGAACGGTTACGGTTACAGATGGGCCCACATTTGTTGAAGTTACTCCCGCCCCAACAAAGTTAATCGTAGTAGCAGCGGCCGTAAGTGTCGTCCCTTCATCCTTAACAGTAATGGCACCCCCGCCGCTACTGCCAGAAATAACATCATAAATAGCAGAAGCCTCGGTAGCAGATAGGCATCTACCATAAATGCTTACATCTGAAATATTACCATTAAAATAGTTTGAAGCAGCAGAATCCCAGCGCCTTCCAATATAAATACTGCTGGCAGTGGCGGAGGTTGGACTAGATCCAGGCGCAGCAGTCGCTTCAAGTAGTCCATTGATATAGATCTTAAGATTGGTTCCATCCCATGTGCCAGTAACCACGTAGGCCTGACCAGTTACGAAGGAGGTCGTACTATTAACTGCCCGCCACGATCCATTGTAAAAACCAACAATAAATTTGCCAGCAGTAGTTGAGGTGCTTGCTCCACCAGTAGCAATAATAAATGGTATTCCACCGCCAGCGTAGGTGTGAGTTAATATAACCTGCTCTGTAGTCAGTCCCGGCTTTACAACAGCAGTTACGGACCAGGCGCTAGTCAGCGCTTGGTAGTTAGTTGTGGAAATGACTACGTGGTCATCAGTTCCATCAAAGTATGCTGATTTAGCACTCGCGTTTGGAAATACCTTAGTCTGGTTTAACAGCACCCCGTTTGTATATGTTCCGTTATTAAGATTGATTCCAGAATCGGTAGCAGTAGTTCCAGACAATTCATCTAGTTTCCAGAAACCAATTGCACCGAGCGTTGTATTAATATCAGTTGAGTCTCGCGGGGTATCCACGAATGAGGTTGAAGAGTTTGCTGACGTAAAAGCAGCAGAAGGAATGCTGTAGATAGATACTGCACGAATTTTGAAGTATTTTGATGTAACAACCGTAGTACCAGCAGACCAGATGGCATCGGTACTGCTAGTCGAAGTTACAAGGTTTGTAAAAGTTGTGGTGTCGGGGGTAAATCCCGATGTATCACCAGCATAGATTTCATACTTTAGTACGGGAACATTTGTTACAGCGGTCCATTTAAGACTTATCTGGCCCTGGGTACCCGTGGCTGTAAAACCGGTGACGGTTGATGTAACGGGGGCGGTTAGACTGGCGCTGGATGCTGTTACAGACTGGTTTGCTGAATAATCTCTTGCTTTGACAGAGCAGGAGACGGTGGGGCCTGAACCAAGTTTTCCTGAATAGGTAGATTGATCAACGACGAAACTTAGTGTCTCTGTTGTTTCAACAAAACTATTTGTTCCGTCGCTGATCGTTACGACATATACGTCAAGATCTTTTATAGCGGTGCCGTCTACGTTATATACAACAGCGGGCCAGGCATACTTAAATGCGCCGTTAACATATGTCGCTGTAACAGTACCTAGATTGGCAGGAATAGTTGTATCAACAGGTGTGGTGATATAAAAGCCGGGGGACCATTCTGAAGTTTCTTCGTCATTAAGAGATCTAATCTGTGCTACATATTTAGCACCAGGCTTCAGCCTATCGAGTTTGTATTCCACTTAGTAGTCCAAGAAGTATTCAATATCCATTTCAGACCCCGCCGCCTTGGTCTGTGGCGCAACTAGAATGCTGCGACTGACCAGTGCGTAGTTCGGGTCTGAATTGTCTGAGTCATCAATTCTGATCAGGTCGATGTGGGCTGTTGCCGACCCGGCGCTCGCTACATCAACACCAATGCTTGTTATATTCGACCAGGACGGCGACCCGGTCGCCGCCCACGATGACTTAGTAAATGAACTGGTTGTATAAGTATTTGTCGCTCCACCTATCAGGGTGGCGAGAGTAGGTGTGTATGAATAGTAGTTTGAGTCGTCTGAATAGAACTTAAGAGCAACGGAGGTAAGTGTGCCAACCGTATAATAAGCACCAAAACTGATCTTGTCAAGTCCACCGTACATGCTGAAATCAGCGGAACCTAGATTGTAGCGATATTTTGTCGTCGCCGCCGAGGTTGCCAGTGTTACCGAATCTACGCCCGCACGATAGTATGTGGTTTCTGGTACCTGTGCTGAGGCAATCCAGTTGCCACCGCTGTAGACCTCCCAATCACCAGACGCAGCCATACCGACGAGCACCTTACTTGGGCTTGCCGACGATACACCAGTCGATAGTGAATAGATGCCTAATTCATACACGTTACCGGCGATTTCCTGCGGGACTGTAGTCTTGGCAATAATTCGGTGAGCACCAGCAGTACCACCACCGATGAGGACGGCTTTGCTGGTTACATCCTGCCTTGCGAATTCTAGGGCGAGTTGCGTGTCTCCAACAACTGCGGCGGTGGTTCCAGTACCAATAGCCATCGCACCAGCCCAACTAGGAGCAATACCGGCCAGATAGGAAGCAATAATCTTCTTACCCTCTGTGGTAATGATATTGGTTGAGCGGGCGAGTTCTACACCGTTTTGACTAAGTACGTATGTTCCTTGCATCTTTTGATTATATCAATCCCATCAAGAAAAGTCGAACACTAAGATCTTGTCACAGTACCAGAGAAATTAGACACACTGTGATCATTCCAGGCGACACCAGTGGCGGCTGTAATACTGAGTCTAGCATTCTGAGGTGCGAAGACGCTCATAGAAAGCGTTTCATTATTATCGTGAACTACTACCATGTTTGCAGTTTCATATGCAGTTCGAGTCCAGGTTATTTTTAGGTTGTGGGTTCCAGTCATAGCCCAGGCCCCTCTGGCGAGCGTCGTGTAAACAGTTGACATGCCGCCCGCGTAAGTGCTATTCGACTGTATTGTAGGACCACTATTACCAGTATATGGGTAGATACTTTCAAAGAAAATAGAGTACCGACCTTGACTATTGTCCATTCCGTTATAACCACTGATTCCGCCGCCCTGTTGATTAAACCAAATCCTCTGCCCTCCATCTCCAATATATGTAGGTGAATAAATTAAAGCGTCTTCTAGCGCAATCGCATAACCGTCTGCCTCCAAGTATGACTGAGTAATATCAAACGAGATCTCCAACTTCGACCACCCGCTTAATACGTCGGGATAGCGAATGCAAGTACCTTGACCGTACGCCGCTGGCGTCAGTCGAACACTGTTATCACCAAGAAGAGCGTAGCCTGCGCCCCCAGGTGTGTTGTTCCATAGAGAAAAAATCTTAAGCGGGGTGCTACTTCCAGCCTGTATGCTCGTCCTGACTTCATAGTCGGTAGCCCCAGAAATCTCATCAAATCCTAGAATGATTGTCGCCCACACTCCACCAGCCGGGTCAGACACAGCCTCGACTGACTTAACTGTAATAGGCCATGGATAATCCAGGCCTGTGCGGTCCATCATCTCGGGAAATTCTATTTCGATGTCACCGCCGAGTAGGCGACGCATCTCATCTAGTGTATTTCCAGTCCATATGATCTTATCTGCATTAATATTTTTCATACACCGCTCCAAGTGAACACGAAGTTACCGGCCTGTCCCCCACCATCGCCACTGCTGGTTGCCATGTCCCATGATCCGTCCACGGTTCCGCCAAACGTCCTACCCGCAGACCCGGCTGCCCCCTTGCTGTATAGGTCAGCATCTCCATCGGCTGCCCAGGCATAATGATCCTCAAAGCCTGTAACTACTCGACCACCATATTGGCTTGGAGCATACCTATCCAAAAATCCGGACTTACCAACAACTCCAGAAACGGCTATCTGGTCCTTTGCAGCAGTCAGCGCTGGAGCCGAGATAGGTGTCACGGTAGATACCTGAGAATCTATAGAACTATCAACAAGCGCCATATTTCCTGAATCTCTAAATATAAAACCAACAGAGTGAATTCCATAAACACCAAAGCCTGTGTACACGGCACTACTGACAGAAAGATTTCCCGATCCTACCCCCGACCCCATCCAAACGGATAGTTTCCATGAGGCAGAGTTGTCTCCATATATTTTTGTCCATGTTGAGAACATGCCAGATGGACCGTCAGGTATATCGCCCATTATCATGATGCAGCGATCGTTTGCAGTTATTGGACTAGATAGAGATGATTGAAGGAATGCGGCACCGGCTGGATACATACCAAACCTGTCCGACACCGCAGGGGGTGCGGGGGGCGGGACGAGACTAATCCGTACTTCGTAGTCACTTGCACCATTTATCTCATCAAAACCTAGACGCACGTATACGTATTCAGACTGACTTGTTGAATCATAGTTTACGCCGAGAATAGATATAGGCCATGGATAGTCCAGCCCCGCCCTATCCATCATCTCGGGAAATTCTATTTCTATGTCACCACCGAGCAATCGGCGCATCTCATCGAGCGTATTCCCGGTCCAGATGATCTTGTCGGCGTTAATATTTTTCATACGCCACTCCAGTTAAACACTACGTTTCTAACCTGGCCCTTTTGTGCGTACCCAGCATAAGTGCCAACCATATCAAAGGATGCGTCCATGCTGGCCCCTGTTGTTACACCTGTCACCGCAGCCATTCCATGTGCCGTCGTTTCATAATCAAGCCCCGATCCGAGTCTGCCTGAATAAGTATCAATAAACCCTGTTACTGCCCGACTTCCATCAGATCTGGGGCACCAACCATCTAGGAATGCTTTTACAGACATAACAACAGAAAACGCAATTTGTCCGGGCGATGTTGTGAGCGCAGCAGCAGACATGGGTGTTTCTGCTCCAGTTGTGACTGTATATACAGATTGGCTTGCAATTGACAGATTCCCGCAGTTTCTGTATATAAATGCGGCGGTGTCTGAGCCAAAGTGTGCTCCCGCTCCTGCTACGCCATACTCATTTGCGGTAACAGATATGGTCCCGGTTCCGATACCGGACCCTATCCATATTGATGTCTCATACTGTCCATTACCGGGACTAGCAGTGCCAGAAATAACCTTGGTCCATGTGGAAAACATTCCAGAAGGAGTCTCAGCAGCATTGATTGCTAATATACATCTATCCCCGGCTGTTATTGGAGACGATAGCGTACCGCCCCACGATGAGGAATTACCAACATAGCCTCCCGCTGCATTAAACGCAATAATATCGGATGGTGGCCCCATTTTTGCAGCGGGAACAAGGCTAATACGAACCTCATAGTCGCTAGCATTCGGAACCTCATCGAAGCCTAGTACGATTACGACATATTCTTCCTTTTTACCCTCGGACGAATAACTGACAGACTTTACGATGATAGGCCAGGGATAATCGAGGCCAGCGCGGTCCATCATTTCGGGGAACTCTATCTCGATATCCCCGCCCAGTAACCTACGTAGTTCGTCTAGTGTATTACCAGTCCAGATAATCTTGTCAGCATTTACGTTCATATCTTGACCAAGTCTACACTAGTTGCGATATTTCCTCCACTGCCAGACTTATTGGCTCCAACTACGACATAGTTTGCTGAGATGTTTTTCTGGTCACTTGGAGAATGCACGTAAAGCACATCCCCCAGTTGTAATAGATGACCGGCCCAGATTGTTGCAGTGATGCGATCCACACCGTCCTTGCAACGACTTACGATCCATGATGAAACGCTTTCAGCATTGCTACGAGAGGTAATCCAGCGAGGGTTAAAGTCGACTTTCTTTTCACCAATTCGGTTGACAGAGGCCTCATCACGCTTACTGATTCTAACTTCCTCAAATTCGTTGACATGAATACCGTTGATTCGTGGGTAGTTTGTTGACCCGCCAGACTCGTCAGTGAATACCAGCAGCAGCGACCTTGATGACACATTGGCGATAAGAACCTTAGCAGAGAAGGATGTGATGTTCGCTATAGCACCAGCCACTTCATCACCAGAAGCAATTGACTGTCTACTCAGTGGGTCTTTTACGATGCTAGATGTAGCAACAAAGTCTGCCGATAGCGCGGGTGTCTTACTAAAACTTACGTCCTCAACGAACATCTGACGGACATAGTCATCAAAGCGCTCAAAACCTATGCTTGCTAGGTCTGGCATGGCCCTGCTCAACTGCTGCCCACGATCAATCTTAAGAACAGACTCGACATATGCCTTGATTGACCCGTCGAACTTCGACTGCTCATCACCGAGCGTGGTGCTGCCACCACAAATATAGTCAAACTTCACAGATGAATTGCCGCTCGACCCTAGTCCAACCAAACTGGTAAGCGGCACGGTAGTGGTGAACGTCTTTGATAGAACCCTTGATCTATTCACATACACGCTGACGATTCTAGAAGTGCTTGTCGCACCGCGCGCGATATAAACAGAAAGATCGAAAAGTCCACCGTCAGGGATATTGAACTTTACTGTAGCAATAGGAGCAGCGGCGATGATATTGTTTGAAATGGTGTAAAGCGAAACGCCGCCATCACCGATCTGGTTGGCCTCGACATACAGACCGGTAGAAAGGTTAGCGCCAGATAGAGTTGCTGACAACACTATTCCACCGGCCTGGACTGCTGTTTTTAGACCGGTGTCAATAACCATCTTGGTGTTTACCCAGTTACCATTAGACTGAATGTTTTTCACGGTCCAATTCAGTCGCTTGGCCCCCGCAGTGCTATTGCGAATGCACAAATAGCCGTTACCGGTTTCGTCAGCCCTACGAACTACGCCCTGGGCGCTGGTCCATCCAGTAGTGCTGAGTGTGTGTGCAGCGGCAGTTGTATTAAACTGCCCACGCTCAAGATTACAGACCTTGCCAGTGAATACAACCGAGCCCTGTGCGTAGTTGATAATTTCCTGCCACTGCTCAGGAGACTTCGCTATCTGAGGTCCAGCAGGACTGCCCGCCTTTGCTGTATAGGCAAGTTCCAGTCCGTCGTATTTAATGATTTCCTGGTCAATCAGCAAGTATCCAGAAAAACCACCCCATAGAGGTATTCTAGGTATGCCATTACCATCCAGGCTATTCTTTGCCCCGGCACCGGCCAGTGAGGTAGGGTTGATATACAGGTAATTCTGGCTAGAGTCCATGGTCTGAATCATTGGGGCTACGCCTAGTAGAATGGGCTGATCTGGAACATATAGGTCTCTCGTTGCGATACGGCTGAATGCCACCTGATTCGTCGCAGCATATTTCGCTGGGTCTGGATCTACTTCACTGGATAGGCTCTTAGGACGGAATGTAACATAGGCAGCATTGATTGGCTCGTCCTTATTATTGGAGATGTCCTGAACGTTAGGGACATACGTTACAGCACTCAGCGTCGTTCCCTCGGTAGTCGCAGCATATACAGCAGTAGAACTCAGGTAAATATATTCCTTCGTCATAATGACGATCTGGTTCTTTTCGTTAATATATACAGCGTACTGGTGAGACTCACAGATCTTCTGAATAGCGTCCCAGACTGTTTCTTCTGAATTCGACCAGAACCAACGCATAATCGGCTCGGACTGATCCTTGACGCGCTTAACTAGAACGTTCGTGTGACCAGTAGTATCTAGCAACTGCCGAATTGCAGCAGTAGGCGATACCTGATTCATGCAAACATCCGGAGCGGGCTGATCTTGTAGGAACTTAGCATAGTCGAATAGCGTCACATTAACAACGGTCTTATTACCGCTGGGAGTGGCCTTCTCGATATATGCTGTTCCTGCTTCTACCCAGGACGATCCAGCGGTGACAGCCTTTAACTTAACGACAACCTTAGCGTACTTACGCATAAGGTCTGCGTACCTCAAAGTCCCGCCACCAGCGTTTGTGGGCTCTAGTTCGTTATCGTTGTTGCTCAGCGTTACAGATCCGCTATTGCTCGATACAGTACCGACAGGCAGCACGGAATTAGACTCCGCAATATTGGCATCGAAACTCCAGTCCTTTAGCCTATCGGACATGTCGATATATAGTCTTGGTGACATCTCGATGATCGAAGGGTGAATTGCTGGGTCGGACATCTTCGTGATGAATACGCGAATCTGACGGATGCTAATTGCGTCTGTTAGCAAATAGGTTGTTGGAGACTGAGTCCACGATCCAGAACTCCGATATACTTCTACAACGCCCGTTGATGGCATACTGTAGTCAGCGCCAGTTGCGTCGAGAGCATCTACCCATGTGCCGCCAGAACCAGCATTGGTTTTATACTGGATCTTGAATCGAACTGGGCTGCCCATTACATTCTGGAACGTCACCGAAATCTTATTAGTCTTTACGTCCGCCGTGTATTCGATCCAGGGATGGACATACGCGGAACTAGCAATAACTACGGGGCTATCCCAGTATTTGAATGTCTGTCCTTCACGCGCCCAATAGACTCTTGGCTTGGCAATATACTCCTCGCGCTGACCAGTAGAGGCACCCAACTGCGGGGTGCTGTTTTCAGTGATGTTATTGCGCCACCCCTTGGTGCCCTTAAGTCCATATGTAGTTGCCTGACCCCATGACATTTTGCGAGGCTTATATACTCCGCTAGTTGGACGCCAGCCTTTGACGACCGAATCGAGCGGAAAGAACTTCTTATAGAATCCAGGCTCCAACGTCCCATAAACGGACACATCGGGCGGCAGAATGTCATAGTAATAATTCTGATTAAGTTCTACAAATAGAGACTCATCAAATTGGGTTACTGTGTTACCAGCGGTATATGCCTTGTCTGTTGCATTACCAAGCATTAAACTTCCTCAAAAGTAATTGATATATCTACAAGGTCGTAGTTACCAGCATTGGTAGTGCGCTTGTTGACTACGTACGAAAAAGAAGTCATCAGTGCTGTCACAGCGAGATCCGTTCCATCATAATTCAAGGTCAGTGCTACCGTTCCGGTTGTTGAATCATAGAAATCCTTGATCCACTTACCCGCCTTATATCCATCGACCGCCGCTGTGTCCAGCGAAGGAAGCATGGACCAGGAGGTATCAAGGGTATACTTAATCGCTACAAATCCTGCCCGCATCGTACCGTTCCACATGCGCTCTTTTGAGCCTATGCGCTCTGTGGAAAGATTAAGCGGGGAGCGACCATGCTCTGTAAGTGTTCCAGAAAGAGTGCCGTTATTAACCGACAGGATAGATCCGCGAGGTAGTATCAACGTCCGCTACCCACCCTCGCCTTTTTCTTATCAAGTCTACGCATAACCTCATCTGCTATTTCTGAAGGGTCATTATCTCCACCGTAGATAATGAAACTATACTGTCCATCGCCGCCAGATGCAACTCCGCGCTGTGGTCCGCCTGCCGTTACAAGTCCGCCGCCGTGATATGTCTGGTTATTCACAGCATTCATAAAGCCAGTTCCATAGTGTTGAACCGCACTGTCATTTACCATATATTCACCAGGCTTGCCTAGCATGGCAATTCCGCCCTTGGAGTAGTTCTTCACCCCAGTTGCGAAGTCGACAGGTCGTGCGGCTCCACGATAGTTTGCCCAGTCAATTCCAGAAACGATTGTTCCGCGCGATGGGTTCGCTGCGTGAATCATCGCTGATCCAGAAAGAGCCATACCAACGTGGTTGATGGCATTGCCTGTATTCAGACCATTAGCGTACTTGAAGAATACAAGGTCACCGGCACCGATTGATCCACGGTCTGGGTGCGACTTGATCGAGTTGTACTGGCTATTAGAAACAGATCCACCAGGAATGTTATAGCCAAACTTGTCATATAGATAGCGAACGAATGGCGCGCAGCCCCATCCGTCCTGAGGCGTAGACCCGCTGTAACTGTAAGGAACACCAACGAACTGTAGGGCGTAGCGGGCAATTGCTGATCCCATGGCGCTTCCGGCAATTCCGTTGCTAGCGCCACCAGCAATTGCCCCCGCGCCTGGGTCGGCAGGGCTAGAGCCGAACATGCCCGCACCAGAGCGAAGCAGTGACATACGACCAGCAAGCACACTGGTGAAGGCATCGGCAGTTGCCCTTTGTGCTAGAGGCTGAACTATGCCACCCTCAGCATACTGGCGGGTATTGATCTGGTCAAGCATCCCCTTGCCATACCAGTTAACAGCAGCATTTGTTACAACATATTCGCCGTTGCTTAGTCTTGCATCGATCTGGTCAGATGTGCCGTGGCCCTGACCAGCGATATAACCACCAGTAGCAAATGGGATCTTGGTTGCCTTAGATACAGCGCCAGCGCGAGCAGCGTTTGTCGGGGTCGCGCTGGGAGCACCAGACAGCAGCGCCTCTCTAGCGGCACGAATATCGCCGGGATCACCAGAGATCCTGGCTGCCAGATAGTTCTCGATTAGATCCCACGGAGCGGACACAAGGTTCTTGCCGAACTGGTTCATAAATCCTGCTGTGAGGGCTGGGCCTTCGTCACGTAGAGCCTTACCAAAGACGTCCATCGCACTGACGCCCGCCTGACGAAGTAGTTCCATGTTCGCAGGGTTCTCGGTGATTTCCTTCATAGCCTTAGCGACGCTAGTTGGGTTACGCTTCATCGCTTCGTCAACCGCCACCTTAACCTTTTCAAGGGCTGCGATCTGCGAGTCAGCCATTTTCTTAGCAGCAGAAGTCGCGCTATTATTAACAGCCTCGTGAGCCTTCTTCAGCGCATCCAGTTTAGCCTTTTCCTTGTCTAGGGCAGAAGCCTTTGCGGTTTCTAGCACATCTAGACGAGACTTATTCTTTTCGTCAGCACCGCGCTGCTTATCTTCGAGCGCCCAGGCAGCCTGCTTAGCATCCATGTTGTTCTTGATCAATGCGGCTTGACCGAAGTTACCAGCAGCAATAGCCTGGTTATATCCGACCTGATCGTCACGCATAGACTTCTCGCGGTCTAGACGGCGCTTCTCAGCATCCTGCACACGCTGTAGATCAGCCTGGCGCTTCTTTTCTGCCTCGATTTGCTTGTCGTACATCTTACCGATAGCATCAATATGCTTCTGCTGGGCATCTTCGGCAGCCTTGTTAGACTTCTCCTTCTGAGCCGTGATTACAGGGTTAGAGTCTCGCAACTTGGCGATCTTGGCATCAATAACAGAATTAGAACCGGTTTTTAGTGCGCTATCAATTGACTGCGTATTCTGAAACTGAGTCATTACCACGCTGATTTCATATGGGTGCTCAGTAAGACGCTGTAAATCAAGATTAAGACCCGCCGCCTTCAGCGCAATTAGTTGAAGCATCTGGGCAGATGTTCCACCAGACTTCTCCATCGCTGCGCCATAATCCTTCCACTCGTCGGTAAGTTGTGGCGTCAGGTCTCTTATATCCATAATCTTGTCGCCAACTATACCAAGTTGCTTATTGAATTCCGCAAAGTTTCCTGATTGCCCCATGGCAATTGACATAGTGGTAAGAGATTCGGCTGCTGATTTAGCATCATCGAAATTCATGCTCGTGAAGCCAGGTGTTTTTCCTGTATCCCAGTTCATGTCGCCAGTTGTAGTCCACTGTGTGCGAGCGCTTTCAAGTTGCTTGCGAATAGACTCACCGACAGATAGTTTCATATCTTCGCCCATAGTTGTAAAAATACTGCCGATCTGACTTGATTGACCGGAAGCGGTTAGGGCTGCGGTGATAATCTTCTTCACATCATCAGGCTTTACCCCCGCAGCCAGCAGCGATGTGATCTTGTCTCCGATAAGGCCGCGAAGATTATTTTTGTCGGACTCCCCAGTAAGCAACTTAATAAATGCAGCGTCAGCAGAGCCTTCGGCTGCGTTCTTGAACGACTCTGTTAGCGCATCGATTTCCGACCGCGCGGCCTTGGTCTGCTCTGCCAGGTTTGTGATGTGAACATCGGCCAGTGTCTTGACGGATGCGCCAAACTTCGAAGCGGCTGTTTCACCAGCAACTCCAAGTGAATTCATCTGGGCGGTTGCTTCGTTAACACGGCTGACAAGCATGGGCAATCCAGCCATTATGGCACCAGCAACAGCACCCACCGCAGCACCCTCTGGTCCAAGCATCATTCCCATCATAGCGCCAGTCATAGCACCGCCCGCGACGCCAGAGGCCATACCAAGGTTAGAATCAGAATTAGCAGCACCAGCACCAAGCAGGGCGACGCCAGCACCGACGCCAGCATATTTGCCAAACTTCTTCATCTTCCCGCCCGCTCCGCCAGGAACCATGCCTGCATCCATAGCAGCAGCGCCAGCCTTTGTGGTTTCTGTGACGGCCCCGCGCTCTGCATTAGCCAATTGCATAGCAGCAGCACGAGACTGCAATCTAGCGGCCCGCTCCTGCTCTCTGGATGCATCGAGCGCCTGCATCGCAGCCTTGTATTCTGCACGGGCGGTAGTTAGATCAGCACCAGTAGACCCTCTCACCGCAATTGCAGCAGCGCGCGCCCTATTCTCTGGAGACATATTTGCAGTATTATACTCATTTGTAAGGTTTGCCATCATTCCACTAGCAACACCATAACCCCGTCTACCGTCATTGCTAAAACCAAGAGACCCGTTCTTCAATCCGGAGGTAGCCTTCATAGCCGCGCGCGCGCGTGCCTCTAGATCATCTAGGTATAGAGAGATCTTTCTAGCAGCGACAATAGCATCCTTTTCAGAAGCATTAATAGAATCAATTTGTGCGACTATTTCATTATGGAAGGCAGTCGAATTAATTCCCTTCATGGCAGCCGCCAGCGCCTGCTGCCTGGTCCTGCCATTTTGCTTAACGTCGGCGTCCATACCAACCCGTAGCAGTCGTAGATCATCCTTAGACATCGTAGCCAGCGCCTGAAGTTGTGCTACGTACTTAGCATTAATACCCTTCACTGCTTGAATTGTCGGCAATAGTTGTGCACGGCCCTCTGGGCCGGTCTTATCAAGCCATCCCTGCGCCGCAGCCTTTTGTGCGGGTGCCTTAATTTCCGCAACCATCTTTTGCAGAACAGCCTTTCGCTCGACATCAGTCACTGTTTTTTCGTTCATGAACTGGGCATGGAAAGAGTCCTTTGCCTCTCGCTGGAACATGTAAGCAGCCTCAGGAGTTACAAGGGACGACCCAGCAATAAGTTTCTTATTCGATATACCATGCACGCTCTCATCCTTGTGAGATGTGGGGCTAAAGTGGGAAACTTCCCCAACATTGAACATATCCACACTTGTAGATGGCGAATGAATTGGGTTAATATACACCTGGCCTTGACGCGCAAAAGCCTGCTTCTCATGATCAGCCATAGTGGCACGGGTTGCTGCAGCCTGCGATTCATTGATGGCATTAACCATAGCCTTACCAGAATTGGACGCGACTGGTCCGACACCTGCTAGCGATGCAATTAGTTTTTCGATAGAAGCATTAAGAACATTCGCTGCTTCTGACTGGTTGAACATGGATTTTTCAAGTAGGTCACCAGCGTGCTTCGTTGCAACCATTTCGGCATTCAGAAGGCCAAAGGCGCGGACGCCAGAATTACCAAACGACTTGAACCAAGCAAAGCCCTTGATCAAGTATCCGACAAGGTTTCCGAGCACACCGACTGTCATAATGACCGGACCAATAATGGCTACTCCAAGTCCCAGCCCTCCTAGAGCCTTCTTAACGATATCTGGAAGTGAGTCGAACTTGTCGAAAATCCAGTTAAGTCCCTGTAGGGCCTTGGTTCCTAGTACCAGGAATTCATCACCGACGCTAGCGAGGTTTACCTTCATTGATTCAAGCGCGCGGTTGAACTGACCAGAAATAGAGTTGCTCAGAGCCTTTAACTCGGAGTCAGCAATTCCGGCTAGTTGCTCAGTAGAGGCACCCATTAGTTTCATTACCTCAACTGTCTGGCTGCCCGCCTCGCCAATGTTACTAAACATGGCAGACATACGAGCGAACTGCATCTTTCCGAATACCTTTTCAAGCACCTGACTGCGGCTGAAAGTGTCTAGTCCATCAATAGCCTTCTTGAATCCAAGGATCATCGGCATCATCTTTCCGCCGGAATCCTTCTGGATCTTGTCCATTGAAATACCATAACCAGAAAGGGCGTCGCGCGCGTTGCGAGTTGGGTTAATCAGACTGGACAAACCAGACTTGATAGCGTTGGCAGCCTCGGTGGCGGGAACACCACCTTCCTTCATAGCAACCATCATCAGTGCAAGATCCTTGATATCTCCACCAAGACCCTTGATGATAGGGCCGGTCTTTGGAATAGCCTCAACAAAGTCCTGCAGGCTGCTGGATGTCTGGTTTTCTACGGCGTTCAGGAAGTTAATGCTATCGGCTAGTTCAGCGTTCGACTGCTTGAATGCTGTCTGAATTGACAGAGTAGCAGCCATAGCATCGGCACGGTCAATTTCACCAAGCGTGGCTAGTTTGGTTGTCTGAGTAATAGAGGCAGTAAGGTCACTTCCCGTCTTGCCCGCCGCCGCTAATTGAGCGGCCAGGTCAAGCGTGTCTGTGGCGGACTGGCCGTATGTCTGAGCAATTTGCTTCGCTAGGTCGGTCAACTGGCTCTTAAGAGCAGTTACTTCTGGTGCGGTCATCATCGCATTGATAGAGTTACCATAAACCTTGACAACCTTGGTCATCTGCATATCAAGGTCGTATGCCATCTTTGCAGCGGCTCCACCAAGGATCGTCAAAGGAACGGTAAGTCCAACGGTCAACTGACGACCGGCCCACTGAGTATTCTTACCCCAGTTGATCAGCGAGGTTGCCCCATCATTAAGAACCTTGTTCATAATCTGGAGTTCCTTGCGGGCCTGCATAGCCTTTGTCGCTATGCCGTTATCTAGGCCTGTAGGAGTAATAACGTCAGCCAGAGTACGACCCTGGGCGTCACGGCCACGAGAAACAACGACAGAGCGCTCTAGCATGGTCTGCTGACGGGCGAGTTCACGAATCATACCGCCCTGAGTCTGCTTAAATGACTGGTACTCTCGGTGGTAGTCTCTTAGTGATAGTTTCTGCCTGTCTAGTGCCTTGCCAAAGCGCTCTGCTTCGCTGGTAAGTCTAACGGTCTGGGCTGTGTACTGACCGCTACTCGTCAATGATTGATTAAACGCATTGACAATGCTATCGATCTTCTGCTTTTGTAGCGACCCGAATGATGCATTCAGAGCCTTAACGGAAGCATTCGCGGCATTTGTCTGGGCGATTAGGTCGGAGAAGTTAGCGTTTGCTCTGAATTCTACTTGTACTACAGCCATATTATTCTATTTCGTATCCGATCCCAAAGTCTAGGAACTGCCCATCGCTATCTACGACGCCACCCCTAGCGATATCATCTATGATATCGTTTTCGTTATCTGGATCGTCATCCCAATCAACTTCCGCCCCAGCAGATGCAAGAATTATCTTAAACAGCCGATTTTCCTTTTTACGGCCTGCCTCTACTATCTTGAGCAGTTGATCGAGCGTTAGACACTCCTCCAATTCATCAATTGTTTTCCACGAGCCCGTCCACATGGCTTCCGCCTCATGTCCGATTAGATCGAAGTCTGACCACTTACTGCCGCTGTCGCCGTCGCTACGACGTTCGTCGGTTTTAAATCCACATCAGCACAGTCCTTCAGGATTGTGTAGATGATATCGAAATCAAGCACATCCTCTAGCCACTCGCGGTTAGTGGCGTTTTCACCGATCTCGCGCGAGACACAAATCACCGCGAGGTCAATTAGATCGTCTACTCTGTCTAGAACATCCAGGTCGCCGCTGTTCTCGATCATTTCGGTCCAGCGCTCTTGAAACTTTCTGAATAACTTAATGTTTAGGGGGCGAAGTTCAACTTCTGTACCATCCTGTAGCGTAACCTTGTTGATGCTACTTGGCTTTGCCATTACTTCCTCCAACTTGTCATAAAAGAATTGTAACAAAAGAAGTCGTAAAAGGCAAAGCAAAAGCCCGCCTCCGAAGGGGCGGGCGATTGCTTGTCTATGTTATCGATCAGTAAGAACGATCTACGATACGACCATAAGCGTTCGATGTCGAAGCCAACGGTAGTAGACGCAAACTTACAGGAACCTTAGTCTCTTCATTACGCTTCATTGAGTGGCTTGAAGATTCTACGTTCATAACACGAGCGGCGTAGTATAGACGCTGCGAGTTTGCCGAGCCCAGAGTTGGGCGAGGCGCACCACCGACTGCGATGAATGAGCGCTCTGATGGATATTCTCCGAGCGTTCCACCCTGTACTTCAAGAGATGCGTTGTCCGCGTCTGTACGCACAAGTCCAGTTGTCTGGTTGAATGCGACGAACAGGTTTTCGAGGGTTGCCTCGGACATAGTAGTCTTAAGGCTTACCTTCATTGACTGCTTGAACAATTGAACTGCGTCAAGTGCCTGGTCAACTACAACCTCTCCGTACTGTGGCTCATACATGAGTTCTAGACCATCGGTTGTGTAACCAACGTCTCGCCAGTTAGTTGTATCAGCGGTCAGTGTTACTGCTGCTGAAACGGAACCAGAAAGTGTTGGATATGCTGCTGCTGCCGTACCATCCTTCTTCGTTGCGACAGAAAGGAAGATCTGGGCTGCACCAACAATAACGTTACGTGATGTTGCTGCCATGTTTTAAATTTCACCTACCTTTTCAGATTTTTTGTTGCTGGCTAGGCATTTTCCGCGTTCGCTTGATAATAGGTCCAAACCGACTAAAAAGCAAATTATTCGTATTGTCCGGTCGAGTCTGATTTACGGCTGTAGTTATAGCAAACCTGCACCTCTGCGACCAGCCTGCCCGATTCATCTTTACCACCCTTGGAGTTTTCGGTCCACTCTATGTCTGTGGTATGAAACCAAAACTTATTGCTGATTCCGGCGGTCAATTGAATTCTTGCCGCTGACTGATCCATCTGTCGGAAACTGTCCTTGATACAGTTCACTATCTCATTTAGTTTGGCGGTGCTGGGAGCATAGATAGCATAAGTCACTTCATCCCGCTCGTGCCACCAAGCATCCTCAGAAGAAACGCTATTCTTAGTGGTCATCACATCATAAACAATATATGGATTACTATCTAGGTGATTAGACAGTTCAGGAACCTCTTGAACAGGGACGATGGGAACAATAGTAATTCCGAGATCAGGAAGGGTATAAGAAGATGTTGCGAGCACCCCTGCTGAGGTGATTCTTGACCACAGGTATTTATTGACATCGTACACCGCCGCATAATCGTATTTACTTGTCATTACTGCCTCCCAGAATATCTTTCTACGTTTCGCCTAGCCATTGCTTCTATACCGGCCTTGTTAATACCACGGCTGGCTGCACTAGCAGAATAGATAGCCGAAGGAACATCATTGCCAGCAAGCCGGGTAAGTCTTGCCGGTGTGTCTAACACCCCGGACGCCTTTAGTTGCTTAACAGCCAGCCCCGAGGAGAAATATCCAGAAAAGGTTCTAGCAAAACTAAACCTTACATCTGGACCACCAGGGAACTTTACCGTAACAGGGCCCTTGCTAAAAATTATACCCTGCTTTTTCTCAAAGGTATAAGTCTCTGGCATGGCTAGCCACTTGGCCTCTTTTAGTCTTATTGTTACAGGGATTCCCTCATCCATGATGAATGCCTTATTTTTGAATACTGTTGAGCGTTTAACCACCTTGCCGTTCGGGCCGGGGATCTTCAAACTCGGGTGAATAGGCGCTACCTTCTTGCTGGTAAGAAAGTCATATCTAAGATACATCGAGGCGTCACCGTTGTTGCGCTTACGAACGCGCCACAGCCTGCCTGTTTTAGTCCCGACCGCGCCCCACTCATAAACATGGTGGTATTTCTTAGGCATTAGTCTCGCGCGAGAATCGAGATATTTTCCGAAATTCTTGTCGACGTCCTGGTAGATCTTATCGTTGTATTTACGCATGGCCTCGGGGCTTCCGCCAGCGTGCCACGCAACCATCAGTTCATAATACAGAGCGCCAGATACTGCCTCTGCAAGATTGGTGTGAACAGTAATATTCTTACCACCCGCCGTTAAATGAGCCGGAAGTCGAACCTCAGGCTTGGGCATCCTGGATCTCTATTCTCTTGGCGAGAATCTTGTACTGCATCACAGCGCCAAATGGATTCAGCAACGGGATGCATCCCTGTACCTCAAAGACCATTGAATGCGATGGTCGTTCATATTGAGGCCACAGGGATGATCCGTCAGCGCCACGAATATTCTGAATCCTGGTGCGCTTAGAAAGCGGGGTGCCAGCCTTAATACCAATATACTCATACTCTGAATACTCCTTACCGGTAAACTGCTTTCCGGATGAGTCATCAGAAACAGCATCGGTAAGGATGGATTCTGCATAGCATTTTATACTCTGAGTGACTGACCATACTTTCTCGATCTGGCCGGTCATTGCATTCTGGGTAGCGGTAGGTTCCAGTATGTCAGCCGTCATAGTATAATTTGCTCCCGCCAAACAGCCGTACATTTAGATTACCCAAACTGGCTGTATTTTTTGACTAGCGATCAAACCGTCAGCAAGAGCGTTGCCGGTCCCTAGCCAAGTCATCGCGTTATAGGTGAACTTCCAATCCTTCACCTGAACGTTATTTATGTACCTAGAGCGATAAACTGAGTCCTGGCACATCAAGTCATTTACGATAAGGATGGTTGCTTCGAATATGGCATCTGGTACGTAGTTGTGTCCGTAATCTCCATATACGGAATAGCGGCTACCCTGCTTGAAACTACCGCCGTTATATACAAGCGAGGCCTGCTCGGACTCATTAAAGTTTATGCCAGCATACTTCAGCCTGATGGCGAAATTAGTGTCCGTGACTGCAAAGTCGTAGCCCCAGTAGTTGTAAACTGGTCCGACCGTTGCATCATAGATAAGTTCGTCATCCTGATAGATCTTTTTGATATTGATGATACGGTCAGGTAGAGTAAGGACATCTGTATTCTGCCCCCACCCCGTTACGGTTTTTGTAATTGTGCCAAATTTCTGATCTGCAATCTGCTCGATTAGAGTCCGAGAAATAAGTTCGGCGGCTACCAGCCTGTCATAATCCTGATACCCAGCATTGGCGGGGTCATCGAATTGCCACCCCAGCCTACTAGCAATCTGGTAGGGAGAGGCATATGGAGTAGCAATTGAGTAGTAGCGATTAATGGTTGTCGATACAGCAGAAACTGTTGCAACCCAGGTTACAGATACTTCCGACTCAGACCCCGTCTCTGAAAGAGGAATGGTGGCCTGCCAGGTGCTACTAGCGTTATTGAGCGCGGGGGTACGCGGAATTACAGTAAGGCCAAGCGTGGTAGCGTCAGCGCGAACGAGCGTGGCTGTGGGAGTCCCAGTAGCAGGATTATAGAAATCTATGAATATATCTTGACTGGTATTCTTATATATTTCGGTCACTTACTGGGACTCCGTCTCACCCGTAAAATTCGCGGACTTCTGATGGACTTGCGATCCTGAAGCCTTCCTCGCGGTCAGTGATAATTTCTGCATCTGCCTCTGGCATTACACAGTAAGGATTTTCCTTTGTGAATGTGTAAAGACGTCCGCCTGCCTCGGCATCATAACGTGCATTCTGTCGAGTCATTCTTACAACTAGCGATGGCCCAGTCGGAGCGGGTGCCGCTACTACTGGCTGCTCAACAACTTCCTCGGCGTCATCGTCTACTTCTGGCGTTAGAACAAACTTGACAGCGTCAGCATACTCTACCCCGTCGCCCTCAATTGCAGCGATCAAAGCATCCTTGCCCTTGACATTGTCCAGTTCTACGCCGAAATACTCGGCAACTTCCTTTAGTTCTTTCACAGTATGTGTCTTGAAAGCCATTTTATTTCCTTTCGGTTCATGTAATTATAGCATCTGTAAGTTCAAATGCAAAGGACCGGGGCAAAAGCCCCGGCCCTGTTGCTTGTGTCAACCCGTTATCAGGTTGCTACCTTTACGTTCTTCACGATGACATATGCGTCAGCGTTTTCGATCTGAACACCTACACGGATGTAAGCGGTGAACTCGGTTGTGTCCTTCTTCTCTGCGAAGTTAGAGTAAACCTTGACCTCACGCTTGATACCCCAGATACGGTTCTGAGGGAACGTCAGTTCGACGTGTCCGTGCTGACCGGATGTACCAGAGTATGTACCTACAAGAGTTTCATCGAATAGAGGAACTTCCTTGACAGGAATACCGAATGCGTGCTCGCTGATCTGAGTACCAGCAGCACCTTCACGGGCAGTTGGGTTACCCTGTAGGATAGCCTCTGCAATCGTGTATGGAGATGTGCTGATGTTTGTCAGAGCATATAGCCAGTCCTGCTGCAAGTTGCTACCTGTGTAGAATCGCAGTTGATTACGACGCTGAAGGTACTTACGAGGCATAGCCTTGATAGCCTTGTTGAAGATAGCCTTGTCTAGGCCTGCTCCAAGAGCGTCCACGACCTGACCGCTGGTTAGCGCCAACTTCTTGAATCCGTTGAAACCGGATAGAAGACCGGAACCACCTGTGTCACCGTTAATGGCTAGATCCTCAACGTCGTTTCCGAACTGAGTTGCCATCAGGCGAGCGATGTGGTCTTCGAGGCTTCCCTCGATACCGTCCTCAACTGATTCTGTTGAAACTTCCCAGTCAAGACGCAACTTGCGCGTCGTGATAGAGATCTTCGTGAATGTAGGAACGACGTTGACACCATCGTCAGTCGCTTCAGTTGCCAGACGCGCGATACGCGATCCTACGGCAACCTTGTCGATGTCGGCAGTGTTTGCCTTCATACGCTTTACAAAGCCTTCCTTAGCAAGAACGGTTGCGTCCCACATGTAGTCGATAAACTTGTCCGACTGCTCTGCGTTTAGCAGACCACCCGCACCAGCCGAAAGAACGGTAGTGGTAGTTACCTTCTCTAGAATTTCATTGTTGCTCACTTATTATTTCACCTACCTTTTCTGATTTTGGTTAGCGTACGCGGAAAACGTCGCCCCAGATACTATTTTTTGTTACCTCTGTTGACCGGCCAAGGTCACCAGACTTCTTAATTGCATCGGCCTCATCGATTGCAGTTACCGTCTTCGATACTGACTCGATTGCCGTGCTTAGGCCCTCCACAGTTGCTAGCAGGGACTTCTGTGCCTCTGTAATTGCTGTGATAGCCTCATTGAACGATGCTGAGTTGTCAGCCACGGACTTCGCAATTGCTGCAATAGCCTCGGCGTTTTCGGTGGCACGTTCCTCAACGGTCTTTGTTACAAGTTCACGGATTTCACCGATCATCTTGGCAAGATCAGGCTCTTCGGTGACAACTTCGTCAGCCACTGCAACCTTCTCCACTTCCTCTACGACTGTCTCTTCGACCGCCGCCTCGACAACAACTTCGTCTACGGTTACAGACTTCTCTACAACCTCAACCTCTGTCGTGTCATTTACTTCGTTTGGCATATTTTTACCTCCTTCGCCAAGGGTATTTTCGATAGTCGAATCTGCTGAATAGTTTTTAATCAGCGTTCGAATCGCATCTGCCTTATCGATATCATCCGACTCGACCCAGCCAATGTTTTCCATTGGGCGACCGCAATCGATACAATCCGCAGCATCTGCTTCTTTTATTACAGCAATCTGATGCTGACTGCACCAGAAAATATTTTCAGTCTTGATGTCGGCAGAAATACCCTTCAGCGTCATAACTCCATCGTTTTTTATAACCGATAGAATATTCGCTAGTTGGTTTGCAGGACTATCAACAACCGAAAGTTCAATTAGGGCGTACTTAGTGATCATTCGAACCATAACACCAAGAGCCTTGTCAAAGACGTTTTCCGACTCTAGGATCTCGCCGCCAATACTAAAACCAGAAAGGGTTCCATCAAGAACCTTTTCCCACGTATCATTAGCGCCCTTGCTAATGTAGGCTGTTACAAAGATGCCGCTATAGACTTTTCCTAAACCATTGTCTGCAGAAGGGTCATAGAACTCCTCTACTGAGAAAGTAAGTACCTTTCCTACAGCAATTGACTGGTGCATTTCGCGCAGGTTGCCACGAAACTCACTAAAAGCATCTAGGCTCGCCGCCGTGGAAACAATGTCTCCCTGGCGGTCTACGTTATCTAGAGTAGCGAAACCAGACACCGTTCGGTGCTCCTGGTCCACCTTCATAATAGGGACAGAGAACTTTAGGCTACTGCCACTAATATCGAAATTCGCTTTGCTAAACTTCATGGTGTGTTGATACTAATTGTATTTAACTTAAAATGCAAATTTATTGTGTAGTCCTACCGTCACCCTGAGCATTTCTACCATTACCAGCGCTGTCAGAGGCCCCCGCCGAACGGGCGGCGTCTCTGGTCCGAGATTGATTTGCCGTCGCTGCCTGGTCAGCATTTGCCTGGGCGCCGATCTTGACAACGTCATCGCCACCATCAATTGGCGGTAGCCCCTGGCGCTTACGAACCTCATTAGGAACAAAGGTCTGCATGCGTAGGTAGCGCTCATCAATCTTAGACTGAGTCTCTTCGTCAGATAGAGTAAGTTCATTCAACATAAACTTGAAATTGTCGGTTATGGTTCCAAGGATCAAATTGATGCGCTTCTCGATCATCGTCTGCTTTGGTCGAGTTACCTGCTCCTTGAAGCCCTTGTCAGCGTCTCGCGCAGCGGCGAGGCCGACTCCATCCATATACCCAGACTTAGATTTAGGGGTACGGTGAGCCATAAAAATCTCATCAATATTCATCTTGCGATAAGTATTGAAACTAGAGTCTTGAGTTCCCGACTCAATAGCCTCCATCTTAAATTCAACCTTGGAATCCGGGGTGTCTGGCGGAAGCGGAACAAAGATGCTTCTGTGGTTCTTTCCCTTTACTCCCGTTTCGAATAGTTCTACAATGGCCCGCTGGCTATTCTGGCTTAACTTGCCGCCCTTTAAAGTAATCACATAGCGCGGAACTGCTTTGTGCTCGAAGTAATCAAGGTTATATCTTGATGCGAACTCGTCGCCCGCCAGTGCTTCCTTGGCGGGGATAATGTCAGGGATTCCATAGTAACTATCCATAGGAGTGTAATTGCTGATATGGATTACTTCATTTGGATTTGGGTCTACAGTTAATGGGTTTTCAGCAACAAGGTCTCCGAAGTTACGGAAGAACACGACCTTATTTCCTATTAACTGAACAAAGCCGTCACGATTAACTCGAACACGCATCGTGGTGGAAGGAATATGTCCTACGTAGTTTATTCTTCCGGTCTTGGTCCGCCCTATTTCTAGGTAGCAGTTTCCAGTGGACTCGTAATCAATCCATAGATTGTGAAGCGTTTCCCCGAATGGGTGGTGCCAATTAAGCGTGTCTAGCCAGTCAAGTATCTGCTGCTTCTCATCCTCGGCCTTGCGCTCCTGTGTTTTACGCTTATTATCAGTGGTGGCTGTCTCAATGGCCCGCTTCAACTTGTATGTAGGCTCAAGGTCGTATCCAAGATCAACGATATTAGATACCTTGGCCTGTACAGCAGCGTAGTGAGGAGACGACATTTCATAAATCTTGGCAAGATATACGAGGTTGTATTCTGGTGATACCACATTGAAGTTATCATAAGAAAAGAAACTACCGACCTCGGCAGACTTCGTCCGTACTTGCTCGGCCTTATTCATCCTCCTGCGCTTGAATGCTGTAGATAGACCGTCTAGTTTAAGAAAGTCCTCTGCAGACATAACAAACGGGTCGGAGTCCTGCGGCACTGTTTGAGTGCCTGGGCTTACATAAACTTCGATTCCGTCGTCGGTTTCAGTTTCAGTAACCAAGACCACTTTGCTTCGCCTCAATCTCGCCCATTAGGGCTGGTATGTCGTAATCATCTGGCACTCTACCGTTCATAATATTGTCTACCTGATGCCAGAACTCGTCATCGCTAATTCTGCGAGAGCCTGCGTAGAACACGGCCTCACCATCAGGATATCCATAACTATTTGCTGTGTCTGCAAGAAGTTTCATTCTTTTCTTGTCCCCGCGCTTGGCTGGAATAGCGAGGAAGTTAGCATCCTCATCAGCAAGCGGCTCGCCAGTTGGTAGCATCCAAATATACAGACCGATATTGGTTTCATCGACTATCGAAACCTTCGCCTTGGGCGTAGTCTCGGTTGCTTCAATTTCTTGTTTCGGGGTTAAGATTGGTACAGCCATGACCAGATATTAGCATTCTGTACCGAATAATGCAAACTTATGATGATCCTGGAACAATGTTGCTGAACCAGGCTACAGAATACATGCTTACGACAGCATTTTCTGCCAGTGAGATAGTATCTACCACGGCTAAAGATTTACTATATCTTCCAGTGAAGCATTGGTAGTGCTCGTCTATTTCAGCGGCTGTAAGCACTCGATCATAAGTTGCAAAGTTCTTCACACCCACCCCGTTCACATAGGTAGCCCCATTGTATGACTTGCCGACGTAAACCTGGCGGTCTTGAATGGTCGATGGGATTTCGACATAGACGTGAACCCAATTATCTAGCAGGTATTGAGCCGACTGTCCAGCGATAGCCTGACCGTTTATCTTCACATTACTGAAGTTTGTCTGCCATGAATTGCCAGATATCCTAAAGTAGTATTCTGTCGTGCCGTCGTAGAAACTGACGATGTGACCCGTGTTGGTAGCAGCCGACTGGCAATATACTAAGAACTCGAAACTCCTATATGTATATCTGATTGTTGAGCCGTCTACAAGCGGATTCACTACGGGCCCACCCACTGAGCCTGACTGGAAAAATACTCCAGCATATCTGTCGTGATTCATAGTAGTTGACGGACCATTATTCATCCAGCATGCGCCAGCGCCTGTAAATGCCACGTAAGATGCGGAATTAGTCGAATTGCTACGCAGTGTATGGAATAGACGCAGGGTAGACGACTTAATGCCCGGTGCCTGTGTGTCAACCCTGTTATTGGCAGTCTGCTGGTCTACAATCATTGATGTTATCTGACGAGCGAATCCTGCTCCTGCTACCGACCCAAACGGGATGGTGGCGGTTGGTACAGACGCCACTTGCTCCCGCGTGGTGAAGTTGCCCACGCTCGATGTGAAAGTGATATCAGTTCCATATGTTTTCTCGCTCTTTAGGAAGGCCGACTGGATTGTGCTTGATGTAGAAACATATGGAGCAGAAACTAGACTCTGCGCTGATTGCCCGCGCAGGCCGTAGGAACTGGTAAGAGGCCAGTATCCAGATGAGTAATACTGGTTCTGATAGAAGTCATAACTGCCACCTGTTATTGTTGCTGACAACTTCGCGCGGTGGGTGTAGAAATTCAGGATCTTCGGCACAGCAACGCCAGTTAGGTCAGCCGATGTTCCGATAAGGATCTTGGTTCCCGACATAACACTCATAGGTATATATGTATTATCCACCGCCGAAATTGTATTCAGTACAGTAGACGAAGCACCGGTCTTTGCGTACAGATAGTTATTATCCATGACAAAGACGAACTTGCGGGCGGTGGTTGTTACCACGGTATCATAGGCATATGTTGTCGACGTGGTAGTTCCATCGGCGTTGAAGTTTATCTTCTTTACCGTCAGTACGTTCCCGGACGTGACATAGAACTCTAGCGCCTCGCGTGGGTTGTATATAGTAAATAGATATTCATTTCCCGCGCGGGTGTTGTCGTCGTTGGTCTCGATGGAGATAACCCATGATGATGATGATAGATAATTATAGGCATCTATGAAAATATACTGGGACGAGATAGTTGTTCCGGCTCCATCCTGAGTCAGAGACCCGCCCGATAGCACCGCCTTGTTAACTACGACGGGCGAATATAGTCCATCAGTATTTATGTTTGCACCGATAGACCCAGACCCAGCCAGATCATACGTCAGAGGTATATCAGTATATTTCTCTGGCGTCAACCACATCTCAAATAGTTCCCCTCCGTCACGCTCTACCGAGTTGGAGTGAGAGGTAAGATCTGAAATACTATTGTACTTGTCTATAAGTTCATTCTGTGTCTGCAGACGGTCGTAAATGGCAATATGCCCAGCGGCGGGTGCGGTGAATACCATAGCAGACGTGCTATTAGCGAATACGAATCCAGTAGGCACTGGGACGGCATCTACTAGTTCTCCGTTTACGAACAGGGCTGCAATGGTCCCGCCCCAGGAGATACAGATATGCTTGGCGGACCAGGAATCCTCTATCTGGTACTGCAGAACTATTGTCTTAGTCGGATCAGAGGCGGTGAACTGAACATATAGGTTTTTCGGATCAGCGATTACTAGATTCTGCCCGCCCTGGCTAAATAATGTAGTGCTCACTGTGTATGATGATGTGTTGATAACAGTATGCAGATCAAACCAGAAGTCGATGCTGAACGCCTTTGATTCGTAGCCCACCTTGCCGAAAGGCTTGGTCGGGGTCGTTGATGCTGATGATAGTTCAGAAGCGGTATACCCAGGAACTAACGGTTGATACCAGCGAGGAGGAACTGCGCCCAGGTTGGTGGCCGTGACACCAGTCAGGCTTGTTGACCTACCGAGGGTGTCCACATTACCTGTAGATCCGTCTAAGGTGAAGTAACTATATGGCCGGGTTGCTAGAACATGCTCACGATACATTGTATTAAAAGTATAGCATTTTGGGCCGGAAATGCAACAGACCCGACCGAAGCCGGGTCCGTGCAGTAACTACCATCCTAAGGCTATGCAGCGAAATCCTGCACATTCCCTGTAACGACTTAGCGGCGACAACCGCGAACCCGTAGTATGATTATATCAGATGTCCCATTCCTTGACACCGGCAACACTATTCCAAATATCATTTAGTATGTCTGCAATATCGGAATCGGATGGGAGTTCCTGTGATGTTGCTGTCTCTGGCGTCCTAACGGCAACGGCTATAGAAAATCTTTCCACTTCGTTTGCGGGGGCGGCGAGAACATATCCCGCTAGAATTCCACGCTTAGTCGCCCGGTCGGACGGCATAACTTCTGGCTCTGGCTCAGACATTACTGCTAGAGCCTTGTCTGTGATTGCTGCCTGAACTAGAGACCTAAAATTAACGTCTCGGGACAACTCGATCATTCTTGCGTAACTCATATATCCTCCTTCACCATATAGGCTTTCTTTCCATTATTAGTATAACTGTATCCGTATTCTTTTGCGAGTTGCGGAATTTTTTCTGACCATTCTGTTGTCATAATATCCATATCATCGACCTCTATAATATTAGTGTTTAAATCCATAAGAATTCTGGTTGCTTCTAGCCTATTGCCAAAATGATCAACATGGGCATATTCAAAAGGTCCATAATGCAACGCAAGGCTCCAGTCTCCATGTACATAAGTAACATCAGGATACAATCTTTTGGCCCAGTTTACACACGGTAGGTCGGTGTCTACAGACACTATATTACTCTGACCATATTTTTGTATCATTTTTTTTAAATGCTCGCCACGGCCAGTTCCTATATCAAGATATTTTATATTTTCCACTGAATCGAAGGGGAAGCCCATGCCCCCTGTACGCCAGAAGTTCCCGAGAAGGCGAATGCAAAAGCCGGACATTGAACATATGGGTCTGGGTCGCCCGCCCAACCCCCGCGCCAAAATATTTTTGGGCTCGTGGCGGTAGAATAGGCTATAACTTGAACCTCATCATTATTGCGAGAAATAGAAATTTTATCATTAACCGCAAGGACGGTGCCCGAACTACCAGTAATATAATACCCATAACCATTATTAATGTTAATCGTCGCCGCTCCAGTATTAGACACGGTAATCATCGGATAGGCTGGTAAGCCATAAAACCCTCCGGCGCTTAGGGCCATAGTATCTGAGCCGGTGGGCAGTTCGGCTATAGTTGCTTTTGCAGAAGTATAACTAGCATAAATAGAATAATTAAACGCGTCGTATCCTGTTGGCGCATAATAGGCATAAGCAGTAATCGCTGTATTGCGACGCCAACCTGCTGCTGTTGTATTCCAGACTATAGAAGCATCGCTGTTTCCATTGGTAGAAGCAACTGGGAGCGCCTGTCCGTTAGTGGATCCGGATGCAATAGCGAAGCGATTAATCCCATTAGATGATGACATGCCGGTGACTAGTGGTACTGCCCCAGTGGACCCAACCTGAGATGTATTAAGCCTTGGTGTGGTAGGCCACGCGCCCGCCGCTTTTGGTCCATATATAAAGCCGTTAGCAGTATTTACATACGTATCGCCATTATTTCCAGCCACATTGCTTGGGATTCCGGATGCGTAAATAGTAATGCCTCCACCAACGACTAGCGACAACCAGACTCCTGGAGTGCCAGCAGTCACACATCGATAAATCGCGCCCGCCGAATCAATAATTTCATCACCAACGCTGTAGGTTCCTGTAGCGGGAGCGCCAGTGGTTCGCTTTGTATAGTCCTGTAGTTTCATTTATACCTCAAATCCAATATAACCAAATTTTGTTGAAGATCCAGGAACATTTACACCAATAAATTCCCTGCCGAAACCTACCGCTGCCGCATAACTTCCAAGTCCGCCCACCGCTGTCTGTATCAATGCACTATTAGAATCAAAGTGTTCTATGCTTGTCTGCATATCTGACACATAACTCAGCCTAAGAACATCTCCCGCGACCATCGGTGCTGACATGTTTTTAACCGTTGGAAAATAATCATTACTATATGTTATAATTCCGGTAGCCGATACAGAAAGTCCATTTGTGGGTGTGAGACTGGTGTTGGAACTAGTACCAAGATTGAATCCTGCACCCAAAACACTAAGTATAATAGTAACACTTGCCTTCAGACCACAACCAAATTTAATGCCACCAGCGCCGCTAGAACAGTAAAGCCCAGAACTGTTAGCCCATGTACCAGTTTTGGTATATTGTCCAGCAAAAATGCCTGCTGGTAGTGAGGGTGCATCTATTGAAAAGGACGAGGCGGTCGATGTTGTACTGCTCGCCGCGCTTGCGAAGTTTGCAGTTAAATATGGTGCAATATAGGTATTTGCCATTGACTGAAGGCCCGCCGCTTGAAGAACCCACGCCGCCGACACGCGCTTATAAAAACCGTTACCAGCAGCAGCGGCGGCATTTTGAAGAACTACTACATCCCCATCAATGTATCCGGCTGGTGATGGCAGTACATTTGTAGTTAGCCAGGTGATAGTATTTCCGCCACCCGCCCCGCCGGGAATAGTAACGGTAACGTTGGCACCAGAGGTTGTAGCAGTTACACCAGAACCAGTAAAGTCTATTTGAGCCAGCGATGATGTGAGTGTAGTGCCTTCATCTTTTACTGTAATATTGGCTGCGCCGCCAGAAGGAGTTACCCACTGGGTGTTGTAGTTGGTTCCATCTATTTTTGATAGAACCTGGCTAGTCGTACCTCCGGTTGGTACACCCTGGCCGTTGGCTCCGGTGGTTCCCTGTGGTCCGACAAGGCTCGTTGAGGAACCCCAAACACCTGACGCCTTGGGTCCATAAATTGTATTGGCAGCGGTATTAATATAGAAATCACCATCGACTCCTAGACCATTACTGGGGACGCCAGAACCGGAACGAACGGTTTTTCCATCAACACCAGCAGAACCCGTTGTTCCTGTTGCGCCCTGCGGACCAACTAGGTTTGTAGAAGAACCCCAAACACCAGATGCCTTTGGTCCATAAATCGTATTCGCAGCAGTATTGATATAGAAATCTCCATCAACGCCTAGACCATTCGAGGGAACACCAGATCCAGACCTTACAGTATTCGCACCGGTCGCCCCAGGAATAGTCACAGTGACGGCTGCACCGACATTTGTAGTGGTTACTCCGGAACCGACAAAATTGACGCTAGTTGCTGCACTTGTTAGTAGGCTGCCTTCATCAGATACACTTGCAATTCCGGCTCCACCGCCTGCACCAGTAATTGTTACGACAACTTCACCAGATCCAGCAGCAGCAGTTACGCCAGCACCCTGGAAATCAATTTGTGTTACACCAGATGCAACAGTTCCGTTCTCGTCCTGTACCGTAAGGCCGGGCACAGTAACAATAACTTCACCCGATCCAGAGGTTGTTGTTACGCCAGAACCCTGAAAATCAATCTGCGTTACCGAACTAGAAACGTTACTGTTTTCATCCTGAACAGTTAGAGCAGAGCCAACAGAATTTGGACCATAAAGGAACATGACCATGACATCAGAATTATTTGAAGGTTCTGCCCCCTGCCCGGCTGCGGGCACTACTGGGATTTGAAGCCATGATGTATTATCAACAACGGTTCCAGATACTTCAAACCTGGCCCAGTTGTCGGCGTTTGTTCTATCCCAGATAAAAACTACGTCTTTTGTCTTAAGAGCCGAGGCGAATCCAGAATAATCTGTTCCGGCCTTATCAGTTGCAGATAGATAAAGTAGGGTTGCGCTTCCAACGGTATTATTGTCTACACCAACCTTGCCCGCACCGGGGTTGGTAGACAGTGCGGCAGAAGCCCACCTCCAAGTAGATCCCGGTGATGTATCTGGGTGTGTGTGTGCTAAGTCAGCCGCGCCGACCTGTATTGCAGTAGTTGAATGGGGGTTGCCAGAGGTATCAGCATGGTCAATCGCGGTATCAATACCGGTTTCCATTCTGATAAGTTCAGATGCTGTGATCGGAGTGGTCTGATCCGGCAGGTCTTTCCAAACCTTAGGTGTATAAGGCAACTCTAACTCCCTGGATACATATTAATTGATGGATAAACATCAATGCTAGGATATGGTGAATATTGATATAATGCAAACGGAAATGTCTGCCCAGAAGGATATGTTTGACTAGAAGGATACAGATACTGTGTTTCTACATATAACATAAATCCGCTGATCTTAAACCAGGTACCAGGCGTTCCGCTAGCGGAACATATCCATAAAATACCGGAAGTTGAGAATTTTTGATTACCAGCGGCGTAACTGGTTCCACCGTCTGGAACCCACGAATTGCCTACTATTTCTATCTCAGAGTTTCCAGTTCCAGAGCCAGGCGGTCCTGCGACTCCTGCAGGCCCAGGCACGCCAATTTTAACTTCATTTAACTGCGGCTTGACCGTTACGATATATTCAATCTCGTCTACTGGCATTACTTAAGTCCTATAAATTGGATCTTGGTAAGCAAGTCCTTCATTCGCTTGCCCGCCGTTCCATCCGTGTTGTACGAAGCAAGGTCCGCTGTCCAAGGATCAGAGGCAGAGCCAGAAGCATTTAGTTTCTCGCCCATCGTCCCGCCAGAATTATATCCAGCGGCGACGGCATTCCATACCGCCGCCGCCAGAGATTCAGGGCTGAGCGCTGTGAACGGTGTGATATTAGCAGACACGCTACCAATTCCCTTGGGTGTTCCAGTAATACTACTCGAAGCAGTAATATTGCTAACAGCCCAGGCCAATGCACCAAGGCTTCCTGTGATATCGCCCGCACCCGCGAGTGTTGCTGATGTTTCAAGTTTGCCGATAACGTCTGCTGACAATCCACCAATTCCCGCGAGTGCTGCAACAGCAGATACGATAAGTTGAGCGGAACTAGATGGATCAATAGTGCCGTAGCCCGCTAGCGCGGCATCTAGATTCCTACCTAGCGCGCCATTAGCAACCAGCCCACCGAACCCGGTGATCATATTAACGGTTGTTACACCGCCGTCTTTCGGAGCCATAGCCCAGGTGTACGGATGACGGTATCCGCGAGGAATACCGTCTTTCTTTTCCATACCGGCATAGCCGTACCAAATCCCGCGAATATGACCTGACTTATTGTAGTTAGATCTAGTGTCACAAATAGTGGAGCCGCCGCGCATCGAGCCGGGCTGCTTATTAAATACCGAGTAATTCCCTAATAGGGCCAAAACTCATCCCCACCCAAGGTCCAGGTGTCCATAGAAAGCAGAGTTAACGGGAGTTGCTGCGCCTGCATATATCAGCCATGAAAGATGCGCTCCATCGAATACGCGAGGCATTGATGGCAACTGATTAACAAGGTCGCGCTCGGATGCCACACCGACAGTTGTTATTGGCAGTGTCAGTAGTGGGCGGCAGAGAACTAGGTTTGCCACACCGGATGTGTGAGTTGCTGAGAACTGAATAGACTGTACGGATCTAATACCAGCATCACCCGCCGCTAGCGGAATGAATGGTCCATACTTACCAGCACCAGTACCAGAATACGTGATCTGACCAACTGGTGCGGCTGTAAGTTCTGTTGGAAGCGCGGGTGCAGAGGGAGTAACTTTCGAAGCCGTTCCCGCTGAGTTTGTATATGTCAAAGTAACTGTCGGAGCGCCTGCACCATAAACAGTTGACGGAACGATAAATGCCTGGACACCGGCACCAGTTGTATATCTAGGAACGGTTACAGTGTTGTCAAGTGTCTGTGCGGTGGTTAGAGTCGTCGTTGTAATGGTGTAGTGACCCAGCAAGTCGACTAGCATCAGAACGGCTGGGGCTGTTGTTGCTGCCGCACTGAATGCAGAGGCATTGAGAATATGCTTGGTATCAGTCGATACGTTACCGCCGTGAGGAATACCGCCCGCATCTGCATCAGTCCATGCCTGGAAGGCTAGGTTAGTACCAGTTCCGAGTTTTGTCGCGGCTGATGGGTTACCAGCGCCTGCGGATAGCGAATACCATGATCCCGCTGCTTGTGCTGTTGTTGGAAGGGCGTTCTTATTCCAGTCAGCCCTCCAGAACTTACCATTAACTGTTGTTTCACTTACTAGGTCATCCATCGATGTGAAGCCCATTTTAATCTCCTAATTCCATACTGTTTTTAAGTCCCCGAAAATACTTACACCAGACAGTGATCCGGTCGGTAGGCAAATGAGGTTCACATACGCATTATCTTGAATTTGAGGCATTGCTGCCCCTTGCAGAAAATAGTCACGTTCCACTGGCGCATCTACTCCACGAATCTGTGTCTGAAACAGAGGCTTGACCAGAACAATTGTGAACAGACCTACGTCTGCTCCGTTCATTGTTACTGACTCAATACTTCTAATTCCAGTATCACCTGACTGCATTGGCAGGAACGGCCCGAAAGCGCCATTCGTTACTGTTGCAGATGAAACGATTATACCATTGGCTGTTGCATTGTTCTCAACTATGTTGGGACTTACTCGCCCAGAAACACCATCTTGATTGGTATAGGTGTAGAAGAAGGACTGACCCCCAGTTCTACCAGCAACAGAAATAGCCATTGCAAGGACACCCTTACCGTCAGTATATCTAGGAAGCGCCACTGAATTAACTAAAGTCTGTGGATCGGTAGTTGATTCGTCAATGAACGGGTAAAAGATTAGATAATCAAGTCCGTATATCGTCATCGGAGAACCAGTAGCAGAGTTTGCTAGGAGCGTAGTTTGTCGAATAAACTTCTCTTTCGGCGCTACTGCGCCTCCATGAGGAATACCCCCGTCAGCAGTATAACTGAAAGGGGTGGAAGTAAGAATAGTTCCAATGTAATATTGGGGAACTGGATTTCCTGGTGACATGGAAAGATCGAACCACTGTCCGGATACTGTAACCTGGGTGGGTGTTTTTCTAAAAGAATAATAAGCAGAAGCACCATTAAGTTCGGAGTCTACCAGTTCAACCATATTAGCAAATCCGCCGGTCACTTCACAGCCCCCACGCCAAACATTTCTGCCGTTGCTTCAGCAATAATAGCCGAAACATGACCACATGGACGTAGAACGTTTTCACCAATGATAATCACTGCCAGGTCGCATTCGGAGCAACGATATAGCATTAGTCCTCCGTTACGACAAGGGCACCGATACTGAACTGTGGCTGAATTAGGTTTGCTACGGCCAGTGGTGATCCGAGCGGTCCTGAATACAGGATCTGTCCAGCGCCGGATGCTGTTGTAACAATCGATACATGTGTCAGAGTATTTGTTCCACCAGTACATTGCGGGAACTGAATAAGGCCTGTATTAGACGAAGATCCGCCCGAGGCAGCCGTGAATCCAGTCGATGCAGTCACCAGTACGCGCGCGTAACTCGTATATGTTGCTTCGCTTGTAATAGCGGTTCCGGCCTCGCCGGGATCTGCTGTGTGGAAAGCAACATACCTGCTAGCACCAGAACGCCATGCGGGATCAACTCCACGCAATACTGCGTCTAGTACGTCATTTTCTGTGCTATTCGACTTGCTCACTATACTTCCTTCCTTATACTAAATTTCTAAAAAATTGTATCATGGGCCATACGTTAAAGCAACGCGGTTGTTCCATACATTAGTGAATGTAGCATCGCCATTTGCCCAGTCGATGCTTAGCAGCCCTCCCGATGTTGTGATGCGCTTAATACGCCATACAGCGGACGACTTTGCAGAACCAGGAGCAGCCTGACCAACATATGTAATTGTTGATGATGCTTCGTCAATTTCGATATCCAAGACTTCCTCCTCCACAACACCCGGATCACCCTGTGGTCCTTGAATTCCTTGAATGCCCTGGATACCCTGGATACCCTGTGGACCAGTTGATCCAGTAGCACCGGTTGCACCGGGGTCACCCTGAATACCCTGAGGCCCAGTGCTGCCAGTTGCGCCAGTGCTGCCAGTTGCGCCAGTCGAGCCAGTTGCCCCTTGAATTCCCTGAATTCCCTGCGGTCCAGTAGCGCCAGTAGCGCCTACTGGTCCAGCATCTCCCTGTAGACCCTGAGGTCCGGTTGGTCCTGCTGGCCCCGTAGAGCCAATAACTCCCTGCGGGCCTGTTGCGCCAGTCGGACCCTGAATTCCCTGCAACCCAGTATTTCCTGGTACGCCTTGCACGCCCTGAATACCCTGTGGACCAACATCTCCCTGCGGTCCAGCCGAGCCCGTATTTCCTGTATCACCCTTTACTCCCTGAATACCCTGAATTCCCTGTGTACCTTGAAGTCCAGTATCACCCTTTGGTCCCTGCGCGCCCTGCAAGCCGGTTGGTCCCTGGATTCCAGTGTCACCAGTGTCGCCTTTCGCTCCTTGCGCGCCTGTGGCACCTACGGTGCCCTGGATACCTTGGATTCCCTGCGCGCCAGTATTACCTTGAATTCCTTGAATTCCTTGAGAGCCGGTCAGACCGATTGGTCCTTGTAGTCCGATCAAAGAAACGGGCGTGCCCCAACTCGAAATAAGTCGAGGTCCATAAAGATTGCTTGTTACGACATCAAGGTAGAAGTCGTCTGTTACACCAATTCCAGTTGTGGGTGCGCCCATTCCGTGAAGAATAGTGTTTCCATCCTGGCCCGCCGGTCCCTGTGGACCTTGCGGACCCGCTGGCCCGACTGGACCTCCAGAAGGACCAATAGGCCCCTGCAATCCTGCGGGGCCTGGTGTTGCTATAGTTACGTTGTTTCCATCAATAGTGTCTTTTTGAAAAACAATATTACTAGATGAAGGAATACCGACTAATACTTGGTTACCGATAGAGCCAACACGTATTAACGTCCTGCTCATACCGTTACACCAATACCTACCTCAAACTTGCCTTCGAGCCAAACATCTTGGTCCCCGCCTGGCTCAGTCATTTTAACGTCGTACCAACCAGACTTAAACGTCCATGATTGGATGGTTACGGGCTGGACCTTAAAATCTACCCGTCCGTTTGGCTCATCAATTGTAAATCCAGTGCCAGAAGTGAATGTATCCAGCAATCTGCCTCCTGGTTGGTCCCTAAACTGCATTTGAACAGACCAACCGGTCAAAGGAACAACCGCGCCCGTTACAGGGTCGGTATGAGTCAGCGTCAACTTAAACGTTGCATTATTTCTGATTACTAAGTCTACGCGCTCGACTGAGCCAATTTTAACCACAGATTATACCGACCTAAGGCCGATCTTGGTTAGCATCGAAGGGCCGGGAGTTGTTGTGTCACCATTTAGCCATGAAGAGCGGCCAGTTGTCTTAGCCAGATAAGCATAGACAGCCTTTGTCATATTCTTGGTCTCTGTGCCGTAGTATCCGGTAACACCGGAAGGATTAAGTGCTCCAAGGATCTTACGATCAGAAAGGAACTTACGTAGCGCTGTCTGATAAACAGTAACGTCAGGGTTTCGTAGCCCCGGCTTTAGATTCGCCAGCGTCACTGGGGTCAGCAGCAGGGCTTCCTTCGCAGCGGCAATATATGATGGATATAGATCGTACCACTTACGGTACGAGTCTTGAATCATCTGCCATGCAGCGGGATTGGAGACCTTCAAATTACCGGCCCAGCCAGATGTTCCAATACCCCATGAGGACCAGTCCTTGCCCTGCTTTGACCAACGAGCACAGATCTGTGCGTTATACAAAGGCTCTAGAATTCTCGACCAGTCGATATCTGGATCATTCTTATGAATCTCATTGAACTGGAACAGTCCATAGTCATATGTACCGTTTGGGTTTGGCCCACCGATAATATCGTAGTAGCCGCCAGACTCAGCCATCGCTTTTGCCCATGCCGATCTACGGCAGTAGTTTCCGGCAGGAGAAATTACTAGTGCTACGTCAGGGTCTGGAAAACCAGCCTGTGCGAGTAACTTGTCTAGTTCTAGCGCGTCTAGTTTATGTGTTGTCATGCTGCCACCCTAAATCCATATTTCTTTCCTAGCGCTGTTAGCGATACTAAGCCGGGGACGCCGTTAGCGTCGGCACCCGAATACCCTAGGTGGCGCTGCCAGTCTCCATAAGCATCACGAGTAGTAGTTCCAAAACTACCATCAACAAACTTCGAGGCAAGCAGGCCTGCGCGGTTAAGCGCCTTTTCTACGATCAGAACCTCGGCTGGGTAGGTCTTGTGACCAGTGGCAGCAGGAATGTCTGCCTTAGCAGCCTTGATCAAACGTGCGACGGACACCGTTGGAATAATCGTATTTGCTGGCTTGGGCTTGACTGGCGTAGCGTGCGGCTTGATAGGCAGCGGGGTGCCGTTTGGTGTGTGGGTAATATATCCACGATAAGGCATTCCCCATGCTGAACCGAATACATTCCATGGTACTAGATCGATCTTACCTCGGCGCTTGATGTCGTTGCTATATACGAATCCGGGCTTGCCCGAAACAAATACCGCATGGCCGTTTCCGTGGGTTGCCGAACCGTAATAAGCAATACTACCTGGGGGAGGTGGGAATGATGTCGAGCGCCACTTGGCGGGAACTGCGTTAAAGGCCTTGCGTGCAGATGGTGCCCAGCCGCCTGCACCGACGCAACTACGACTGAACTTCTGGCATAGATTGAACCAGATAGCGCGATTAGATAGACGCTGCTTTTCCGCAAACGCCTGCGCTTGCTCATAAGTCCTCATACGCCCTCATCCTCAAATTCGTTCTGGTCGTCCGTGTCTACTTCCTCGTCATTGTCGTCATATGGCGACTCAAGGTACACAAACTCCTCATCGCTGAGAACTACGCCCTCATCTTCGTTGTCAATCATTGTCATCATCCTCAAAAGTTATCCAGTCGATATCTTCGGTCTCAATACCTGTAAACCGCCCGGTCGAAAAATCCCAAACTCTCATTTGCGCCTCCGATATTTAGATTATACCCGATTATACAGAAGAAGCAACCAAATCTACAAGTTCGCACTCGCCGGAAACACAGGCCAATTGCTGCGAACCGGTTGTCATATCCTCTGTCTCATAAGCAGACAATATATCCCAGGCTACCGACTTAGGCATCTTGGCTACAAGCGCGTCATATCCCGCCCGATCTATCTCTTGATAGGGAGCCTGCTTATACGTGTGCTCAGAGTGAGGCAAGAAACTTACTCCTGCAACGATATCCCAGTTTTTATATACCCATGCAGCCACGTCAGTCCATTCCTCGTCCCTGACGTTAATCGTGATGCTGGGGTTATGCTCAGTCCAGTGCTGCTTGTAGACCTTCCAGATTTCGAGGTGCTCGATAGCAGTGATGTGATTTCTCGTGATCGCGCCCTTCGGGGCGGCGATTGGGAAACTGAATACAGTGGTTGATCCAGGCTTGGTTACATCTGGCTCGTTAGGAATACCAAAGTCTGTCATCATTCGCGTAATCGGGTCTTTGTTATCCCCGCGCACAGTACGAACGTAATATTCGCTGTACCAGGGGTGCATTCCAGAAGAAACTCCTGTCAACTGACTTACTGTTCCAGACGGCTTAACTGTTGTGACAGCAACAGACTGGTTGATTCCAAATTCCGCTGACCACTTCTTGTTGCTTTCTATTGCGTATTCACGCAATTCATCTAGCGCCTGTGCGAGTTTGTCTAGACCATATGTGCCGTTTAGTAGTTTATTTCCAAACTGTCCGGTGAGACTCACTCCAAGCAATCTTTCTTCTTCGCAGTTATCTTTCCAGATCTTACGAAGATACTTGAAACTGGTCATGGTTGACTGTAGTGTTCCGAGAAATACAGCGACCTCGACCTTGTATTTCAACGAGTCCAGGTCATCGTTTTCACGAACAACAACCTCTGTAAGATTGCAGAACTCGTATGCACGCAAGTTGATTTCACCACAAGGATTGGTTCCTGCGATTTGTGTTGCATCTCGACGTCCGTGTCTTATTGTCTCTTTCTTGGCGACATCTAGATTGAATATCCCGCGCTCACCCGAGCCGGATGCTACAAGAGCGGTCCACTCGGTAAGAAACCGGACTGGGTCTGGCTTACTGTTATAAACGGCTGAGTTATTGGCTAGTGCGCGCTGTACGTTCTGCTCCCACCAGTTACCAGACTTTGAGCCGACCATATCGAAATCGTTAAGATCAGATAGTGAAATAAGAGCAGAGCGACGAACGCCGCCGACTACTACTACCTCACCGACCTTGCACATAATGTCGTGAGCCTCTAGCGGAGTCAGTTTACGGCCCGCTGCGCCCTTAAATGTACGGATACAGAAGTCGAATAGGTCAACCAGCGGCTGAGGCCCAGACGCGCGGCCTCCAAATGTCTTTAGGCGGGCTCCTGATGGCCTAACACGGCTGATGTCTATAGATGGAACCTGTCCCTGCCAAAGTAGTGCCAGTAGTTCTCTCAGAGCCTTGGCCCAACCACCCTTGCTATCGTCTACACCAATTACTGTCGATGACCTCTCAAAGTGCTCGTTGATAACAGGCATCTTGTCGACGTGCTTAGACTCGACCGAGAACCCTACGCCAGTCCCGCACATAAGGATATACATAGCCTCATCAAAACTACGGGGTGAGTCAACCGGAAGGAATGCACAGTTGTATCCCGCTACGTGATCGCGCGCCAGGGCTGGGCCTGCTGTCATAAGAGCACGCATACTCGGCATTGCTTCTCGATGATAAATAGCCTCGCGCAATTGCCCGTTCATCTCGGGAGTTATTTCGTAGCCTAGTGACTTTTTGGCATAATCAGCCATGAAGTCTACATAGCGGTCAGCAGACTCGCGCCATGTTTCGCGTCGCCCCTCATCCTCAACCCATCTCGCATATCTGCTGAGTGCTATGAAATTTTCGTAGTTGTTTTCGATGTGTCCGGACAAAATAGTACGCCTCCAGCGGGGTCGCTAAAGACCCCTAGTTTCTTTGTTAGTTGTTCCATCATACTACCCAGATTTTATAAGGCAGACGGTCTAAGAAAACTTTGTAACGATGTGTTCAAATGCTTTCTCAGTAAGGTTGACCCAATCATACCTTGTTCGGAAAGCCTCTGCTTGACTGAAGAACTTATCCGACTGATTCTCAAAATCTTCGTACGCAAGCATCATTTTCTTGTAAAGATCATCGGCATTTGGCTCATAAACCTGCCCCGTGTGAGTCCACTCCCACGGTGAGTCAACTAAACGAGAGTCTACTTTTAGGTCGCCAAGCCAGTCTGCGTACGGTGCCCAGGACGAGGTGCAGATCGTAGGCATGCCTGTTGCTAGTGCTTGGGCGGGGATGAATCCGAAGCCCTCCCCCCAAGAAGGGTAGACAAGGACGTGGTGGCCTTGGTAGAGTGAGACCATCTCCTCACGAGAGTATTCCTTCGTGATGACGTTGACGTTCTTGAGTTGGTCGGGCGTGCAAATGATCGACCCCATACGATCCCGCACGCGGGTCGTGTTGGTGTTGTGAGCCTTGATCGTTAATTCTACATCGTCGGAGTCGCCGAAAGCCTCGCGGAACACGTCAAGAACCAACTGCGCCGCCTTGCGAGGGGCCGGTTCGCCAACGTGGAGAAATCTCAGTTTGTTTCTGCGGTGTCTGGCCCTGGGAGTCCAGACTTTATCTACGCCGTGCTCGTAAACGTACAGAGGCTTGGTGACCCCATTGTCTCGGTAGACCTTAGCAACCCACGGGCTTGTAGTCCAAATCTCGTCGCACTGCTCCATGTGCTCCAACCAAAACTCGGGCAGTGCGGTTGATTCCCACGGAGTGTAACCGATCTTATACTGATGGTCATAAAAGCCGTAGTATTCAGGCTGAACAAAACTCATCTGGACGGGTGCGTCGGGGGAGTCAAAGGGAACTTTATGACCCAGTTCTACCAAAGACTTACAGATGTTATATCCGGCCTCTCCATATCCGACAGAAGTGTTCAGATTTCCGAGGTCAGTCCAGTACGAGATGATCATATACGTAAATTCTTCCTATATGTTAAGTTTTGTTACATTTTGTTAGTTTTAAGCAATATCTTTCTTATATCTAAGTCTAAAGACATGCTAGCACAACTCGCTTAATCACGCAGCGTTTCGCAAAATCTCCTGGAAACAGGATAGTTCACGAAACTACGTATAAGTGGTTTATATCACCCCTTGACTCGTAGTATCGGCCTGTGGTAGTCTTGACGAGTTGTTTCCGCCATCGGAGGTCAACATGACGAAAAAGAACCTAGTTGCTAGCATTTTGGCTGCTGCGATGAGCGTAACCTTACTCACCGCAGCGCGAGAGCCAGTGTCAGCGCAGTTTCAGGCTAAGTCTGTAACTCAGGAGGCGGCGCAGAGCGTCACTAAGCCTTCTACCAAGGTGGCTTCGCGTAATCAAGCCAACGTAAGTCGCAGTATAAAACGGACAACTAAGACATATGTGGTCAAAACGACACATAAGCCTCAGGTGAAGCCAAGTAATTTGGTCCGTAACGTACGCGGCGTTCAAGCATCTGCTTGGCGTGGCAAGAATTACAACCCACGATGGGAGAATGTGCGAAAGTGCATTGTATTTAGAGAGTCCCGTGGAAACTATTCAGTTCACAGAAAGGGTAACAAAGCGGGTGGAGCGTATCAGTTCCTACCGAATTGGACTCGTGGACTTGCTTACATGATTGGTAAACCCCAATTAAAGCAGGTTCCGATCTGGAAGTGGAGCCAGCAGGATCAGGATCATGGATTCTGGGCTGCTTGGAATAACGGGAAGGGTAGTAAACATTGGCGAGGCGGAAATATCAGGTGCTTCTGATAGACTGTTTGGATGCAGATCCAAGTAGTTAACGCCTACCTACAAAAGATGGACGAGGGGCGGGTGCCATATATTAAGTGCGGAAACGACGTAGATCACACCCGCCCTTTTGTCCATCTTGACAGCAACGACGAGCCTGAACTATACTGTTTGGCTTGCCACTGGACGATGTCCCTCGGCACTATTGCTTATGATGAAATGAAAAAGTGCCTCAGCGTTTTTGACGTTAGATGGCTAGACGAGGAGTAACTATGGATTATATCTACTACCACCCTGAACCATATGGTTTAGAAGTGTTTGGACAGGTAGATTTCAGGGTCGCTGATTATGAATTTGACTTCGCCTGTATCTGGCGTACAGAAAACAACGTTTTTTATGCTGCGACAGATGCGGGATGCTCATGCCCAATACCGTTTGAGCGCATAACTTCTGTAGATGATCTTGACGGTCCTATGGACCGCGCAGCGATCATTGAATGGATCACAGAACTACGGATACCTGAATATTCTTCGGACCCCAATCCTGAATTTCAGGCACAAAAAGTAAGACTGATAGAGAGAATACTTGATCTGTGAAACTATCCATCCTAGATAAGGGCTACGTACGCCTTGTAGACGTTTTGGGTAGCGACAGCAGTATTGTTAACGCCGCCCGCGTGTCCTACGACAAGGAATCCTTAGAGTTTTCTGACAAGGATCAGCGACTGCTTGAGTTTTTGATTAGGGAGGGGCATCTAAGCCCGCTCCGTCATGCTGCCATCACGTTTGAGGTCTATGCTCCGCTTATGGTAGCCCGCCAATGGTGGAAATATGCAGTTTCTAGCACCCATCTTGAGGATATGTCAGGCTGGAACGAGTCCAGTAGGCGTTATATCACTGAGAACGAGGAATTCTATATTCCCGACCATGCTTCATGGCGCAGCAAGCCTGAAAATTCAAAGCAGGGTTCAGGAAGCAATCTATATCCCGCCGATGGCTTGCAGTGGACTGAGGCTCTAGAAGAGCACATAGACAGAAGTCTCACGCTTTATTCTGTGGCCTTAGAAAAAGGACTGGCGCCTGAGCAAGCCCGGCTGTTCTTGCCCGCCTATGGCATGTATGTTCGCTGGCGCTGGACCGTCAGCCTAGCCGCCGTGCTACACTTCCTCGATGAGCGAAACGAACAGCACGCGCAGTTTGAGATCCAAGAATATGCGCGGGCGGTTGATGAAATTGTTTATAGTCAATTCCCTGCTACTTTGGATGCGTGGAGGAAGATAAATGTGTAAGAGAAAGTCGTCTGTTGACGCATATGTATGGAGTTTTTAATGAGAGTTCAAATCTTTCTATCCGGTGGCACGGCTACCGAAGTTTTTAAAGAACTACGCGATGCTACTGATTTAGTCGCTGCGATGCCTTCTGGAACGAATGTTACAATATTGCAGGAGCCGCTTACCACCGCCGACACGACACGTCCATTCCAGCCGAATAGAATCGGCGGGGTTATGTACAACAATCATCACACCGATGACACCATTCTGCTTAAGCAGCATCAGTCGTACCCGGATCAGAATGGCAACTGATGCAGGGCGATACAGTAATTCCTGAGTCTCAGGTAAATTCGGGCGGCACCTTTGGCCCGCCCAGCCATAAATTCCCTGTACGGGACCAGTTTTTTGACTGGCATCAGGGAACTGAGCCAAAATGGAAGTCTCAGGACTCATATGCTGAATATGTGAGCATTAATGGCATGATGTCTATGGTCGACACCAAGGCTAACCGTATTTATGTGAAACTGGACACAGTTCAGACAAACGAGCGCCGATATAATGACTGGAAGGGCTATGATGATATTCAGCCCACCATTAATACATATGTCTACTTTAATGGCATCCAGGTCTATGCTGTAAGGGCATATCCTGCCGACAGGCTGCGTCATCTTATTCAAGTAGACAAGATTGTCACTAAATTGCAGCAGCACTCAGCATTTGGATGGTGGCAGCCAGAAGATATCGACAAGGTTAATGGCATGAAGGTCGGTTTTAAGGGTATGGATGCCACGATTACTGACGTTCGCTCCTGTCTCAACCAGGGGGCTGTCATTCTGGACTGCCCCGGCTACGAATCAGACTATTTCGATTCCGGGTGGGTGAAAGATGATATCATTAGCGATAACATCGATTGGCTATGGAAGTGGCGGGATAAGTAATGGAAGAAAAGACGCTAGAAGGCGTGGATGAGATCCTTACTGCCATATATATCCAGCAATCGCGCATGTATGACGTTCTGCTGCTACTATTAGGCTTGCAGTCACAAGAACTTGTAGAGACTATTATGAACAGCCATGAAAAAGGTGTTCTTTTAAGTCCTCCCCCGGCCCTGAAAGGCACTGATGAATAAGAATAAGACGCTATCGGGTAAGACTAAGGTCCGCAATGCGGAAGGTCTATCGATTTCTGAGGAATTGATGGAAAACATGTCCATCAAGATTACAAAGACCAAGCCGGAACTAACTACCGGCCCCAAGCCGCTGACAGACATCGAAAAAGCAGAATCAGCGCAGCGTGGCTTTATCCGCCGCGACCGTAGAGCAACCAAGCGAGGTAAGTGATGGAAACACTGGCACTAACCCAAAGAATCGGCGGGGACTGGTCTGAAATAGACCCAGTAACCATAGATGACAAGACACTAGACGTATACAGGTCATTTACCCATAACGGTTATGTTGACGTTGTAGTAATGGAAGGCATTGTTCACGTTCGGAGCATCACGTCCGATGATCAGGAACAGGCTTTTATCTGGCAGTTCGAGAACTTCACCGAAGATCCTGACGTAGTTAAACTGCTGCAGGAACTGCACGGAGCCTGATGTATCGCGTCAGTTATCTATATTTTAATCTGATAGTTGACGTCCAAGAATATATTACCCTGACCGAAGCATTGAGAGAAATAGAGATATGGTTCAAGGACTCGGACAGTGAAGGCAGAATCCTTATTCAGCAGGTCTGAACTGGCTCAGCATCAGCGCGATCTGATCGACGCATATAAAATTGCTGAATCGTGCAAAGACTGTGGCTATGACAAAAACCCACGAGCATTGCAGTTTGATCATCGTCCTGGCAACGACAAGCGCCAGAATATAGCAGATATGCCTGGTAGATACAGTACGCAGGCTATATTGCTAGAGATTATCAAATGTGATGTTCGTTGCAGTAACTGTCATGCGGTGATCACGTATGAACGCCGCTCCGTTTGAGGCATTATGCTTCCGTGTCAGTCTAGCCGTATACTGTGCTAAATACTTTGTATTGGCAGGTGCAGTATGCGTTGTGATAAGTGCGGTCGCAATATAACCGGCAATCAGGTCAATGTCGAATATCATCATAGATATCAGTGCGACACGTTCAGCGCCAGCATGAACCGTCTGGGCGGGGCGCTAGGAGACATACGTAGACAGATACTAGAAGACATAACTACAGTAGTATTGAAGACTATACTAAGGAAACCACATGATTAAACAAGATTTTATCGACAGAATACTAGCAGCAGATAGTGAGCCGGGGTATTTCAGGTATTCCAAGGCGGGGTTCGAGACGATAAAAGAACAATATGACTCTGATCGTTGTCTTGCTATAGTAAGAGTAGACAAGGACATTGTGTACGCAGTGCCGTGGGAAGCGGACAGAAATACTCCCAGAGGCTACAAAGAGTTCCTGTCTGACTGTTTTCGTGTATATGTCGAACTACAGCCGGTATGGGTGCCAGTTTCGTAACGCTGTTCCATTATATTATTCAAATATGTCTATTTTTAATAAAATTTGAAAAAACTAAAATACGAATAAAATTACCACTTGTATAATTCCGCTTTTTTCTGACTATACGTATGTTCGAATAGTGCGCCCATAACGATACGATAACGGCACCCTATTCGGGTGCCAATCAGCGTGTGACTGTCTGCCCCTGCTGCTACGCTAGGGGTATCAACAAAGAGAGAGACAGTCTGATGATCAAGATCGAAAGCAAGGCAAGCGCAAGGATCACCGTAGGTGAGTCGGCCCTCATGGGTACGTGCGCCTACGTAATCAAGCGTACCGTACGTAACGGCTCTGACGTCACCCTCACCGGCGTATCTGCCCAGGGTAGGCTCATCGCTCGCACGTATAACGCATTCGTTACCGTGCTGGTACAGACCCCCGTTAGTGACTTTGGAAAGGGTGTTCTCTGATGCGTATTGAGAAGGTCACGCGCCTTACCGCCCACCGTTACCCCAATATGCTGATTGGCATTTGGATGGTAATCAACAATGGCGTTATCATTAACGCTTTCAGCACTAAGCGCGCAGCGCTAGAATGGGTAGGTACACGCAATGTCTAGCATGGCATTGTCACGCAAGGAAAGGCGAAATGCTATTGCGTACCTGAATGACTACATGTATTTGTCTACAATTCAGCGAATCGCACAGGCGTTTCGTAACTTCGTTCGATAACAACCGTTACCGAATCGTTACCATAGGCTGCTTGACAAACCCCGCTTCGGCGGGGCAAGGTCTTACCCCGTCTGTCAAGGCTAGGTTACGACTAGGTTACGATATGCTGGAAAGTTGCCAGGATCTAGACGACTGTCATACCCATATGATAGGTTCTCTGTATGAGGGTATTCCGGGTTGAGCACAAGGTAAGGCGTCATGGTCCGTATGCGGGCGCGCTTCCGCATATGCGTAAGTTCGAGCGTGAATACTGTACGTGTAATGCTGCTATCGACCACCGCCCTGAGTGTGAGTCCTGGGACGCCGATGATCTTCATACCCGCCTCATGCATGACACGAGCATTGCCCGTCCCGCCCCTCGTGAGGATGGGCTTAGCATGCCGAAGCACGAGCACGTTATCTATGGCTTCGAGTCACTAACCGCCCTTTGGGAGTGGTTCGATGAGTTCCTGGATGATCTTGACCGATTCGGCTACACACTGGTAGAATATGACGCCTACGGATACGCCGACGTGGGCCGCTCTGGGCAGGTAGCCTTCGACCTTCGAGACTCTGTGCGTATTGACTAGCAAGGCCCCACGGGGCAAGATCTTCCCCCGCCAGGCCTGAGAAAGCAAGTTAAGATCGAGCCTAATAATCGCCGGATTTGCTTGTGTTCTGTCAGACCAGCATGCTAGACTTTCGTCATCAGCCAACCAGGAGGAACCATGACCCACCTTTCTTTCACCGCCGCGCGCGACCTCGCCGCCGCCTGCGGCCTGCCCGACTACCTCGCTGAGGACGTCGCTGAGTCGAGCCTGGGTGACATGGACTTCGCGCCCGAGGACATCGTGCTCGCGCAGATCGGCTACGCGCAGCGCGATATCGCTGAGGGTTTCGACTTCTAAACGCTAGGGGCTTCGGCCCCTGGCGGGGCAAGATCTTAGCCCGTGAAGCGGGCGGAAGCAAGTTACGATAGGACTATTTTTCGCTGGAAAAGTTAGTCACAAATGACTAGTCAGATATGTCCGATTTGCCCCAGTTCCCGTGCTGCCACTGTCGGACCCTACTGATAGTCTATGACTATGAAGATGATGAATGAATCCCCAAAGTGCCGTTGCTCTGCCTGTGTCCTGTCGCCTCTCGACTCGCACGGTGTCCACCTTGTCGGCATGTTCTATGCCGCTCACGTTGCGACCATGCGCGGTCGTAGCCCGATTAACGTCCCCGAGCAGGTGCTCACCTATTGGGCCGATGGTCGTCGTGGCGTTCATGCCTCGCCCGTCCCGTTCGCTGCGAGCGCGCGATGATTAGCGTGTTTCGCCCCGTGCGTACGCGCGTCGTGGCTCTGCCAGAGTATTGCTACCTCGTGGGCGCGTGTGGCGCGCGCATTCCCGTGCGCGTGACGGCTGGCCGTTATTCTCGCGCGATGATCGTTCTCGACCTGGAAACAGGTAAGGCCGTTGTATTCGACCCCATGCGTGAGGTTGACGCACTCATTCCCGAGGCATTCGAGGACGCTAAATGGGATATCGCTCTCGATCTTCTGAACAAAGGTATTATCTAATGCTCGTATATGTTCCTGTTCCCGACGTCACTTGTGACGTTTGTTCGTGCGTTTATGTCGGAACCGCTAAAGCGTGCCCGAAATGCTTTCCTTTCGTTCTCCGCGATCTTTCTGACGAGGAGCGTAAAGCAATGCGTCAGGCTGAAATGGACTATTTCCGCCGTTGGGGAACGGCTGGTGAGTAGGCTTGACAGCCCCGCCACGGCGGGGCAAGATCTTCCCCCGCGAAGATCTTAAAAGCAAGGTTACGATCAGGTTACGAGATGCCGGAAAATGCTGCGAATGTCAGACCCGTGTGATACGCTGGTGCTACCAACCAATGAGAGGCAAGCCCATGCGCTGCGAAGATTTCCCCTGCTGTGGTCACACGAACGACGACCCCTGTGGCGTCCAGTGGTACGACGAGCCTGGTGCGTTCGACACCTCCCGTCCGGGCAACGAGCACGCGCTCTGCGAGCACGAGTACGGCATCTGTGACGTCGAGCCGGATGACGAGGACGACGAAGATGACGAGGACTATGCCGACGTGCCAGATTTCGCTGGCGAGGACGCCTTCCTCGATTCTTATTGGGATCGGGGCTAAACGCTAGGGGCTTCGGCCCCTGGCGGGGCAAGATCTTAGCCCGTCAAGATCTTCTGTCAATGGTTAAGAATGACTAGTTATTTGCCAGAAAAATAGTCATAAGTGACTAGTCGAAATGTCCGTTTCTAGGCTGGCACTGTCAGATCCCCATGATAGTCTAAGACTACCAACGAAACGGAGAACGAAATGATCACCACTCCCTGCCACCCCGACTCGCTCGGCTTCGACATTGGCTTCATTGACAAGTGGCGCATGTCTGGCATGGAGCGCAAGCAAAACGAGTTTGTCGAGCAGGCGTGCGATAACTGCCCCGCCGACGTCAAGCGCGCTTGCCTCGCGCAAGGATTCTGGACGAACGAGGACAACAAGCGGATCGTTCTCGACGGCATCTTCGGAGGCTTGACCGAGGCCGCGCGTAGGAGTATGATCTAAGCATGGGATTTCTTCTGCTGCTGAGTGCGGCCACCCTGACCGTTCTTTGGCTTCTGATTGTAGGTGACTGATGAACATTCGCTGTCCGTTCTGTGGTGATCGAATTTCTGTCGAAACCGAGTGGCAGGGACGCGCCTACTTGCAGGAGCGCGTCCCTATCGGTTTTGAGTGTGATAATTGGAAGAACTGTGCCGCAACGTGGGATATCGAGGGAGATGTCACTAATGCTCCGCAAGAATCGTAACGTCGGGCGCGTGACTGACAAGTCACGTTGCTCGTACGGTTGCTGCCACAACAACATGACGCCTCGCCAGGAGCGCCGTCTCACCCGTCGTCGTGAGCGTCAAGCATGGAAAAACAGTCTCTAAGGCTTGACAAGCCCCGCTTCGGCGGGGCAAGAACTTAGCCCGCTAAGTTCTTCTAGGCAAGTTAAGAAAGATCGAATATTTCCCCAGAAAACGCTAGACACGGCTCGCTCAGGCTGCTAGTCTATGACTACAAGAGAACAGAGGATGAAAGCAGCGGTAGCCTAGTAGCACTCGCCGCAGAAAATGGGGCGACAGGACTTACAGGGTCCGCGTGAAAACCTACCGTTGCTTTGATCCTCTGTTCCACCTACATTCGGGAGTCTATCGTGTTCACCGCCACCGCCCACGCGCTTGTCCAGGCCTCGCAGAAGGGCATTTCGGTTAACGACGTGCTCGCTGCTGCGGACAACCCGCAGATCTCCTACGACAACGGGCGCTTTCCCGGCCAGCGTCGGCACATCCGTAACGGCGTCGTGGCCGTGGTCGACCCCATCGGTAAGCGCGTGATCACCGTGTACGCGAACGTCATCGAGACGGACGTGCGCGAGGACCAGACAGACGCTGATGCCCAGCGTTACAAGGCACGCCGGGGCCAGAAGGCTCGTCAGGCGCGGAAGGGCAAGTAACGATCATGCCCTAACAGATTTCCTGGGTGACCTAAGCGGTCGAGGAAATAAACCGGTGGTGACGACATAGTTACCCTAAGCCACCAACCTTAAAAGAATACCATATGAGAATACCGCGCAGCGGGCAGATTAGACATCGACCAAAATGATTTTGCGATGATCATCTGCCCGCTACGCGGGGCAAGATCTTGCCCCGCTGGGGCATGATCTGTCAACTTACGAAACACGAAATATTCGCCGGAAAATGCTTGACTCACGCTAGGCTGACTGCTAAGGTTTACTCATGAGCACAGAAACCTGTTCCCGGTCCTACGAGGATTCTGAGTGTGGCGGTGACCTGTTTGAGCGCGTGTCGCGTTCTGGCTGTACCGATAGCACTATTTGCGAGCGTCACGCCGAGATTCTCGACGACGCACTAGACGCAATCGAGCGGCGTTACCCGGAAGTCAATCACTCGGACGGCTGCGGCTGCTGGGGATGCTCGGAAGGATCGTACTGATGAAGCGCCAGGAACTTATCGACATGCTAGACGAGTTTGCCGCCGAGGTTACATTCCTCAACCCCTCGCTATGTCGTTTCCTGCTCCGCGTGGCCGAAGCGGTAGAAACACTTGAGGACTGAGAACGACTGGTTCTTTGAGTGGTTTAGTCTTGACACCCCGCCCGAAACAGATTAGAGTAGGAACATGAGCAACCACGTTAACCACCGCCGTACTGCCGAGCACCAGCGTCGCGTCGAGGGGCTGCGGTCAAGCAACGCAACCACGAAGCATAAGTCTGTCAAAGACTACCAGCGCAAGCCGAAGCACAAGGGCAAGGGGTGGGCAGAGTGACTAGCCGCGCGTTCGTCACACCGTCAGGCGAAGTATGCGCGCCTGCCTCCAATCCGAAATACGGCGGGCGCTCCATCGTAGAAATGATGGAGCAGCACCTAGACAACACGCGCAAGACTGGCAACGCGATGGACGAGGCTAAGGCTATCGGCATCGTTGAGGCTATCGCAATCATGCGCGACCCGTACGCATGGGTTGGCGACACTCACCGTTCGTGGGGGAAGGCCGTCAACAGTGTTTGGGAGGCGTCCGATGAAAGACTCGACACCGTGTGAGTACGTCTACCAGATCGTACAGGGCAAGGATTACACCTACTGTGAGAATGTTGGTACGTTCGTGCGTCACGGCGTGATGCTTTGTGGGCTTCACATCCCCGCCAACGAGGTTTGACAAACCCCGCTTCGGCGGGGCAAGGTCTGCCCCGCAGGGGCTGACCTGTCAAGGTTTAAGAAAGTCGAATATTTCGCCGGAAATTGCTTGACTCGACTCGACCGATGGGCTACCCTAGAACTATGACACCGCCTCTCACCCTTCGCCGTTCCACCGACCGTAAGACGACCACTAGCGCGAGCCGTAATGGTAAGACGGCTAATATCGCTAACGCATTCGGCCTATTGTCAGGCCGCGCATTCTCCTGCCCCGGACAGACTAGCGTTTGTGGGTCGGTTTGTTACGCTGGGAAATTGGAGAATATCTTTAAGGGTTTCGCCGCTGTTATGGCCGCGAATTGGGATGCCGTAAAGAATGCCTCATATTCCGACCTCGTGATTAGCCTTTCTGCGCTGGTTGACGATTTCGAGCGTGATTGCGACAAGCGCGGCGCGGTTAAGGCATTCCGTATTCACCACGACGGGGATTTCTTTAGCCGCACTTATGCGGCAGCGTGGGCGCACGTTGTGGCAATTCACCCTAACGTACAATTCTGGGCCTACACGCGGTCATTCATTCCGGGTGCTAATGTCGTGGACATTCTTTCCGACATTCCCAACCTGACGATTTACCTTTCCGTCGATGACGCTAACCGCGTTTATGCGGAAACGATCTTGGAGGAATACCCTAATATCCTCCTGGCCTACCTTTCCGACACCGCTAGCGAGGCTGGCGACGCGATTAAGGAAATGACAGGCCAGAATAAGCCCGGCGCGGCGTGCCCGGAGGTAATGGGTCGCATTCCGCTAATCACGGATAAGGGCGGCGCGTGTTTCTCGTGTGGCCTTTGTATTGAGGGCAAGGCTAATATCCGTTTCGCTGTTAAGGGGCGCTAATGTTGCTATTCCTGGTCATTGTTGCTATTGCCAGCGCATTGGTAGCCTATTTCACTGAGAGCGAAACGCTAAAGTGTTTCGGGCTGGCGATTACCTTTGTCGTTCTATTCTATGGCATATTCCTGGCTTGACAGCCCCGCTTCGGCGGGGCAGATCTTGCCCCGTGTGTCAAGATCTTTCTGGTTACGAACAGTCTAAAAAACGCCGGAAATCTGTTGACACCATGCTGGCTAGATGCTAAGGTTTACCTATGGACAAAGACCAGCGTATCCACTACCTAGAAACGTGGATAGCCGAACTGCTTGACACAAACGCGAAACTACTGTCCACCCTACGCCACGTCGAGGGAGTGCTTGGAGACGCACTTGACACAACCCCTAAGCGTACAGTAGAATAGAGACTCTGCCGGGGATGGGTGATAATCTCCTCACCCCGGCAAGAATGTCAGTAACGTGTGGCACGAGGCGTGGCTGTAAACCACTACCGAGTTGGGTTCGATTCCTACTACTGACACTCCTTCGAAAAGGGATCGTATCCCCTGTGACCACGCTACTAGGGCGGGCGGCGCTAGAAGGTTAAGGCCCCATCGTCTAATGGCTAGGATACAGTGCTTTCACCACTGTGAAGGGAGATCGAAACTCCCTGGGGCTACGTAAGCAACATGCGATCTAGGTCAAACGGTTAAGATTACACCCTGTCACGGTGTTAGGAGCGGGTTCGACTCCCGTAGGTCGCGCGGGGATTGGTTATGAGTTCGCTCTACACCAATCCCGTTAATGCTCATTCGTCTAACTGGCAAGACGGCTCCCTGTTAAGGAGCACGATACAGGTTCGAATCCTGTGTGAGCAGCAAGGCAGAATCCCCAACTGCTATTAAAAAATCGGGGAGCCATGGGAGTATAGTAAAGTGGTATAACCGCTGGCTCTTACCCAGCATTCCGGGGTTCGATTCCCCGTGCTCCTACCATGGGGTTTGTTGTAGATGGTCTGCATGACGCCTGCAAAGCGTACATTTCAGGGTTCGATTCCCTCATTCCCCTCCGAAAAGCCTTGACTGCCGCCCTCTGAGGCGGTAGTAGTGGTACTACCAACTACAAGGAGCATCATGTATAACGTAGGCATCAAGTCCCTGGACAGTTTTATATACCTCGCGGCAGAAAAGTTTACGGACGGGTTTCTTTCGACCGTCGCAAATGCTATCGACTTCGAAGGGCATGATGTCGCAGTTGGTAACGCGACGATCATCGACCGCCTCTTCTCTCTTGGTGATGTGACTCATATTCAGGTGGGCAAGCCTGTGGACAACGAGCACAACGTCCCGATCATCGACCTTCACCGCGACTCGGTGACTCTTGTTGCTAAGGACGGCGTGAAGATCGTGTCCTGGGACACAGAGGGATTCGTCAAGCGGTACACGCATTAGGGATTGACGCCCCGCCTTCGGGCGGGGCATGCCCCGGATCTCCAGGCATGTCAATTACGAAGCATTTAAGAAACTCCCGAAAAAGCGCCAGAAACCTCTAGACACGACACCTCTTCGCTGCTATTCTTGACCTACACCCAGACGAGAGGCACTAAACATGAAGCCGAACACCCAGGTCATCACCACTCACTCGACCATCGGCGGTCAGACAAAGGCTATGGGCCTTGACACGACTGCTATGGCACACATCCTGTCGGTCCTGACCAACCTGTACGCCGATCCGATCATGGCTGTCATCCGTGAGTATTCCACTAACGGACTCGACGCCGCGCGTGAGGCTGGCTCTGCTGAGCCGATCAAGGTCACCCTGCCTACGTCACTTGCTCCGACCCTGACCATTCAGGACTTCGGTATCGGCATGACGACCGACACGATCCTTGACCACTACTCGCTCTATGGCCGCTCGGACAAGCGCGAGTCTAACGACGTGGTTGGGATGCTCGGGCTCGGCTGTAAGTCTGGCCTGACCTACTCAAACACCTTCACCATCACGTCCGTCCGTAACGGCGTGCGTACGGTGGCTGTCGCCTCCAAGGGTACTGACGGCATCGGGCAGATCGAAATTGTCGATACGGCTTCGACCTCGGAGCGTAACGGTACGACGATCACCATTCCCGTGAAGTCTCAGGACGTGATCACGTTCCGCAACAAGGCTGGGACGTTCTACTCGTACTGGACTCCTGGCACGGTCATCGTTGATGGATCGGTGCCTGCGCTCTGCTACTCCGACTGGACCAAGGCTGGCTCTGTCGATGCGTGGTACAAGCCTGATCGCTCGTACGACTCCGAGAAGATCGTGCTCATGGGCAACGTGCCCTATCGGGTGAAGTCAACGCTCCTGGACGACTTTAATGGTGCCCGTCTGGTCATCGCTGCCAACATCGGTGACGTTTCGTTCGCGCCCTCGCGCGAGGAACTGATGTACGATAAGCGCACGACAGATTTCCTGGCTCGCAAGGTGAAGGAAATTAAGTCGGTCATTCAGACAGAAATTGACGCACAATTGGCAAATGCTGCCGATGCGCCTACTGCCTGGAAGATGCGAAAGAACAATGAGGGTTTCTCATTCCTTAAGGGTGTAAAGTGGGATTGGAATGGCGTTCCCATTCCTGAGGTAATTTCTATCACCGGGTGTATGGCATATCAGAATTACACCTACCGCGCCGGATCGTACGGTAAGGCTGGGCGTGGATGGAATAGCCGTTACTCGCAGAACGCCATTCACATTCGTGGATTTGCGGGATCTAGTTTCCCCAATCCCCTCAAGGAATACGCCAACAAGAACAGGGAGACTGTTGGTAACCTGTTCTACGGTATCGAATACATCGTCCTTTCTGCCGACTCAGCGAGTGATTGGGTCAATTGGCTGGAATGGGACGACGTTAAGGCTTTGCTCCCCGTCAAGGTTTCTATTCCCACCGTGCGTGGTGCCATTTCCAAGAACAGTGGAAAGGTTCTCGCCAGTGGTGGTGATTTCTCTGGCGCTATTGCTTCGGATAATCCTGCGGGAAAGTATTTCATGGTTTCCCCCGCTGATCGCTCCACGGGATACAATCAGTATCTCCGTGTCATTCAGGCCGGATTCATTCCCGTCATTGTTTACAAGCGTGACGAAACGGCATTCCGCGCGGCTTACGCCACGTTCACCCTGTCGCAGATCGAACAGTCGATCACGGAAATGGACAAGGCTCGCAGCGATGACTGGTACCTGTCCTATGCTGCCTCGCAGTCGTCGGCACTCGGCAAGATCAAGGGGAAGAAACTCCTAGACCCCGCCCTCGACGCCGTGGTATCATTGACTCATAAGGGCAACGAGAACTTCACTGATCGGGACCGTCTGAGCAAGGCTACCGCCAAGATCAACGTTCTGGTCAGGGACTATCAGATGCTCAACAACTACAATCTCGACGCGGCACACTCAGTCGAGTACGTCAATGCCCTCTACACCTACCGAAATGGAGCCTGAAATGGCTGGACTGCGCTACACCTACCAGAACGACAACGACAGTCGTTCGCTCACCGTCGTGCTTGACGGTAACCCCGTGACTGTCGATGACAGTCACGTCAACTTCGCCGCTGCTCTCCGCGCCTGCCGCTCGGGTAACACCGATGCTGCGCGTAAGGCACTCAACATCGACGGCGCGATTGCCGATGCTCTGGCTACGGTCGGCGCTGGCTTCACCTACGCCGATGGTGTCGTGAAGTACGACGGAGAGGCTGTCTCTGACGGACTCAACCGCACGATCCTCGGCGTGCTGGCGCAGAAGGGTGACGTAACCGCGTTCGCCAACTTCGCCGCTCGCCTCAACAACAACCCCGGCTATCGCTCGCGCAATAGCCTGTTCTCGTGGATCGAGAAACACGGCCTGATCATCGACAACGACGGCTTCCTCGTCGCTTACAAGGGCGTTCGTCCGAACGACTCGGGCGATTATGAGTCGATCAACCACGGTTACGGCGTCGTGAACGGCGTTGTCACCGAGAGCGGTGCCCTGCGTAACAACGTGGGCGATGTGGTCGAGGTTCCCCGTCACAAGGTGGACGACAACCCCAATAGCCACTGTTCGTTCGGGCTTCACGCGGGTACTCACTCCTACGCATCATCCTTCGCGCAGGGCGTGCTGCTCACCGTTCGCATCGACCCCGCCGATGTTGTGTCGGTACCGAACGATGGTCACAAGATCCGCGCCTGTAAGTACGTCGTGATCGCCACGACTGAGCGCGCGTGGACGGCTTCGGTCGTGTGGGATGGTGAGTCGGACGAGGCTGAGTCGCTGGATTATGGCGATGACACTGAGGACGACTACTGGACCTACGACGACGAGGACGACGACTAAACTCCCCTGGGTGGGGTGTAGAAATGCTGGGGGCTGGGTGGTTGACACCTGGCCCCCAGCGGGCCATACCCCGTCGTACGGGGTATGTCTACTTACGAAGGTACTTAAATTTGCCGGAAAATCCCTTGACCAACATGGATCGGTAGGCTATGGTTTACCTATGACAACGATTATCGACACCCCCGAGGGCATTAACATGGCCCGTCTGCTCACCATCGCGCACAGCCTCGCCTTTGAGGCCGTCACGGGCATGAAGATGACCCGTATCTCTGCCCTGAAGGTTGCTAAGGCCGATGGGCTTACCAAGGCTTCGAGGAAGCCCGCCGCTCTGCGTGACGTCGTGGCTCATATCCAGTCGATCAACCCGGCCTACGAGCCGTCTAAGCAGATGTTGGAGGCGATGAGCAAGTGAGCGAACTGGCGTACTTGATCAACAACCTAGTCGAGGATGCTAACGACTATAAGGATAACGGTGGCGTCTATGATGAGGATGATGTTCGAGACATTCTCGACCGCCTCTCCACCGACGTCCTTGTCCTCGCAGAAAAGATCAAGGATCTTCTCTAAAACCCTAGACAGGGACCAGCCAATAGGCTAAGATAGAACTAAGAAACCAAGGCTTCCATAGGAGGAACCATGCTCAATCGTCAGGCTGCTCGCGCCCTCGCGGGCCTCACTGGTCGGGGTCGTACGCCGAATTCGGCAATCGAGTCCTACCTTCGCTCCAACCCTGCCGAGGCTCGTGCGTTCGCGCGCGAGGTTGGCGTGGCCGTTCCTGCTCGTGGTCGCATTCCGAGCGAGACCATCGCGGTCCTCGTCTCCAAGGCGTAGGAGGAACACATGGCTACAAAGCGTGACTATCTCGTAGGGCTTGGTCTTGCCAAGCCTGGACGAGGCAAGTTCTCGAAGGAAGGACACGAGGCTCTTGCTACGGCAGAGGCCAACGGTCTAACCTTTGATGAGCCTGCCTACAAGATCGCTAAGGTCAAGGAGGTGGCGACGGAGGGGGCTGATGCTCCCTCCCAGTTGCCCCGGCCCGTTCAAGCAGTTGAGCGGGCCTACCAGATCTCGCCGCAAAAGCGCGTGAGGCAGGTCAAGTGTATGTACGGCGAGGATTCAAGCGGACATGTAATCGGGTTCGCCTTGTGCCAGCGCTGCACCTATCACGTTTCTCTCTGCTCTTGCAAGAGTGGACCGAAGCCTCCGAGCATCGTGGTTAAGACCCTTGACCGATTCGATGCGCTCTGATAGGATGTCCCCATGGCTCAGTCCCTCGAAGGAAAGTTGCTTGTCCAGGTGCGTGACAGTCTCGCTCGCGTAGACTTTAACGTGGCTACATTCGCGGCGGGTACGAGCGCGTATCCTCCCCTGATCAAGATTCGAATGGCAGAACTAGTGTCTGCTATCGGCAAGATTAATCGCATCGACCGATCCTACGCCCAGTTTAGTCCGGAGGATCACGAGGCGGTTAAGTATCTAGCAGGCCTAAGAGAATACGTAGTAGGTCTTGACACACCCGCCGATGGCTGGTAAGGTTATCACATGGACCTGAACAGGGAAGTGTTCGCTTACGCGGCAGAAATACTTCGGAGCGCGACACCCGGTGTTTATCCGGACAGCGTTCTCACCACGCTAGACAAGATCGAAGCCGGGGTTGCCTCGCCTGAGGAAATCGCGGAAATGCTAGACACCATCGAGCAAGTCCAAGCCACCTGGAATGAAGGAGAAACAACATGAACGTTATCGTCCGCACTGAGACCTGGAACACCCGCAAGGGCGAGGTCGTTAAGGCCGTCGTGCGTACCGAGTCCGGTCGCATCCTCGGCGCAACCAACCAGACTGCTTCTGTAGCCCCGGTGGTGCGGGGCCGGAAGTAGACTAGACTGCTTGTGGTCTAGTATACTGTAAGAGGGTCCGGTGGCTCGGCTAATCAGGGGTAGGCACCCAAGTCGAATAACCAAGACGGTGAGAGTTGGACATCTCCCCGCCACCGGATTTCTACCTCAGGGGTTGACATGCCTCGCCTCGCGGGGCATGGCCCGCCGAAATGTCCTATTTACGAAGAATGATATAGTTTGCGGGATTTTGGGCTATATTACGAAGATCATTTAGAGTCGCGGACGATTTTAGATTACGAAGAGCCTCAAATATCGCAGAAAATGGCCTCATTCCCCTAAATATGCCTGTTTTTAGGGGCTAAGTGGAGAGACATGCCATAGTATTCTGGAAGAAAAGTTGTCTCAGTGGAGGGAGACCTTCATATATAGCCTGTATTTTAGGCCTGAATATGCCAAAAACCCCGTATAAAACGGGGCGGGTGGAGTCTTTGGAGTCCCTATATACTAGTATAGTATAGACAAAGAAGCCTATAGATAGTGTATGTATGTCAATCACCGCCCGCTTCGCGTGCGTCGATGTTTGTTAACAGAATAGAGTATAAAGGTCTTATTTAGACGTTTTCAGCGTTTTTGTATGGTTTAGGCATGTTTTAGACCGCAAATGCGGGGAAATAGGGCTGTTTTCCCCGTTTTTGAGGCTTTTTTGACATTACGAAGCCCTTATTTATTCGCCCAATTACACATATACTTTATGACTACTGTAACTTGATCATTAATAACGGGACCATGTGGTCATAAATGACTACAAACACAGGCAAACGCACGCAAACGCATAGTTACGTATTCAACAGCAGCCATGGTGGTTTCACATAGATACTATGTTTCTCTATACTAGTTAATACTGATAATAGTCTACATTGGGGATCATCAACAGCCCCCGCCGTTTTTGATTGCTCTGCTAATACGTCAAGCGCGACCAGGCCAGCCTGCTCCGCGACTCCTAGTGCAGCATAGTCATGGACATAACTACTAGCCTGGAACCCTGGCTCTATGATATACAACCATGGACCTACACCTATCATCAGACTGCTACTATCGAGGTCTGACTGCTCCACCCCCGCCGCTTCTAATTCCTCCTGAATGACTGGAACGAACTCTTTGACGAAGAATTTTTCTACGCTATGCAGCAGATTTTCATCGGCAGATTCTTGGCGCAGATTTTCGGAGGCAGATTTTCCAGGCAGAATTTCTGGCAGCAGATTTTTGGGGAACTCAGGCAGATGGCAAAATTTCACGATCTGTCCGTATCTGAAACTACCTACGTATCCTATAAGATACTCACCATTCCAGAACAGTTTACTGTCCTTGCGCGTGACAGTTATTTCCTCAGCCGCCGCGACGGAATCAGCAGCCATGTAGACTTTGTTATTGTGCCTGATTCCTAGAAGCATGGACATACTGCAATTATACTATGCTTTCAGTAGGTATGGGTAGTGGTAGTGATCTTCTTTATTAGGACCGGGATGCACCCCTGCTCAAATACTGTTTTAGAGAAATCACTTCTCACGGCTGATTCTGAAAAGAGGGGGAGGTCTGAATAACCACGGCGCAATATCACTCCATCGGGCCTCAACAAACCCCAAATCTCTACTGTCTCTTTTGTTTTAACCATGACGCCTTACCTCGTCACCGTTGATGATCACAGTCTCGCCAGGTTCTACGACAAAATTTTCCTCGCTCACTGTGACTGTAATAATTCCATTACAGCGGATATACCAGACTCCACCAGTGGACCCCGCCTCACCTACTTCACTATTCTTCATCGCAGCATGGCCCAACGACATGCTCACACCAGGAGCAGAGCCAGAGACCACGCTGTATAAACCCAGAACGTCGCCCGCAAGGAACCAGCCCTTGCTACCGCCGCGAGTGTCTGTGATAACCACACCGTCTCGCTCAGAATAGTCGATGATGAACGGACCGGGCAAAACGGTGGCAGAAATTTGCTGCTCAGTCATGCTGGCCTCTCATCCACAAACCTAGCATATATCAACGACTTGATGATCTTCCTGTTGCTGGGATTATCTTCCATAGTGGGCTTTTCTTTCTTGTAGCCGTGGTAAAAATAATCTCGGTAGATTTCTATCCGGCCCCGTGAATTAACAAACGCTAGCGTCTGGCGCGGGCGGAAATTCATCGACTCCATATACAGGTCAGATCCCATTATGCTGGCTCCCAATCATATACTTCCTTGATCTTGGTGTCTTTATACATTCGCTTGCAGTGTCTGCTAGCACTTCGAGCCGCGCCCCAGCGAGTCGAGAACTTGGCGTACGGACTTCCCATCGTTAATCCATAACGAACCTGCCCGGAGTAGGCGGTAATCTCGCCGTATCGGAACTCTTTGTATCCAGAATCTAGACCTTGGTCGCGGACCAAGATATTGGCGATCCAGCCATCTGGAGTTTTCTTTAGAAAAACACGATAACGAGACTGCCATTCGGGAGCACCATTTCTGTAGGTCATGAATGGGCTGGTCTTAATCATCGGCGGCGGCGGTGTGCTCATCAGTTTGCTCCAAGTCTGTGATAACTACGGGTAGATTTTCTGCTAACGCTTCTCTCAATCCATCATCATGCCCATCCCTATAGCCATCTAGCCAGATTTGTCGGCACCAAGACTTGAATTCTTCACTCAGTTGATCGAAGTTCAGCATCTATTACTCCTATAAGATAGCGGCGGGCGAGGTCATAACTAGACCAGCCCCATAGCATCGTGACACCATTCTGAGAAATGCGCCAGGTTCCAGTTTTCTTACCTTTATATATGCGGTACTTACTCATCCCACTCAATAGCCCCGCACCGCTCGCACTGATGCCAGTTTACGCCTGAGAATGAACCCATGATCCATTCAGACCACTTATGGGCTTTATATGTCTTAGTCAATGTATATGATCTTGGTCGACAGGTCATCGAGTTACCCACAGGTAGCCGAACCATAGAATAAACCAGAACAGTCCACTAATGATAATACCATTTACGCATGCTCGCCCCGGGTTGCCCCATTCGTCCGGGTCTTTCCGGTCCCAGCCGCTCACGACTCCTCCCCGTCGATTGCGCGGTTGAGGGTTTCCTCGTAGAACGGGAGCAGCCGCGCGACCTCAGCCTCAGCGGCGACGGCGCGGGACGTCTGGTCGCAGGCTCGCTGCGTGGCTTCGTCGCCCGCTTCGGACTCCCGGCGCAGGTCCGCGATGAGGCGGGCCACAACATCCGGTGAGGCGGCGGCGATGTAGGCGGCGTCGGGCGTGCTTCGTCCGTCGTCGCCATACACTCGGCCTACCTGAATCGACCCACTTACGATTCGGCCATAGGTTCCCGTTTCCTCCCACGGTCCCGGTGTCGCTGCCTCCGCGAGCGCCAGGAGCGCGGCGTAGTCGTCGGTCATGTCGTCCCCCGCAGTAGGTCGATGACGGCCTTACGTCGCACCCAGGCTGGACCGGAGTCGACGGTGCCGGGCAGCGCCCCAACCGCGTCAGCGCTCATATTAAGGATGATGTCGACCGACTCCTCAATGCTAGGCATGTCGTGGAGTGCGTCTATACATGTTTCTCGCAGCGTTGGGGCAGAAGGTGGATCGAGCAGGTCGGCCAGTGCCATGACACCACTTAGCGACAAATTCCCCGCACGCAACAACTCGCTGAAACGACGCGCGTCGTTTGCGGGAATGGCAACTCTCTCGATGTCGTATGTCCTGGTCATATCAGTCTCCGTTGTATAGAATCTCTAGGCCAGGAAGCCCTCTGCCTACGAAGTAGGATACCTCTGTGGTCAGGCCTGTGTCAAGAGTAACTACGCCTGACATAGTATCAGTATCGAACAGCCACTTGCTTCGCCCGCTCAAACGCTGAGGCTCCACAAATACGGTGCGCTGATCCTTCAAGATCATCGTCATCACGGGAGCATCGCTATCACGGTCTACAAGGCCTAGGATTTTTCCATGAACCGACTCAAACTTCCAGCCGTACCAGCCATGCCGAGTGTCTATGATTTCAAGTAGTCCGTCATCGTGCAGCACAGCACGGAACGACTGAGCGCCGGGTGTCTCAACTAGTGTTGCTGTCATAATTCCTCAAATTCTGTGCAAATAATTCCTTTTAGCCCCGGACCTTGGCGAACCCATTCGGGCGTTGGGCTGCCGATCATTCCATTCAGAATAATGGGGCACCCATTACCATAGCCCTCTGAAAAGGCTAAATCTTTTGTGCAGCGCTCGCACCAGTTGCTAGACCAGATATCCCATTCAGTCGAGTTGCTGAACACGACTGTCCTCAAAAATATCGTACCAAACATCGACGGCCATAATCGTTGAAAATGCTGCCAACGCATAGGATACCAGCAAGATAAGCGCACTGTTATATTCGGCAGGGTGGACTATCTGATTCATAGCCCCCGCGAAATTAAGACCAGCGATCAACGCGAAAGAAAAAAAAGCCCATACTTTAAACATTAGTGTCATTAATCTGTTGATAGATGGTACAGCAGACATACCAGTCTTTTCCAATATACATCAGGCTCCTGTCGAAATCCTGCTCGTCTGTATGGCATTTGATGCAGCACTCGTAATAGTCTGGACTGAAATCCTTGCACGTCTTAGGCATGATCCTCCCAGCACTCTCTAACGGGGTTATATAGAACCTCTGGACGCTTTAAGCAGTCCGAGCAATTGCGCTCACGAACCCGATAGTTATCGCACATCGGCTCTCCACACGTTATCAGTCGATTTAACTGCAACACGCTGAGCGGGATTGGGTGCAAATGTTTAGGCATACTTGGCCGATTCTAGAATCTCATCAATAACACGGAGCGGAATCGGAGCCATAGCATCATCATCATCCCATATTTCTACTACGTCTCGGATACGTCGGATCGCCCACATATAGCGACGAAATTCCTCAACTACCTGGGCGGTATGAAGTTCATTATTGCCAGAAACAACGTCAGCAAGATCCTGAGAGGTTATCCTAAAGCCGTTAAATTTTTCGGCCATCTTCCATCCATCCGTAGTCCTGAGTGTGTGTCGGCCAGTAGTAGTTGCACCGCTCACAGCAAGTATACTGCTTGTATGTAGAGGCGTCAAGGAAGAAACTGGTATAGAGGCTAGGTGACTTTTCAAACAGCCGCCCGCGATGAGTGATCGCTAGACGATCATCGATCAACCACGGAGGCATCTTGTCATCTTCCCAGCCTGGGAATGCCTGATCTGCTAACGTATGTATCTTTAATCTGGTGGCCGTGGAGTATCCTCGTCGGTCCATCTCATCTAGGATAGCGTCCAGATAGGTCACCAGCCACCCCTCATGGCCTTTCCACATCTTGGTGGCCGGATGATTCACCCAGCCCTGCGTTAAACCCGCCAGGGCCCTCAGAATTTGATAGCCCTCTACTGCCTGCTTGACGAGACGACGGTAGTCCAAACATTTAGCCGTAGCCGTGAAGTCAGGACCGTAGGGAAGGAAGGTCTGCATCAGTGTTGCTCTGAGTCGTAGTACGACCCCTGGCTTAGTTCACTGAACTGCGGCTGCGAAACCTGGACTTCGCCAGTATTTCCGTCCTTGTCACGGAGAGTAACCGTCCACTTCTGATCAGAGTGATGGGCCTCGGTGTGCCAGCCGACAAGCGTATACTGCATATCCGTGTACCACTGTGTGGAGCACTGCTGCTGCTTATTAACTGTGTAGCATGACATACGTGTCCGCTGAACAGGCACATAGACATAGGTAGGCTCCTGTGTAGTCCAGTCACGAGCAGGAGAGTAATGCTTATCTACAACAGTGCCCGAACGCACAGACGTACCACAACCAGCCAGCACTAGGCCGACGAGAATAAGGCCAATCAGTCGCTTCATTGTCACTCCGATGTGTGTTGTTCGACAAGGGTGCGAACCTGCGAATGCAGGTCGGTCACGATCAGTGAAAGGCTCTGTGTAATAGCAACCAGGGCTTCAAGGGAAGCAATCTCAAACTCGCGCTTGGCTGTTTCCTTGGTTGCCCCCCGATACTTTTCACGAGCGGCCACGAAACTGTTGATAGAGTTGTTAATATAGGCTTGAACCGATACCGGCTCTTCCGTAGGTGTTTCAGTCATGCGATGATCCTATCAGTTTGGAATTGCTGTGTCAAGGTTTATATGACACTCACAGGTGCATTCTCCATCATGGAACACACGAGGACATTCTTTATCGTGCCCGCTCAAACACCAGCCAGACCTACTGCGCTGGAAGTTATAGCCGATATCCTGCTTTTTACGTGGAGGCATTATCTCCCCCTAAATGAGTTGAAGATGAGCGTTACCAACCACACTAGGCAGAGAGATAGAATGATAAGTTCTGCTGGTGATACCGGCAGCGTTATATAACTCCACTCCTGCGCGAGCATCAGATGCCGGGGCGGTACTTCTTGCGAATCTGCGGGGCGAAGCCAGCACGCACCAGAGCCTGGTAAGCAATACCGTAGGCTGATTCAGCACCGGCAGCAGACTTTCCAGTAGATCCCTGGACCTTCTTCCACGCGGCAGAAACGTTAGACTCAAGCCTGCGCTTGAGTTCGACTTGTTCCTCGGTCATTATTCTCCTAGTTCGGATAGAATGGCGGCGATTGTCCTGCCATTAATGTAGACCCAACTATCTTCACCGCTGTAAGCGACTACTGTGGGCACGGACTTGATCTGGTAGAACTCTAGCAGAGCGGGTGGCAGTTCGTCAACGTCTAACACATAGATGTTTCGATCTGTCTGCGCGGACAACTTAACAAGTTGCGGTTTCAAAGCCCTGCATGGAACACACCAGGATGCGGTGAACGCAAGTATCCCTGTGGCGTCCTCTATTGCTAGTTCATAGTTATTGGTTATTGTAAGCATGTTACTTCCCTGCGAGAATGGTTGGGCGATTAGCGTTTTTACTGTCAACGATTACAAACTCATTTGTTTCTCTGACAATTGTGACGGATCTCACTGGATTTGCCTTGTAGGTAGTATAGATTGCGATGTGCCATGTTCCCACGGGAATTTCTCCTGGCAATGTTACAACGAAGTTACCGGATGGAGCGCAGTAGGGCTCACTAGGGCGGAAGAAGTATAGCGGGTTAAGGATTTCACCGCCGACGCGAGATTCTACCCGACGCTCAACAGTTGTTTCTACGCCATTATTACAGAACTCTCCACCACCGGTAACGGCTACGTTTTCACCGATGGTGTATACCTTCTTACTGGTAGTAAGCGAGTCGTCACTGAAAGTAAGACCCTGGGCCGGGAAGATTAACCAATACAGCAGAACGAGGCATGTGGCTCCGAGAACAACCCCCGCAGTCCATATGAACTTAACGTACCATTGCTGCTTTTTTGTAATCATATTCATGAAGAACGAATAACAATGGCAATAATTGCTGTGAAAACAGAAATCAAGACCAGTGCTGCCCCGCCTAGAACAATCTTCTCAACAGGCTTAAACCTGTCCTCGGTGATCATTCCGCCAACGGATTCCTTCAACCGGCCCACCTCGTCGTGCAAATTTTTGATATCATAATGGATACGCTCATCTTCCAGATTCACCCTAGCGGCTAAATCCAATAGGTCACGCTCAATTTTGCGTATGAGATCTAGCGCGTCCTCAGGCAAATCTGTCATTCCTTCCAGGTAATATATACTTATTGTATCACCTGTTTTATAGCAACACGCAACTAATTAGGTGTCGTTTATCACCCGTTTGGCGGGTTTACTATTGATTCACAATTAGTTCGATTGCAGTTATTTCGTCACCGATATAGCGACGCTTAGTGATAAAATCAGCAACGGCACTAGGGCCATGCTGACGACCATGAAGAATAATCAACCAGCGAGGCTCAAACTTGCTGTCGATGCATGACTGACATACCACCAACTGGATTCCTGGCTCAAGTCGACTTGACCTACGCTTAAGAATCGCCCGCTGCTTGTTGCATGACTGACAGAGTGCTGTCTCCATATTACTGATTAACCCGCCTTGGTTGTGGTGGGTCGCCTGCGACCCCGCCTAATATACATTCTATGTTGTATGATTGTATCATATTCTGACAAAGCGAAAGGTATTCCATTATTTCAATGGTCTTTGCTTCATTAAATGCAAGCAATTCATTTTCATAGACACGCAACTCTACGAAATACTTTATACCATCATCCGTTGTTAGATGACGCTGGTCATGGACTACAACATCGACAGTGAACTTGTATGGCTTTTTGATCTTACGCCATGCCTCTGCAACGACGGGGCCATAAACTACAGCCATCTATGAATATCCTTCAAGATATCCCAGGTATCCTCGCTCTTATGGGAATTACGAGCGACATCTGTCTTACCATCCTTAAGATACACCCCGCCCCAAACGCCCCACTCTTTATTCTTGCGACCTTGTGAGCCACACTGCTCTGCTACAGGACAGGAAATGCACATGGCGTCAGTGTTCTGAGCCGTGATAGAGTCGGTTTCATAGTCATCGAAAAAGATTTCGATAAGGTCTGCGGATAGGTCTACCATGCCAGAGCATGATCCGAGGGCTTGCCAATCAGTTAACAACATAAATTTCGGGCACCTCCCACGACCCATTGGGACGCAGTGAGTACCGAAACTGAAGCCACCATTCACCGTCTAGAAAAACGCCACGCTTATTTGTATAGCCATTCGCGGACTTGCGGTGGGTGATAATATCGTAACCGTCCCACGATAGGAATCTGTTACGGTCAACTACGTCATGCGCCTCGTCGTAATTGAGGGTAGCATACTTCATTATGTGCTCTTTTCGTTAGTATGTCCGGTTTGTGCTATAAGTCTATCAAGAGAACTAAAGAACGTCAAGGGTTTTTGAGAAGGAGGGGGAGTTTGTACCTCCCCCTCCCTCATACGTACGCCCACTCGTGGTTATAGTCCCACGAGATACCAGACTCATCTACTGTTACAACAGCGACAGAATTGTGCTGGTGCTTAGGCATGCCCCAAGGCATGGCCTCGGGGTTTGCTCCTAGCCCCACAACATGAGCGTCGCCAAATTGGTACTGTACGGCACGGTGGTAGTGACCATGGAACCAGAATGCGGGCCTAGCGATTTCTCCAACCCGATCTAGCATCTTGCGGTGCCCTTGGGAGTAAGGATCATCCTTGATGAAACCATCCCATTCTGGCAGTGTCGTTGGAGAGTCGTGGGTAAATAGAATATCTACTCGACCAGTGATATCGATAAGGTTCTGCAACATAAGAATGTCAGAAAACTTTATCTCTTCGTTACGCCACCAAGACTTACCCTCGATGCGAGCATACTTGTCAATACTGTAAGCGCCGCCCACGGAAGCAAACTTAACCCCGTCCATATCGAACACCGCAGTCTTGTTTCCAAGAATGGTGATGTGGTCACGGACTGGGATAAAGGTCTGAGTTGTCAGCGCCTGGTAGTTCTCTACCCGGTCATAGTTTTCGTGGTTGCCTAGCGTGACATACCAGTTGACCCCGCGAAGCGAAGAGTTCTCATTCAGTTTGTCGAGGAAATATACACCATCATCCGTGTGGTCCCAGATGCCGAAGTCTCCGACCTGAAAGATATTGGTGATGTCAAGAGACTCAGCAGCGCGACAGACAGCGCTGGCGAAACTAATGTCGCCGTGAACGTCTCCAACTACCATAAACTTAGTCACGGAACAAACTCCTGTATCTGCGCTTCAATAGCGGCTTCATAGCCTTTTGGCGGCGGTCTAGAATGTCAACTACAACATCCATGCTCTCTAGCGTATCGCGTTGCAGACCAATGATGTCGTTCTGCATATCGATGGTACCCTTTTGAGTATTGATGATACCGATCAAACGCTTGATAGTTGTGTTGGTAAAGTTGCTAGCATCTAGGGTCATTTGACCGACTCCTGCCGCGCCGCATGCCACTCGCAATAGTAGACTCCGTCAAAGAGTCCCACGGCGTCATCGTCGCAGCGATCATATTCTGTGTAAGTATCATCGCCGTCCTCGTCATACCAAGTATCAACATAGATATAGTCGCAAGTAGAGTCAATGGTCTTAGACACAACTACCCCTTATATAGTAGAACTTCGATCCCGGCCTTTTTGGCGCGGGCCACACAGTCAGCAGTACCTCGACTGCCTTCATGCATGTATGCTACCGCAATGTCAGCCCCTAGGTCAACCATCTTCTGGTTGCGAAGTGGCCCAGCGCCCTTGCCGTGCGTGGTCCAGTCGGCCTTGTGGGTTTCTGTGCTTATTGTGTAGCCCTGCCCGCGTAGAAACTGGGCGGTGTGGTCTAGATAAAACTCACACATTTCGTCAGCGCCTCTAGCGCCTCCGTGCACTAGTATGATCTGCTTGTCGTCAGGCAGTCGCTTAGTCAGCGTCTCAATCGCTACAGTGATGCCGCGAGTGAATGTAGGATAGTCGGCCCAATCTCTTGAGCCGGTAACTAGAATCCTAATGGTGTCCTCCTATGAGTGCTTGATCTTCATGTTCAAGATCTGAATTATGTCATCCATAGGGCCGGGGCCTAAGTAGTCCCCGATGATTATTGCTGCGTCGGTGGGGTCGAAAGCCTCAACCTCTATTGTTAGTTCTACTTTGAAGCGATACTTATCCATACCTGAATTGTATCACTTGTGGAGCCTCACCGCAGAATCGAACTGCGAATGGGTGCTTACGAAACACCAGTTATGCCATTTAACTAGCAAGGCAGCCGTGACGGCTAGTTCATAGACAACCGTGCCGTCACTAACTCGTAACCTATTCGACCCCGCCCGCTCTATGTACCATTGGGGTAACTTGTATTACGAGTTTTGCAGCCTCAGCGAGAATCGAACTCGCTACTCATCCTTGAGAGGGATGGATATTAACCCATATACTATGAGGCCAGAGTGTCCGCAGCACGAATCGAACGCGCTTCTCTGAGGCTTCAACCCAGCGCATAGACCTACTCTGCCATGCGGACATGTCCGTGACGGGACGGCTTATGTTAACCTTCCCGCCCGGAGGAGAACCAGTATATCAAATTACAGAATGCCTGTCAATGGGCGGACCCAATACATCGTATGCATCGTCACGTCCTCGCCCATCACATCTGTCAGCGGGCAGTCACTACAGATCGCCACGCCTAAACGCTGATGATAACAATATTTATCGCTAACATTATGACAAACGCAGCATTCCATTGGGTCACCGATTTTCATAAATCCTCACCAGGGTAGGGCCGAGTCGTCAAGCACCGGAACATACTCGTATTTGAACTCTGACTTATATTCGTGCTTGCCGCAGTGCTTACATGAGCGGCTAGAAGATTCATGGATAGTCCAGACCCTTTTCTCTACGCCAGCGATGACCGTCGTGCGGTGACCGCCATAGCGGGACTTGATCGTGACCCACTCGCGGAATTCGTGCTCGCATTTGGATTTATCGACGTCTGACTTACCGTGTTTGCGGTAGGGAAGTTGTTCTTTCGCCTCAACTGCGGCGAATATTTCCCTGATACTCTGGAAGATCATATTACCTCCTATGGAGCGACTAGCGGGAATCGAACCCGCGACTCAACTTTGGAAGAGTTTCATGTTACCACTAACACCACAGTCGCATAAAGTTGGCGGGCGATGAGAATACTCGCTTGCCTTGATAGTCTCTAGACGGATTATTGATTCCCATCGTTTCCAGCATGTCCCCATGCTAACTATCACGCCTGGTATGTATAGCATACCACTCTTTATATTCCTGTTCCACTCCACAGTTTTCACTTCGTCTAGAGGTAGCAAGCCTCTTGACTGCATTACTGGCTATGAACCATCCTCCGCTTGCGGCTCGGGATGAACTTGGTTCCCCGGAGGGCCAAGTATTAAGGCGCTTTCGAACAAGAACAAGGGAAGTCTTTCGCTTTTGAAATAACCAGCAGGATTCGAACCTGCAACATATTGTTCCAAATACAATCGGTCTACCATTGACCTATAGTTGCTTTTGACAGAAGAAGCGCTTCCCTAGAAGGTCCGTAGGATTTTGGCCTACAGAATGCTTCACTCCTCCGATATGATTTCCTTGTCAGGTACTCTCAATCTCCGTCGATACTTATGACCTCGCCAGACCACTTTTTCGGCTTCATGGACCCCGCCCTAGGTTGACGCCTCGGACTTATGATCCTTCCTTCCTGCCAGCATCGCTCGTCGTTTGTGGCTGGTTGTCTGCGTGACAACCTGGGATAAGCACGTTTGCCGTTTCCCGCCTGACTTACGATGCCCCGGTCCCCTGGTATGGAACTCGTTGCAGTTTCGGATTGCATGGATTACCATTTCTGGTGGCGGTTGTCACCCGCCTTTCATTGGGTTACCCCAACATATCAGCCATGCCTGTTTTATTGCTATTTAGTTTTCAACTGGTTGCAGGACCGCGAGAATCGAACCGCGTTTATTTCGAGTTTATGAGACTCGACTAGATATCCAACCTACCGTCTGCGTCTAAGAAAGACCATTATACCAGCCGAACTGCTCTGCTGTTTTCATAGAGTGACAATTTGCACATAAAATCTGGCACTTCTCGATTTCTGCTTGAATCAATTTCAGGCCCTTGCCGAGTGTCACCGCATGCCCCATATTAAAACTTTTATCTTCAAGATGATCAAAGTGTAGGGTTGGTATTCGCTTTTCTCCACACACTACACACGGATGCTCAGACAAGTAATCGAAAAGAAATTGCCTTTTCGATTTTTTATTAACAGCGACTCTGTTCTTTTGGAGTGTCTTATTTTTTTTGTACCAAGCGCGACTATAATCAGTTCTACATTTTTTGCATACAGATTGCTTACCATCTTGCTTGCTTTTGTTAGAATGAAATTCTTCCACTGGTCTATCTTGATTACATCCGGAACAAAACTTCATAATCAAGTATACCATATGAGGCGGCAGGAGGGTGGTTTCGAACCCCCAAGGGATTATCAGTCCTCGCTCGCTTTCAAGGCGAGTGCCGTCGTCCAAAATTCGGCTTGTCCTGCCATACTTATTCAGTTATATTTAAAACGGACGTGCTGCTCTAGACGTAGACCGCCACGGTACTGCCCCGTGGTCCATGGGGTAAAAGCCCATTGCATCGCTTCAATGCTTGCGGCCCAAACATTAGCGAGTGTCCTGCATTTTGGACGACCTATTACCAACTGGCGTATAGGGTGGATCGCAGCCCACATTTCTCACTGGTCTGAACGGCGAGAGTCGAACTCGCATCGCCTTCGCCCCAAACGAAGTGGGTTACCATTACCCTACGTCCAGTTAGCAATGTGTTTTAATTCGGTGGCAGTTAGCACACCTTACTTCACACTTTGCAACTTCGTCTATCAGTCTTTGATCTGAAACCCTACGCCTTGTGTTATCTGCGAGGTTAAACTCTTTGACGCCACGCACATGATCAAAATCTAATGCGACTGCGTTTGTTCTGTATCCACAGTCAACACACCCAGACTCAAGTTTAATGCGATTGAGCATGGCTTTCTGTCTATCGGCACGTATTTTTTTGTTTCTGTCTTTTCTTGCCTTGTCACCGTTTTGATAACGGTGACGGTCGTAATCGGTGAAGCACTGCTTGCACCATGATTGTAACTTGTCAGCACGACGAATTGAAAAACTGTTCAGAGACTTGGTTTCTCCGCATCTACCGCAGGCCTTCATCTCTCCCTAACTTGTTGACACAAGTCTATCAGACCGATCTGGCTGTGTCAACTGCTTTCATGCTACTCTTCCCAGTCAAACTCCGTGGACTGAATTACCTTGGCGTCCCATCCCCGCGACCGCCACGACTTCGCCTGCGACTCTGCGTGACGCAATTCATGATAGGTTGTACGTCTCCCATAATACGGGGCGGGCTGGGACTGATCAGTCTTTGTGAATACTACCTTATAGATACGCATTACTGCCAGACCGTGACCATCTTAGTGCCCTTAGTCACCAATTCTGGTCCAGTCGAGCCCTCTTCGTTTCCGTAAGAGTTATAGACCTGACCGACCCTGATATACTGATCCGGCTCGGCGCTACTGCCAACAAGACGGTAGATCTTCCAGTTGGTCCAGACGGTGCCTTGACTATAATCGCCGTCGTATCCGTCCTTGACACTGGGAGTATTGTCTACCTCTTCTACAAACTCAATCCTGGTAATCATTCGTACACCGTCACCTCTACCTGCTTAGGGAATACTTCATGCATGTCATCGTTCCACTCGCCGCCCACAAAACTGTAGTAGCGGCCAGTTTCCTTGAAATATCGTACGTCGTTGCAGTCAGCGATCTTCCATACGATGTCCATATATTCACCGGAACCTTCGCCCCCGCCCGTTTGCTGGACTGAGGATACGAACAATTCACCGAACTGGACAGGCGTACGTCCGATTTCCCAGACGGCCTCTTCGTATAGATTTTCATCTTCGTACGCATTATCGGCACAGTACGCCTTGGAAACCAGTTCCCTGACATTCTTGGCGGTGACGTCAGAAAGCAACAGGAAGTCACTCATAGAAAACCACCACTCGCTCCTGCGGGGTGACCTCACGGAAGTCTCCATCCCAGGTCGTGCCGTCGTAACTAGCGTAGTATCCGTCCTTGCGGAAATACTTAATACCAGTCTCGTCGGTGAACGAGAATACTGCGTAGCGAGTTTCACCCTGGCCCTCGCCGCCTACGTCTTGGACGCAGGCGACGCGCATACCATTGAAATCCTCTCCTGGCTCTACATCAATATGCCGGGACAGTTCAGAACTCCAAGTCATGGTTCGCCCGAGAGAATACGAAAGTTCGCCCCAGTGCTCGGTCTCATACTCCAAGTCATCATCATCGACGTCGGCATCTGGCTCATAGTCGGGTGCCTTGTAGTACATAGACCATAGAGTCTTTTCAGCGTCCTTGGCGGTAAGTTCTGCAACGGTCATGATTGTTCCAATCTAACGAGTTTGTGGGCCTTGCTCTTATGATGTTGGACATAATCCATGTCCGGTATGCGGAAGGTCTCGTAGTTTTCTACAAGGAACCGCGCCGACCAGCCCTTAGTCAGACTGGTGATAGTCTTTTGTGTAGCCATAGCATAAGCCCTACGCGGGCTAATCCGGTATTCAGAAGGAATCACCCATCGCTCTAGAGCAGTGGCATAGATTTCTTCACGATACAGTTTAACCTGATCCTCAAAAGACATAGCCTTGATTACTGTCATATCCATCTTGATCTGCTGCCCGCCCGCAAGCATCGAGTCGTACATAGGATGCTCGCCGTAGGCGACTGATTCATGGATAGAGTCGTGATCGTAGATGCGTGTCACGGCGTCGGAAAAGAATGCCTGCTTGTCCATGTTTAGATTGACACGCTTTTTGCCGTGCTTTTCTTCCCACACAGAGTATAGCAAGTCATGGAGGTCCAGGTCAAGGGTTGCGCCAGCCCTCTTTAAAACAACTATGTCAGACATATGCTTATTCCACGAGCCGTTAGGCAGCGACCAGTAACTGTGACTGACCTTGATGGTGTAAAGTTCGTCCAGGGTCGCGCTCCGAAACCCCTGGAACCATCCCTCGAATTTCGGATGCCAGAAAGAGTCCCACGACGGGGCGGGGTTGTCTGAAAAAACGTCTGTGTCTTTCGGAAGCCTACTACCAGGAACAAGCCGGTTCATAGCAGTAGATCCGATTACTAGTGTAGGCATTTTGATCCTATCATAGTAGTTACGTGGGCTATCCGACCGGATTCGAACCGGCGATACTTGCAGTCACAGTGCAAGTGTTGATGCCTCCACTTCGGATAGAGTCGCTCAGCCTGGTAACGATCCAGACTACCTACCTTATGAGAGTAGATTAATCACCTGATTCAGAGCGTTATTACACGTACTCCCGGTCGGATTCGAACCGACATATCCGAAGAAACTTGATCCTAAGTCAAGCGCGTCAACCGTTGCGCCACGAGAGCATTATCAACCAGAGCCTCTAGAACGTTATGAGGGGCGGGCTACTGACGACTCCCCGCCGGGACTTCGTCATTCATCGCTCTTAGTTAACGTAGACCAGGAGGGAATCGAACCCCCATCGGTTGCGTGTAAAGCAACGTGCTTACCGTTAGCGACTGGTCCTCGTGCTGCTCCGTATCGCGTTGCAGCGGTGCGTCGGACTGAATACCGAAGGTCGTCACCTATCGTTAGCCTACCCACATAGTTCCAAGGGGAGAGATTTTCACACTTCGTAGCCAAACGTTAATACCCTGTAGCCGACCGGGCCGGTCATCTGCCTCCATACAAGTGCAGACTCGCCTATCTCATGCGGACAGGACTTGGTGGTGGAAAGCGTGGGACTCGAACCCCTCTGACTCCTTGCAAAAGAGTAGTGCAACCATTACACTGCGCCCCCCAGGACTCCCCTTATCGCGGGTAGACGTCCGATTTATTGCCGCCGCTAAACGGCCACGGAAAGTTTAAGTCAGGTGATCTCTATTCAATTACTGTTCCACTACTTTCGCGTTTTTCGTGGAGCCACCGGCTGCTTCAACTTGGTATAACTATATCAGACGGTCTAGAGCCTGTCAAGTGGTTCTAGATCGAAGTTGTCTCTGTCTTTAACATTGGCATGCAGTTGTACCGCTCCATCATGCGCCATACCTTGTTCCAGTTATATGTCTTACCATCTGGAATCATAACATATGAGTAGCGACTATTAACTAGGCCTAGTCTAGCCGAGTGATCTGCTCGGGCTACCTGTCGCATAGAATACTGGGTGCGTCTAAAGTTTGCAATAGCGTATGGGTCTGCCGAATCTTTGGCCCAAACCACCCGCTGCTTCGGCATTGAGTTGGCGATTACAGTGCTATCACCCACAACCCTTTTAGAGCCATGAATCGGCCCTCCATAGAACAAGATTATTACCGGCTGGTCTAGTTTCATCAGTATTCATCCTCCGCGTATATGTCAACAGCCTGTTTGATTCCGACAAAAACCCAGAATCCGAACCACCAGAAAAGTAAAACAATAAAATCGGCGGGCGGCTGGACCTTCATCACAAACACCATATAGGCTACGAGAGGAATAACACCAAGAATCTTGATCAGAAACTTCACAATTGCTCCAAAACCTTGTGGAACAAGTCAATATAGTGGTTAGCCTGCTCAACCCGCTCGGTTTCTTCCTGAGCGTACTTTTCTGAACTGCCTAATGATCTGCGAAGATAGTCACCTCGCGCAGCCACCCATTCGTCATATGGTTGAATTGAGGACGTATAGGGCTTGGCATCCCATGCTTCAGTATCATCAAGCATCTTCAATGCATCGTCGCGCATGGAGTGAAGTTCATCGGGCCAATCTAGCGGAACAATGGCGTCACGCACTGCCTGAATACGAGCGAGGACGATAGCCGCCTCCGCTATGCTGTCTTTATTTGACTGGCGGATACGATCAACGTATTCGTAGTAGGCCTGCTTTGTTTCCTGGCTGGTCATATTCAGCCACTCGTCAAGTTCCTGGCGGGCCTTTTTGATCGAATCATCGTAGTATGCCGAGCGCTTGCGATACCTCACAGGCGCATCTAGCGACTCATCGCGCTGCATGATAGCAAAACCGCGACTGCGGGCGCATGAATTAAGATAATCTGCTGCGGTTGCTGTACCATCGACAACACCGGCTGTATAACCGTTAGGCATTAGTAATCTCGACCTTCAGTAAAGGTGGGCGGATAGTGATAGGCATGCAAATGCTCGCCGTTGGGCCAGATTACGATATATCCAGCACCTTCAGCCCAGCACTCACGCCACCAGACGTAGTGTTCATTGTCGTTGTAGAACGACTTGTAAAAGATGTTTTCTAGAACGAAGTCATCAATTTCCATGACGGCCTTTCGTTAGTAGGAGTACCACCGGCAGGGATCGAACCTGCATTATTCTTCGTTCGTAGCGAAGTGCTATGTCCATTAAGCGACGGCGGTATGTTCTTTCTTTAAACGATTAAGGGCTTTTCTAACAGAAGAGTCTGAGACTCCCAGTTTCTTGCCAGCACCGCTATAACCATACTCTACCACAAGGGAGTCTAGTTCGTCAAGGTCCGGCCAGTTGATTTTTCTTCTCTTTGCCCCTCGGCAGGCCCCACAAAAATTACCACTGCTCGTGACTCTCTTACCACAACCGTCGCCGCAGAAGTATATTGACTTAGCCAGTCGATTTTTTACGTTTCTTCCAGAAAATGTAACAGTCTGACTGTGACAGTTGTGACACAGAAAGGTAAGATTATCAAGTGCGTTGTTTAAGTTATCACCATCTATATGCTCAACTGTCATGACGATGGGTAAATCATTCCATACATTACCGAGACCACATGCATAGCATTTATCTTGTAGATGACCGTCACGAAGCAATCTAATTCGAAGGTTGGACCCACCCCTTTTTATTCCTTTAGAATAATACTCATCGTCAGATATTTTTCTATATTCTCTTAGATATGAAAGGTCCGAATGGAAAATTGGTATCTCTAGCCCATACCTCTCCGCGAAGGCTCTTAAATTAGCATAGTTTCCTGAGCCCATTTTCTGCCCCAGTCTTTGCAATATCTGTTTTTGAGATTTAGCACCATCCCAGGCGCTTAAGACGGCCTGCTCATCCCACCAGATGGAAGTTTTTCTTGGGGTCATGTACTAATGGTAGCACGTCAACTTAGTTTTGTCAACGTGCTACCATATAGGCTGGCAGGACAGGGATCGAACCTATGTAGGGATGAGTCAGAATCATCTTGGCGAGCCAACACACCACCTGCCATTACTACGATTCCGCTTGTTAATTGGCAAGGTCATCGAGAATCGAACCTCGTCGGATATGGAAGAGTTGAACTTCCCTTTACTGGTTATCAGCCAGTCGTAATCTACCGATATACTAATATCCGCGAGCAGGCCACCCAGGAGTCGAACCTGGCATTTTTGGGTTGGAAGCAAATGTGTTTCCGATACACTAGTGACCCATATTTAGTTATTGCGAGCCACAAGAAGGTACTGCCCCCTCTTTTCCTGTTTACAAGACAGGTACATTACTTTTATGTTATAGTGGCATATTCCGTTTATGGGTCCAGGTGGAACATCCTGTTCGTATCGACGGGTTATACAGTCCATCCTGTAGCCCGCCCTGCCCAAGCACCCCAGCGAAGATTCGAACTTCGATAAACGGTGCCAAAAACCGTTGTCCTGCCGTTAGACGACCGGGGTATGGAGAGCGTTTTTTAAGAGGTGCTCTTACCCTCTCCGATGTCGTGAACTTAGTATAGCAGTTCTACTCGAACTCGTCAAGACCGAACAGTTCTAACTGCCCTTCTAGTTCATCCACGAGCCACCGCCTTAGATGATAACTGCGACTGGTGCCTAGACCAGACGGTCTTGATTGGGATAGGACTACGATCATAGCCGAACCATGAAGCGTTGTCAATACCTATGTCGTACCTAGACCCCGCCCCGAGGTACGGGGCGCAGAAATGAGCATCGGAACGGTTGTTCTTGCTGTGCAGGTGCCCGTGCAATTGCAGGGTGCCCTTGTCAGAGCCGTCCCATGCTGCTAGCGGGTAGTGGCTTGCAACAAACTGTACGATTTCGTTTGGCTGTGTACCAGTCAACTTAACATTGGTAAGTTCAGGAAGAACATTATCACCGAACCAATACGCCAGACGCTTGCTGTCATCGTGGTTGCCAGGAACAACATACTTTTCACCATTGAGACGGTTAAGTATGGCCTCAGTATTCAGACGGTTAGAAAAACTAATGTCGCCAAGCATCAGCACGATACCGTCCATCGGTACTACGCTGTTCCACTTACGAATAAGATACTCGTCGTGTTCAAGAATGTCGTGGAACCCGCGAATCTTGGTTGCCATCATCTGGTGACCAAAGTGCAGGTCAGAGGTTGCGAAGAATTTACGCAGATCAGTCTGCATACGAAACTTATGACGCATTATTCTCCAATAGTCTCGATGCTTACAATGGCGGTGGACATAGAAAATGTACCATCCCTGTATAGAGCGTACACGGACCCGCCGATATCAAGCGGGTAGAGCGCATCGTAAGGACGGCGTCCATCTACGTCGATATCTTCTGGTCTTACTCCGTCGCTGATCCACTTTAACGGTCGCTCAGAACTGCGCTTAACCCAGTGGTTTTCTTCGTCAATGGTGTAGTATGTGCCAGACTCAGTTGTTACTAAAAGCATTATTGCTCCTTAGGTGGAGGCGGCGGGATTCGAACCCGCGTCTTTCGTTCATTATATGTCACAGATACAGCGATGCATCCTGCCGGTTATTCTTTGTTGCTGGCATTACAGGGTGCCCTCTCAGGCGGTTTTCAGCGTTCTGTTCCTAGGTCGCTGACACCCGGCCACTCATACAGTGATGAGAGCGTACTCGGCACAAAGTGCCTCGTACTCGGCGTCGATGTTGAGCATTGCTGCTGCAACAATCTGGTTTGTTTCGTCGTTTATTTTGTTGTTGGTTACTTAGGGTAACCGCGCCCGCTGCCACTTCATACTTCCGAAACGAAATCGATTACCTTTCGCCCCCCTGACTTGCGCGGAATAGACAGGGGATGATCCTGCACGGCCTTGCGACCACTCTGTTTAGCAAACAGGCCCCGACGCCAACTTTCGGGTGGCTATTCCTTAGCGTTCTGTTCAATTATAACACGAAGACTACGTGCTATGTCAATTAGAGCGTGCGCCTTGGCAATTTCGTGGTAATACCTACTGCCTAGACCCAACTCTACATCGTCAAGATCAATTCTTGGCCCGGTCATCCATGCGGGCACCGGCTCGCTTTGGCTCACGCTTCTGGCCCTTCCTGTCATCCTTGCTCGGCTTTTCTTTCTTCGGAGTGAGTACAAGGACAGTAAGTTTGCCCTGCCCTCTGACCACTGAGAATCCAGCAGATTCGTACTCTTCCGCGATGGTGTCTAGCCACGCCTGGTTGGTGGAATAAATGTCCTTGTTCTTAACCTTCATGTCTGAATCCTATCAGTTGGAAGCGGGTGTGTCAATGGATAGTGGGCGCAGATACTTAGCCTCTGTCATTTAAGCGTACGCTGGCTTTCAAGAGCAGCGCCCCACCTTCCATCAGTTAAATCTAGTAGACGGGAGTATTCCTGCGGCTGGCCGAAGCGTAGAGGTTTGCTGCCCGCACGGACAGATCAACCACCTGCCCATCAGACTCAACGTGCCCATCGATCCTCAGTTTTGCCGGAAGGGTCTCGGGGGATGTGGTAGTGACCTTATACGTACCGTCGTCGTTCTTATCGAGCGTGATGCTAAAACTCATGTTTTCTCCTTATTGTAGGTTTTGCTGTCTTGCCTCAGTTAAAGGCTACGCGGTCACAGAAACCGTTGCTCAGGGCATCCTTAGCAGACAGCCACCAGTCACGACGGTCCCAGTTCTTTTTGAACTCTTCCTCGCTGATCAGCGCACGCTCACCGAATACCTCGATGATACGGTCAGAAAGAATGTCAGTCATTTCCCTGCCGTCCTTGTGGCTCGATACCGAGCCACGGGCGCTGTAACTGATTTCGTGGATCAGCAGGATGCTGGAAGGAGTCATAACGCGCTCGTCGCCAGCCTGCAATAGAACCCCGCCCATCGAGGCGGTGATGCCAAGGCTTACGGTCTTGATCTTGCGCTCACCGTCCTCTGCAACAAAGCGGAGGGTGTCGAACAGGGCGAACCCGTCAGTCACAGACCCACCATAACTGTTGATATTCAGTTGCAGCGGTGTGCCCTTCGGAGTATTGCTGTGCCACACGGTAATGTCACTGATGACCTGCTTGACGGAATAGTCGTCTACATAGTCGTAGAGTGTGAAGATGCCGTTCTTGTAGCGGTACGTATCTGCATCCCGCGCAAGGAAGTGCTGCAAGCGGTCGAGTTCTAGACGCTGCTTGTCAAGATCCATGACAGCCTTTTGGCGCTCAATGTCGTCAAGCAGATGATCATCACCGGCCTCGCGGACCTTTTCACGATAGTCAAGGATCGCGGTGTTTGCAGAAACGATCTTCTCAATATCCTCAGGCTTGGCATCAAGCGGGGCGGGGATAAGTTCGAACTCAGGGTAAGTCATTAGTCTCCTAGTTAGAGGTGGATCTTGTGAGTAGTCTATCATAGATGCTTCTGGTACTCCCTGTCAGATTCGAACTGACACTCGGACGGGCTTAAACCGTTTTCCTCTACCGTTGGGATAAGGGAGCGTAGCCTACCTCGGACTCGAACCGAGACCTGTACGGAGTTTGAACCCGTTTTCTCTACCATTGGAATAGTAGGCCATTAGGCTGTTTTTAAAGAGGTAGACGCCACCCTCTGCTTCCCTGATGCTAAGAGTATACCTTAGCCGACAGACTTCGTCAAGAGCGGACTGGTTCCAGAGTCGGTCCCGCAGGGGTTAACGTACAGCGGGCCGGTGATCTTTCCAGTAGAAAGACCCTGGACGAGCAGCAGTTGACAGACATCCTTATTCTGCTTGATCGAGTCAGCAAGGATCTCATTGGCCTTAGCCTGCGCCGTTGCTTCGATCACCTTGGTTTCAGCGTCGATCTTAGTACGCTTCTGGATTTCCTCAGAGTTGATCTTTGCCTGAGCGTTCTGTAAAATAGCGTCGGGCAACTGGATCTTACGAATCTCGATCTTTTCCAGAATAATACCACGAGCAGCAAGGATGGGGAGCAGCGCAGCCTTTACGGAATCCTCATAGGCATCCCGCTGAGTCTGAATGTTGTCAGCGGAATAAGTGCTTCCCTTGTCATAGACAGTGGAGCGGGTGAGAGGACGGACGATCTTGTCTACGTAATCCTCGCCCACCGTCAACAGTAGCGTAGCGGCGCGAGCCTTGTCTACGGAAAAGTAAACCGAGACGTCAACAGGCGTCTGGACTCGGTCGGACGTGACAGTCTTGATTTCGTTGTCGTCGTCCATGTTCAATACCTGAGTCTTGACGTCAAGGCTGGACACGGTAGTCCAGGGGAGCGTCAGGTGCGGGCCGGGGCCGAGAGGGTCACCAGGCTGCCCGAGAGTAATCGGGACACCTACATCGGTAGCGTCGATAGACTTAATGCTGGACGGGATGATAATAAGCAGAGACAGGGCCAGAACAACTGCTCCTGATACTCTAACCCACTTGGTAAACGACTTAGTCGAGGCTTCTGTGTAGCGATCCCCGGCATCATCGACCTCGAACTTGGGCGGGCGAACGAGAAGGAGAAGTCCAACAAGTCCAAGTACGGCGACGAGGCTCATAAAAATAAGAGTTCCCATGAGAACCTTTCGTTAGGGCTGCGGGTTGCAGCGATACGAGTATCCTAGCCGATCAGTTTAGGTCTGTCAATGGAAGAACCGCACCAAAGATGATGCGGTTCGACCAAATTTCAGACTAGATCAGAGGGTCTGAACTAGGGTCCACAGTGTAGTTGCACCATCAACGTACTGACGCTGGGCGCGCTCCTGAGGCATGAACTTGTAAGCACGATTCTTGCGCTCAGTAGATTGTGCATCAACTGTGCGGTTACGACGTGCGGTTGCTGTCTCCGTTGGCATATATATGTCACCTTCCAATCAAATGTTCTAGAACACTTAATTATAGCATGACAAATTATAAAACCAACTATCGAACAGAGCGGAAGATGCCTGCGAGAAAGTTAAGCCCAAAGACAATAAGCAGTGACTCTCCGTAACCGAACGGGGGGATCCATTCAATGAACGTAGACAGCCCACCCGCGATAAGCATAAAGATCCATGCCTGTACGAATAACGCCACGACGCCGAGGATTATTAGAATAAGAAGAGCGATGCCTGCATATTCTGTTTCATTTGTTTTAGTCATCCGTTATACAGTCCAACCAAATAGAGGTGTGCAGTTTTAATCGCATTGTGAAGTTCTTCGAACTCTTGAAATGACAATCTAGCACCCGCGTTCATAGCGATATGAATATTTTTCCCCCGCGTACTTGTCTGCCATTTTACAGGATTGCGCTGATTGTGCCTGTTATAGTCGTATCCATCTACACCTACACATATTACTACCTGTGCATCACCGAGCGAACGGCGAAGAAAAACCTGCTCGTCTGGTTGTTGCCCGGTTATCGTGCCGTACCAGGAAGTCTTAGTATCAAGTTTCTTATCCATGTATGTCATAACCTCATCCTGTGTATGGTGCGCTAATCTTGGGCGGGAGTAGTTTGTTGTAAAACTCATCCAGTTCCGACTGACTCTGATTGGTATAAGTCCATACAGCGTTAATCTCATGGCGTAAATACATCGGCCTAATGAAATAGGTGATCCTACCACGATATTTCTTCTGTGTCGCTGGAAGCCGGTCCCCGCATATCTCCAAGAACTTCTCTGCCTCCGCGAGTGTCTTGAAAGTTTTTATTAACTTAGGCTTGTTGTCTGTATAGTCGTCGTACTCGTTCCAGCAGTAGTTTTCCTCTATGAGGAAAACATCATACTTTTCATCGAGGATTTCATCAAGATAAACCATCGAGCAACTCCTTATTCAGTTTGTCTGCGATCCTACGGTACCTCTCATCATTCCAAGGACCGGCCCCTGATGATACCCAGGATGTTTCTTCAGATATCTTGCTATCCCATACTCTTAGCATGGCAATCGGATACTTTTCAATGTCGGAGTCAATTGGAACTTCGAAATCCATACGGTGGTTATGCCCTGCAACCAAAAAGTATACGGTTACCTCAAAGACACCCGTTTTTTGATTCCATTCAATATAGATCTTACGATCAGGATACTGTCTATTCGACCAGTAATCTAATAGCGATCTGGCTAAGTGCTTTATCCTATCGTATTCATTAGTCATGTGCCACTATCGGGAATCGGACCCGAAATACCTGGCTTAGGAGGCCTGGATTGTTCCTTACTAGCGGCGTGTGGACCGTGGTACCCCGGTCCCTGACTGATCTGACTTGTTTTAGTTTCTCGGGCGCTACCCAAGTCTATCACCCTGCACCAGATAGTAGTTAAGCGTCTAGCAGTCATTGTGCCACTATCGAGAGTCGAACTCGAAGCAAGTCCTTCGGAGGGACGAGCGATATCCTTATTAGCGGCTTGGTCGGGGTGTGATTATTAATGCGCGCAATCCGTTGGCGTGTGACCTATCCAGGTTTGAGCGCTCGCCCCTAGGTGGTATCGTTCGTTTAATTGCCCCGGCACCCTCGACTGGATTCGAACCAGCATCATCCGTTATGCGCTACTTGCTTAGAAGGCAGAGCCATTACGAGGGTAGAGAGCGGCAGAATGTTCATGACAACGACGCTGCCGCTCAGTCTATTGTATCAGTCCCGATAATTTTGTTCAACATCGAATGGTCTGACACAGTTAAAAGGTATTCTCAGTCTAGGCCCGTCCCAGGTTATGTTCGGGACGAGAATCCAATGGCAGGCGTCCTTATCGACCACCGTAAAAGTAATCCCGGCGGGGAGTCCTTGAACAGCATACGATACCCGTACCATAGAGCCAATATCAACGAGGACCGTAGTCACCTGAACCCCTCCTAAAAGTGTCATATTCTGGCATGGATACGTCTAGACGATGCCCAATTACTCGACCATCGGGCAGATGCTTATATCCGTACTGCTGGACCACATTTCCAGTCCAGTCCTGTACGTTAAGGAATTCGTACTCGTCTAGCGCCTGCTTCTGCATCGACATCATTGGAGTAAGCCGAGTGGGAATTTCTGGCGCTTGCCGCCTAGGCACCCTGGCTGAGTCGAGCAAGTTATCTACCCATGCAGATCCATCCCAAACTGGCTTATGTATCAGTTCCCCCGCCTCATCACGGATTTCGCACTCTTTTTCTAGTGCGAGAATACGGTCATCGACTGACATCATCAGGGCGGGCTTCTGCCTGCTATCCTTCCAGAAAAAATATGGTATGAGAAGGAGCGGGAAGATTATGAAAAAGACAGGGATAAGCCGGATCATATCAGACCGGCGTTACAGCACACTTACGTGCACGGCTATTATCCAAACCCTGCCGCATAAGATCATCGGTCATATCAGTGCTGCCCCAGGCGGACTGACCGCGAACATAGGTATACCACGGGCCATAAGCATTAAACCTATACTGATAGACATCGCCCGCAGCGAACGTTACGCGCTTAACGCGCATGGCGTTAATGTTGATGATCACATCGTAGTCGTCAGAATAGCCTAGTTCTCTACGAACATAGCCCTCAACCGCTAGCCTAATTCCTTGATCGTACTTATTCTGTGCGCCATTAAGACTTAGTCGTGTATTAATTGTTGCCATTATTACTCCTAATCTAGGTGGAGCCACTGGTCAGAATTGAACTGACTTTTTGTTCTTACCAAGAACATGTAATTGCCTTTATACTACAGCGGCGCGGGTAGGCCGGGGTCTACGCTACAGTTCGCGTCCACACCTGAAAAGCAACGCTGTGGACGACCCCGACCGTTGCGCTGGTTACCATTAAACTGTCTCAGGGCACCCGAAGGTGAAGTGGACTACCGTAGGACGTGCAGGAGTCGAACCTGCTCTAAACTGTATATAAGACAGTCGCCGTAACCGGCTGGCTCACGTCCCAAGTTTTAGATATTTAATTGCACTTAAAAGTTTTTCCCTGTCACCATCAAAGTGCCCCAGCCCCATGTTGCACTTATTGCACAGAAACCCTCGAAATTTTCCCGTTTCGTGATCATGGTCTACGACCTCTGCTGGCTCACTACATATCTTACAGCAACCAGCCATGCCTGTCAACAGTTCTTGCTCTGTAATGCCATACTTATCTGCCCGGATGCGATGCTTATGTCGCTGCTTGTAGTCTCGAACCCTGGCTAAGTGCGCCTGCTGGTTTTCGGAGTACCATTTGCGGTGATACTCATTCCGGCACTGCTTACACTGATAAAGTTTTCCGCGCTTTAGATAAAACTCAGACTCTTCCTTCGCCTTGCCACAGCCAGGACATATTTTCATACATGGATTATATCCAGTGACTGGATATAAGTCAAGACTCTAACACTCGCTGATTTCTACGGTTCTTGCGGTGCCCCCAGTGATGCACGGTGATCGTCTCCGCTGGAAGTTCCCAGGCGTTAAACTTGGCATCCTGACCGAACTCTACTTCGGTGAAGTGTAGCGGATTGAAAACCTGCTTGTCAACAACATGTAGCAGGTCGGGGAACCAGTTATATACCATCGTCAGCAGATGCGGGCCTGTCGTATTCGACATGTAATCGCCGTACATACCAAAGTACCGTCCTGGTAGTTCAGCGATCACCCGCTCCCAGAAATACATGCCTGGTTCTGGGGCCCACATTACTGCATTAACGACGTAGTGGTCATCTTCCTTGCCCGCCCCGGCGGTCTCATACAGAGCCGGGTGGTTTTCAAACAGCGTATCCAAGGACTTGACCGGCTGCATATCTGTGTTAACGTACAGCCCGCCGAACTCGAACACTAACTCATAGGCTAGCACATCGGCAAGGTGTGTGGCAAGAGCAATCTTATCCGCACCTTCCTTTTCGCCGTTCGCCAGTAGGTCGTCCAGTACCGCTGCGTTTCTCCACACCTGTGTATCATTAAGGTGCAGGCTGCTACTATCCCAGTCTGTTACTGTCCACCCTGGATTAAAATCCTCCCAGTCCCGCCCATACTGCTTGTATTCGGCGGGCATCTTGGCTGGACCTATCCAGATACGATGGATGGTCTTTTTCACAGGGCTTCGGCTAACGCTCGGTATCTGTCGAGCAGGTCGGTATTCTTCAACAGATACTCGCGCTGGTGGAAAAACGAAAAGTGGCTAATCAGTGCGTCAGGAACGATAGCATTCGGCCTACCCTTTTCGTAGGGCATTGTAATCGTATGCCATGCCTCTTCCTCGCCAGGGACACCTTCTAAATACTCAGAGGCTTTCTGTGCGAAGCAGGAGACACTGAACTGGTGGCCCATAGGCAACTGAATGCTCGTGTGCATGAACAGACGAGGGATTTGCTTGGTCTCGATCATGTCCAGAAGGTGTCCGTGGATCGAAGCGGCGAAATGGGGATCTGCCCACCCAATCGGGTCCATGCAATAAGAGGTCTTTACAACGCCCCACCAGGACGGCATCTGCTCACCCTGCTGTAAGTAATAAGAACACGTCGCGTTATTCCAGATCAACGGGAATACTACGAACGGGAACGGGTTGTCAAGACGGTAGTTGACTAGGTTCTTGATTGCGTGCTGATCAATCCACACGATGTCATCGTCCATACGTACGAATATGGCATCAGGATCTTGCTCTGCCACCTTATGATAGAACCTACCAGTATTCAATTGCTTTGGGTATGCCCTGGGCCCCGCCTCTTCTGGATAAGGTATTTCCTTGATCCACTCATTCTCGGCGGCTAGTTTCGTGGCATATTCTCGGTCAGATACCTGATCTTCGTCAGTATTCTGCCATAACTGCCATTCGTCTATAACCCCCGCCTCAAAGTCTCTTTTGAGGTAGCGATATAAGATAGATGCAGTTAGTTCACGGCCATATGGCGTGAATACGATTACCTTTTTACCTCTGATCAAGGTAGTCCCTGAAATACTTTACCGTGGGAACAAGTCCCGTTTCTAGGTCTGCTAGTTCTAGTTCCTGAATTCCGATGATATTCAGCGTCTCAGGGTCACCCAGGACGACAGACTGCAAGGGCTCGCCTGGTCGCATCGGTGCATGCTTGATGCCAACCAACTTACCGGTCTGGTTATGAACCTCACCAATAACGGCAGCAGCAATTTCATTTACAGTTGTAGGGCGACCTGAGCCTGCTTCTAGGACATGCTCGACAGAGCCCACAGATGCCGTGTATTCTAACGCACGGACGAGGCACTTAGCAACGTCAGGGACGTAGATCATATCCATGATCTGCTCGCCGTCACCATATACCTCAATATCCTCGCCCGATAGCGCACGGCATACGAAGTTAGGCATAATCTTACGAACTTTGCTGTCCCCATACGGTGCCGCCACTGACTGACGAGGGCCAAAGGCGTTGAGGGCGCGTAGGTTCGTTACCTGTAGCCCGCGCTCATCACGGAACATCTGAGCAAAGCGCTCGACGGTGTTCTTGGTAATCGAGTAGGTGTTATTCATCCAGTAGTTTCCTACGGCGATATTCACACCAGGCAACTTATACTGGCTCGCTGCCTCTAGAACATTAAGACCGCCGACGATATTTGTCTCGGCGGCGGGGCGTGGGTTAAAGATAGTCTCGGCTGTTCCTAGAACTCCTCCAAGGTGAATCCATCCTTCGGAGTGGGCCATAGCCTCAGTGACAGCAGTAGCGTCACGAATGTCTCCTAGCATAAACTCTACCCCGTCACCGAACGTAACGTGGTTGTGGCGGTCAAGTACGATGACTTCGTGGCCGCGTGAAACTAATTCCTCCACGGTGTAGCGCCCAATAAAGCCCTGCCCGCCGGTTACTAATACCTTCATGTTATCCTTTAAAGTTAACTATCTTTTTGAGCAGTATACCAGAATCGGACTGGCGCTTAAACCTTGGCAAGGTTTCGTGATACCATTTCACTAATACTGCGTGGTGCCTTTGCAAGGCTATAAGTATACCACTATTCGTCTAATTCAAAGTCCTCAACGATTTCATTAAACCAATCATCGAATATTTCTTGCTCGGAGGTGTTATACATCTTCGCCATGTTGACGATGTGTTCAAAGATATTGGTCACCAAAAGACCAAGTTCCTCGCCGCCAGGATCTCCGTCAGCAGTGAATAGTTCGATTCTACTACCAGCATGGGTCGTTATTCTGGCGACACTGCCACTCTGAGCAGCATCATAATACATATGATAAAGAACTTGGTCTTTTGGTAACTCAATCGTCATTCGTGTATTCCCCATCTAGGACGTCTACAAAGGCTGGCGTACGTATGATCAAACCGCACGCTTCTAGCCAGCACCAGTCATAGCCTGAGTGACTACATTCGGATGGCTTACGCTTCATAGTCTGGGGCCAAGCCACAGCCCCGCGAAAACACTCGGGGCAGTATTCCTCTGGCATCAACAGCCTACCATCCATGCACAATTCACAGAACTTAAGCAGGATCTGCTCCTTGTTCTGCTTGCGCTGCTGGTATCCTAGACGCTGGACACGCGGCTCTAGTTCTCCGTTGTCCAACCATACACGGTCAGCCTTATCCTGGTTGCATCTACGGTGCGCCAAGCGCATGTTCTCGATGTCCCAGGTTCCTCCCTTAGAAAGCGGGTGGAAGTGGTCAAGTGTGAGTTCCATGCCTCGTGCTTCGCTAAATTCCGCTTTGCACATGTAGCAGTAGTACCCGTCGCGCTCCGAGCAGATGTCGATGATTTCTTGTCTGGTTAGGTAATCTTCTCTGGTTACAGTCACCTCAACCTCCCTTCGCATCCAGTCTACTATAAAACAGTGATGCCGTCAAGGTATGCTGCAAGTTCATCTGGTATGGGTCCGGTCGCGCGCTGGGCCTCTGGGGGCTCGACCGCGACGGGGCGGGATGCTCGCAACGAGTCATATGTCTGAATCTCAACCTCGCCCCAGTTATCCTTAGGTGTGAGGCTGATGGCATTAAACACGGCACCGCAGGTGGCGTCAGCCAAGTCCTTGCTTCCGGAGCGGGGGTGGTCAACCTTATCCTTGATGATTCGCAACTGCTTTAGTTCTTTACGCACCAGTTCAATATCGGGACCGTGACAACGACCCTCGTTTACAACCATCAAAAGGTCTGTGTAGTGAGGCTTCGCCACTGAGAGTCTATCTGTTTTCAGACCCATTCCGTCAAGATACTCCATCATTTCGACGGAGTTCCAGCGGTCAAATGTTACTAGGCCTATATTAAATCCCTTTTTAGACATAGACACGATAAAGTCACGGACCTCGGCAAAGTCCACCGTCTTGCTTGCGCTAGGAGTCCAGTATCTAATAAAGTCTACGACTACCACCGGCTCGACCTTATCTGAAATACCCTTGTATCGAACGGCAGTCCAGGAGTCTACGTGGGCCATAGATACCGCACATCGGTCGATCTTCTGGGCAAGGTCGACGTGGATATAGTAAATCTTCTCTGGGTCCGCCACCAATGTATGGTTTATCGTGCCGTCCTCTTCGATAGCCAGGGGCTGCCTGAAAGCATTATTAACGCGCTCGGAGTCCTTGAACATACCGTCGATAGACTCAGGAGGCATACAGGCGAAACGCATAAGCGCGTCAGTCATATTCTTGAAGAACTGACCGGTATAGTCGGTAACCTTTTTGGTAGGATTAATAATCCAGGAAGGCCTCTTTAGCGCAAATACCCGAGGCTCTCGGTAACTAATAATATGATCTTCCTCCCACTCGAATTCAACGAAGTTGCCCTCGTAATCATCTGGTAGGTCGGGGTTGACTATAAGACGCTCGGTGTGAATAACGGTGTTCTTTGATGCCACGACCGCAGCATAACGCTGCTGGATGAAGTCGTCTTTGTAGCGCGGGAATGATAGAAGAATTGTCTTTCCGTAGTCAGGAAATCGTGACACAACAGAGGCCGAGTACATATCATAGATCTGTTCCGATGTCTTGGCATTCAGATTCCCAGAAGCCGACTCCAATGCAAAACCGGAGATCTCGTCAAGGATCACAACAAGCAGGTTATAGCCCTCCCATGACTCACGTTCTGAGTGACCAGAGTGAACAGTAATATGCTTGTCAAATTCTATGTTATCTGCCTTGGCGTCATATTTACCATCGAACCAGGGGTTGTTGTCGATGCGCTGCTTAAACCCCTTGAAGAAAACGTTCTTTGCCTGGGTGGCGTTAATAGCAATATTAAGAATGTCGATGGCGTCGCCCTGTGGCTTGCCATAGTAACTGGCCGGGTCTTTCATACAAAGCAGTACGTAGACTATATATGCTACGGCGACTGTAGATATGAAGTCCTTACCGGAATTAGCAGAGATCATTCCATTACCAACATAATTACCAGTATCTGGAACAGTTTTTGTCCAAAACTCCCCGTCGCCAATTGGCTCTATAGAAGCGATTCGATCATAATAATAGTTGTCTTGGAGTCTCTTGTAGGTGCGCCCGGTTTTTTCTGTCAGTTCGGGGCGCTTATGGTCGAGTAGTTTGATTTTGTCAAAAAATGCACCCACACACTCCTGACTGCTAACGGTCACGTACCAGGCTAGCGAGGCATTAGCAAAATTAGATTTTGGAGTCCTAGATCTTAATGCTGATGGGACACCAAGGCGTAGTAGCATCCTCTGTACATCCGTAGCCAATTGCTCAGAGACAGAGACATATTCTGCGGTAAGTCCGTTTTTTGCATAGACACAGCCATCCGTCTGCCAAAGTTTTTCAACAACTAGCGCTATGGTTTTGTTATCTGAAGAAAGTACGCAGTCGGGAACTAATTTTGTATGGCTACGCATCCCCCACAGACCATTGTCCTTAGCAATCTGGACCGCCTTGGAGTTTCTTCCATGCCGAAAGAATGTCAGACTCTTGTTTGGGTGAATAGTCTTTGTGGGGCTGTCTCCGATAATAAGACATAGTTCTTCATACCTAGCGATACTTTCAGACTCGTCTGAACAGAAATCCATATTGATAATTGGGTTTGCATCGGTTGGAAGCATTCCATCGCCTAACCAGAATCCTATCAGTTCGGCTACTTCTGGTTGCATATAGGTCGGGGAGGAAACGTCAAACCCAGCAGCGACAGCAATCCTATCGCCCACGAAGAGGTTATCTACCGATACAAATGACGGGTCTATCCCTCTATACCTGTGGTAGAAGTCAGACCTAGAAAGAGAAAGATACTTATGTCCGACATAGACATCCTCTGAAAGTCCGAGAGATGTCTTGACTCGCACCATCTGTCCGAAGCCCTCCCGAAAAGATTCTGTTGCATAGTGATTAGCCCCATCGCTAGAAGCAACAAGCCCGTCGCCTACAAATGAGTCTAGTCGGCTCCACTTACCGGTACTTGGATCAAATACGGGGGTGTATGGAGCGTGGCAACCCTTACCTAGTTGGAGGATTATTTCGTTGAAGGTTTCTTCCCACCGAGATTTCCCGATGCCCTCTCCCCACACCTGAATAAGTGTGTCTCTGCCTAGAATCTGCGTCATTGCTTTGAGCATACGCATCTGATCCACGGACAGAGATGGGAATGCTGGGGCACCTGGACGGACAAAGTCCCGCGACGTGACGAATTCTTCTACGGTGACAGGTATTTCCTCGAACACGTCACCGCTGAGTACGTCTAGAAAATCCTCAAACAAACTTTACTGCCACAGCCTCGTTGTTCACTTCGCGCAGGCGCTCTGCTACTTTCTTGCTACACCGATCACAGTGCTGCGTAACATCCTTCAAGATACCGATAAGCACCTCATGCTTCTTTTCTGTGTCGATAACCTGCTGTGCTAGTTCCTGGTCGTCTAGCAGCCCCGCGTCCTTTAGCATTTGAACGCGCTTTAGTTCTAGATCGGCTATCTTGCTAATAGCACCAGTCTTTTGGCTAAGCATCTTGGCATCGACGCCCTCCATCGACTGCCAATCGTCTGCTTCGTCTACGATCTTATACAGGGCGTGGATCAGTCGATCATAGTGAATATCAACGGTCGCCATCGCCTCACGGGCGCGGGCTTTCATATTACTTGAATCAGAGGCAATAACCTTGAACATCTCGTAATACTCGTTTACCTCGGCACGAGTTATGCCGAGGTTGCGAGCGATCTGTGTCAGGTTCTGCCCAGTGAGTTTCTGTTCGACAACCCTGTTCATGGTCTCGAACTTATCGGCCAGTTCTAATTCAGCGGCCATTAGTCCGTTTCAGGATTCTGCTTCTGGAAGAAAACCCGAGTAGAGGGATCGCCTGAAACTGTTACCGTATTGGCGGTAGTAGTGGTGATTACTCCATTATACTTATAGCAGTGATGTACCTGTACGGTATCTAACACCCAACCACCGCAATCAGGACACTTCCACCTTGTCTGTGTAGTATCATGACCATATGGGTAGTAATATGGGTACTGCTGCGGAATCTGCCAATACGGATAGCATCCGTTTGTTCCGAAAGAATGAACCGGAAGTTCACTCACTGTTTGTCGTAACACGTTTTCTATAACTCCTCTTCGGTCTATCGACCATCTTTACTCTTTCTAGATAAAAACTGCGCCACTCGCCAGTCTTACTATCTGTTACATCAACCCAGGTCACCCCAAGATTAATGTTATGAACTACCTTGTAGAACCGAAACCAGCCCCGCTCGTTTTTTATCTTAATTCGGTCACCAGCCTTGACGAGTTCGCGCCCTAGCGGAAATTCAAAACTACAGACCTTATCCCCGCCAGCATACAAGTGTTCTGGGGCAGTGGGCGCGCCTCGCTTCTTGGATTTCATCTATAACCACCGGATGATATGGCTTTAATCCACTCCTGAAACTCAAAAGAACTCAGGTTCCCCTTCGCTCGGTTACAAATCTTGCAGCATGGAATACAGTTATCTTCGACATATCCTATAGAATTATCTACTCTGTCTAGGCCATTATAGCAAAAACTTCTAATTATTCCCATATGCTTGCTTTTATAGGTCATTAAATTGCTAGGCTCAGCCCCACAGTACGAGCACGGCTTTGAAATTGCCCTCTCTAAAAAATCCCTAGATAAACTGTACTCTCGACTAGCAGCATATGCGTCAGACCTGATTCTTTTTTCAATGCTAGAAAGATACCACTTTTCAGAATAAGAATTTGCATAGCGCTTGGAGTAGCACGACTTGCAAGAGAACATTCCGTCATTTTTTAATCTAGTGGAATGTTTTAAGGTAAAGTGAGTTCCGCAGTCGCATATCAACATATAGACTCCGTTGTCAATAGACATCAACTGTGCGGAACCAGAACGAGCGCCCACTCCAAGACTAGATAGATACGCCCCAATTATCAAGAGTATCCTCCATTTTTTGTTGGTGACCAGACCAGAGCGGGGCGGTCAAGCACCCGTCGCAGTATATGTTTCTGATCGTGTGAGCATCTGCGTTCCATGTCTCTGTTATCAATGTCTGATTTGATCTCTTCATAATCTTGGCACTCGTCACACTTAAACGTATACAGAGGCATCTTCACACTTCTCCAACACAAATCTCGTTCGCTCTTCGACGCTTCCGTCCGGAACTATACTAACCGGTATAGCCAGTTCGACTATTAGTTCCTTAATTATAGCATCAATATCGGAACGGTATTTTTCGTCGTTTTCGCGGAGTCCATCTAGGGTAAGCGCGAAAGAGCCAACGGGAAAATAGAATACCCGATCATATACCTTCATGGCTTCGATTACGAATTTTTTAGAATAGTCCCAGTAGAAACTATTCAACTCGTTACCGATCCAGACATTATCTATCTGGTATTTGGTGTACGCAAGGCTGTCTAGAGGGGTTCTGTCACTTACTGTAAAGCCCCAGCCCTCTTCGTGGGCTCGGGACTCATCAACAAACCTTGATAGAGTGGTGAGAACCTGAGACATATGATCAGCCTCTCTGTTCACACCGAGGCCAGCATCGGCTACTTTTCTAGCGGTAGAGGGAACAAACGCCCAGAACGGGTTTTGCTCTGCAACTAACCTTGCGACACTCGTCTTGCCAGTTGAGTGCGACCCTGTAAATCCGACTCTCATACCTCTCCCACCAATAGTTCGTGATTAATTCTTTCACCATATCTAATCGTACTGGGAGCCTCCCAGTCGATATGTACCGCCCTAGGGAACCAAGACGAGGGCTTCGGGGCGTACCCTTCTAGTCTACCAGCATGAGCGTGCAAGAAAATAAAGCAGTCAACAGGCGTCCACATACCGTACTCGTCAGCGAGTGCAAGCAGTTTGGCAGCGCCCTTGGGAGAATACATAGCAGCGACGCAACTATAGCCTTGATAAACCTTAGCCAGGTTTTCAGCGCCGAAGTTATATCCAGACCAATCAGCGCTCACGGTAGATTCAGCGGTGGCGTAACCGCCCTCGTCATAAAACCTTATATAGAGATAGTCATTCTCCTGATTATCTGGTACAAAGATCGAGAGGAAATCGTAGTCGGCGGGCAATTCCTGCAGCATCTTGTGCCATAGTTCTTCAAACTTCGGGTCCAGCATGGCGTCGTCCTCAAACACCATAAGGTGCTTGTTGTTCTTGACCGCCCAATCCCAGCATTGCATCTGGCTATACCAAACGCCTACTTCACCAACCTTAGGAATCCACTCTCGGCCCGTGCAATTCGGATACTTTTTACGCATCGCCTTGACCTGCTCGGGGTCAGCACCGTTGATAAATTCGATATCGGCTTCGTCGTAGAATAACAACTTGTTCCTGATAGCGGTACGCTTGGTTAGCCTGCTGTCATCAATATGCATGACGGCATATCTTATTTCTTCCATGTACGCTGGTTCCTAATTAGTTGATATTTTGATAGCCAGTAGTGGATGACCTGGAAGGACACACCGCATTCGTCCGCTATCTGATTAACATTTCTTTTTTTGGTTACGTATCGATCAGCAAGCCATGCCCGATTCTTATAGAGGTCAGCCATTTTTTACCTGATTGGAAATATAGTAGGCCACGCCAAAGGCGTCTCCCACGTTGTCTGATTCAATATTTAACTTATATTTCTTATTGAAATAGTCCAGTGTGAACTGCTTGCGCTGTTTACGCATTTCTGTACGATACCACGATAATGACTTGCCCGGATGTTTTTTCTTTAGAGCGGCTTTCTGTTGGGCGGTCCAGGCTTTATTTCCAATGGCCGATTGCCACACCAGGGGCTTTACCTCTGCCACAGTACCACCCGCTCTCAACAATTCTGCCATGATCGCTCCAAACACGTAGGCCATTTTTACAGCAACAGATACAGAGTTTACCAGAATGGCAGACTCTATCGCAATATAATCCACCTTGAATGTTTCTTTCAGGTCGCGCATCTTTAGGCTGGCATCAAGGATACGCTCGTATACATTACTTCCAACGAACTTAATTTCGCCCCAGCGGACAGGCTTGCCGTTCTCCATTACACAAAACGCTACGGAGTTTGTGGAGGCGTCAATGCCCATCACGGTTTTTACATTCTTGTACTTAGACCGAGATAACACTGAGCAGCCCCATTAACGCCTGGGCCTGCTGTGTTTTTTCTGTGGAGTCACAGTAGGCGCAGGTGTCGTACTTGTTGTATCTTGATAGCAACGTTCCACATCCGTTAGCACAATAGCGGACAAGACCCTTAAGTCTCGCCCGCTTCTCGTGATACTTACGCTTAATATCTTCATTCGTTACAACCTTGCAGCACTCAGGGCTGCAATACTTTTGATTATGAGTGTTCTTTTGGTAAATATTATTACAGGCTGGGTTAGCGCAAATCATCAAGGCCGCACCGCCAGTGGCTTTAGATCGGATGTTCCATCGGCTTTTGCTATACATGCCGCCACGAGCGGGCAATACGTACATTGCTTGGCCTTGCGCTTTGCTGTTATGGGCTTTGCATAGTCCTTAGCGTCGAACGTTCGTCGGACTTCCTTCATCCAATCAAAAATCTCATCAGTATATTCGCTTAGCGACTTACTCATCTGAACGGGGAGGATAATAAACTGCTGTGTATTCTTATTCTCGTAGTAAAAGAAGCCGTTATCTAAATTCAACACTCTCATGTAGATAAGCAACTGGACAAGGTGACTTGATAACGGCTTCCCTGTGTTTACTATACCGTCGAAGATCTCTTGCTTGGCGGACTTGATCTCGCCCGCCGCCTCGACGCCGTTAAACTTTACAATGGCATCAACAAACCCTCGGATGGGAGGCTCTAGGAAATTGATCTCTCTCTCAATATCCACCAACTCAGCGAGGGCTTTGGTCAAATTTGCTTGGATTCTATCATGAACATACGTTCCGTTATTCATATTCCCAGCCCCAGTAGCATCAGGGGCATCATCGAACTCTACACCGGAGAAGGCGAGGTGCCAATATCTCGGGCAGGTTCCGTGGCCGTAGCCTACGGTCGAGGGGCTAAAAGTCTTTTTTGTTTTAAATACTGGTTCTTGTGGCCCAGCAATTGTCTGCTCCATGAGCAACCCAAAAGCGTGAGCGTCGAAGCCCTTAGGTGTTTCGACAAATTTGGTAAGACTGGCGCTGCGCTGCAAGATCATTCCTTATTTTGAATAGTATTTCAGCGCGGCGACAAGTTTGTCAATCTCGGCTGAAACCGTGTAATACATGTTCTTCTTGTCCGAAGCCAGTTTCTTAGACTGGGTATCGGTGCCACCACCGTAAATCTGGTAGTGCTTAGCCTTTATCTGACACAGAGCGGCAATAGCCTGTAGTTTTACGATCAGGGCCGGAACCTTGAAGATTGGCACGTCTGGGTTCGCTACTAATTTTACCACATATGCGAGCGCAGTATCTAAATCTTCATCTGACATATGCTCTGAAATATCATTGAGTTCAGTGACTTTGCTCACTAACTCTAGGATTGTCTCACGATCCATCTAGGTGCTCCGTTAACTGATTAAACATCGTCTCTGATATAACATAAAGACGGGTCTTTTCGTTTTCTTTGCCGAGGATTATCTTCAGGGCTGGCTCTATCTCAAAGCCGCCGACCGTATATGCGTCGGTGCAGACCTTGGCCCACACGTCACGGGATAGGCTAAACGATTTCTCGTATTCCTTGTAGTCCACAAGGAACCCTCTATAAATGGCGTCGCCTTTTGAATGCTTCCCCCGCCCGGAGTTCTTCTGGGCTTTACTACCATCTCGCTTAATCTCCGACTTTTCACTCATTAAAACCTCGGTATGTTGATCTTGCATTCGAACCATCGATCACAGTTATTGCATGTGACCTTGAAGGTTCCCCATTCTTGATATTCAACAAGTGTATTATTCCCATAGCACAACTCACATTGAAAACTAATATCAGTCGATAGCCAGGGCTTCGATGTCGGCGTCGGTGACGTCTCCAAATCGCTCTGTAGTAGATCCATCAATGATGTCATATAACTTGCGCTCCAATTCTGCGGCTGCGTCTGGGTTGTTTCGGAGAAAGTCTTCAACCTTGCTTTCACCCTGCATAGTTGCTTCACCTAAACTATACCATGCGCCCGAACGCTTGATCAGGCTATAAAGCACACCGATCTTTACTAGTTCTGATTCACGGCTAACCCCTAGACGGTGATCGCCCTCGAAGAAGAAATTGTATTTTCCTACCGGACCCATTGCTGCTGTCTTATTATACTGAACATTCCATACGACAGGACGCCCAACCATTGTCTCGATAAGGCTGTCTCCGACAGCAATCTTTTCTTTGATGGCTTCCGTGGCCGACTCAGTCGCAAACAGTTTGATAACTGAACTGCTGTTATGCTTAATCTTGTTCCCGCCCATGTGTTCCATTTTGGTATAGGTAGGGCTGATAAATGTCGTCTGCTGGCTGATAAGAATGAGCAAAGTTTTCTCGTTCACTCCGAGTAGCATATTGGACATCTTTCCAAGATCCTTAGCCGACGAACCAATCTGGCCGGTCTTTTCAAAATCCTTTAACTCGTTGTCATCATAATAAGCAGAACTAAGAATTGTCGAGATACTGTCAACTACCAGAACGTCAATACCCGCCTGCATGAGTTCGACACAGGTATTGGTAACCTTATTAACTGCAATTTCGGGGACGATGATCAGAGACTCAATATCAACACCAAGACGCTTCGCCCACTCGGGGTCGAAGGTCTGCTCACAGTCAACCCAGGCACATGTCTTTCCATCTTTCTGAGCAAGCGCGATCAGTTGTAGGCAGAAACTAGTTTTACCTGCTGACTTATTCCCCCAGATCAAATGCTGTCTACCGTACGCAAGGCCTCCTTTAAGCGCCAGATTTAGCCCGACGCTGGGGGTTAACTGCTTCTCGACCTTTACCTCGCTCGCCATTTGAACGCGCTTTCTGGTTTTTGGATCCAGGCTTGCTAATACTGCTGACATGTCGATCATGTAGGCTGTCCTCTAATTGTTCTGCAATTTGATCTAGTTCTTTTGTTTTCTGTAGTTTGATAGCCTCAATAACCTGAAGGGCGACGGCTTTGTTAAAAGTTCGTATCACCAATAAGAACTCGTCATCTGTTCCCTCTAGGAAGTAGGCACTAGCCATTATATCACTTTTCCGAGTGTAGTTCTTGAAGCGTAGCAATAGTCAGCATCCTTGCCATATTAAACCCCATAGCAATACCAGCAGAATAATTCTGCTGTAATTCTTCTTGAGGCATATCGTCTATCTGGTCGTACCCATGAGTCTGTGCTTGCCTATCAAAAACGTTTGCCAGGTCTAGCAAGATATCAGTTGCTGATGTTTCCAAGTTGAATCGCCCTCCATTTTTTTAGAATCTCTAACTGATCTTCGGCGTTCTTAAGTGCTATATCGAATGTCGTGGCGGGCATATAAAATGTGCTCGCGTTGATCCAGTCCATATTTGATTTCAGTGCCTGTATCTGTAGTGCAAGGATCTTGATATCTATCATGCAAGCACTCCGTGCATTCGTGGTCGAGAGGTATTAAACCTAGCCTTCTGGTCAAGCACCTGGTCCAGGCTTACGCCGTCTTGTAGCCAGCCGTTTTCCTTCATGCCTGAGTATAGATCAAGCAGGCGGATTATGATATCCGCCATTTCTTCGACAACCTGCTGGTCCCCCTTTTCTTTGCGGACGGCTTCTAGAACCTCAGAGACCTCGGAGTGGACAAGCGCCAACTTAGAAAGAATAAAGTCAACGCCTATATCCCCTCGCCAGAATCCTTTTTCAACGGCGGTTGCGTGTAGTTCATCTGCTAGTCCATCGAAATTAGTCTCAGTTATCATCTTCGCGCCTTATGGTCAGCAGGTCGCCGGTCTCATCAAAATCAAAGTGGATGGCAGCAGTTGTTGGAACGTCTGCGTAGAGCACTCCAAACTCTTCTACACCTAATTCGAATGGCCCGAATTTTCCAGCAATCACCGCCAGCAAACGATTGATATCAATTTGCTGGTCGATTTGCGATTCTGTCATCAATAATATCCTTTACAAATAGAGCGCCTGACTTCAATCTAGCCAGACTTAGTTTTGGTGTCTTGCCTGCCTGCATAGCGCCGAGAGACTTACGGTAAAGGTCTTCGAATACCATAACCTTCTCCATGCCGCCGTCCTCATCTCCGAGCACGACATAGGCCATCTGCTTGCCAGCCTTAGTCTTGTACGGGGTAAAGTCTACCACGTATTTGCGGCCCTGCTTTAGCACCGCCCCCTCATTCAAATACTTAACGAATGGGTTGTCTAGCATTTCTGGAACCTCGTGGGCTGCGATCCATGCATTAACCCGATTATCGGATACAAGCATCAGATACATCTGACCCTTTTCTATATCAGCCTTGTCCGACGTAAATACAGAAGCCTGACCCGTTTCATCAACAAAGTCCAGCAGCGCCCAGCCCTTGCCCTTTTTAACATTCTGAATCATGGCTAGGATAGCGAACGTTCCTTCCTCTTCATACTCGTCAGCAGTACGCACGTTAAGCATAACTGGCAGCGGGATCTTAGACGTATCAAACTTGGGAATATTCAGATACTCGTAGAAATTTGACGTCTCATTACCAGTCAGTGGGTTGTCGTCAAACACGGCCCCACCGATTGCGTCCAGTGCGTCGATGAGACGCTTGGTAACGCCAGACCCCTTCGTTCCCGCGACCTCCATGAGCGCGGCGTATGAGTCGTACGGTCGGTGTCGCATCAGCGATGGCACAGTCTTATCGGACATGTATTTGATATTGCTGAGCCCGATGCGGATAGCATCGCCCTCCATCTGATAAGTCATGCCAGACATGTTGACGTGGGGAAGCAGCACACGAATTCCCAGGCGCTTCGCCTCGATAAGGTAGGAAGTCACCTTAGCCGACTCATTCTCATTAATCAGCAGGGCCGTCATGAATTCCTGGGGGTAGTAATACTTCAACCAGGCAGTCCAGTAGGACACAGTTGAGTAAGCGTCGGCGTGAGACTTGTTGAACGAGTACCCAGCGTGAGCCTCGAAGTCGTGCCACAACTGCTCAGCATCTTCCATCGAAATATTCTTGCTCGCTCCATCGAGCCAGCGCTGCTTGAATGCATCGAACTTGTGAGGATCTTCCTTTTTACCGATGATGCTACGAATCTCGTCAGCCTCAGACCAACTAAACCCAGCCAATTCGGTACAGGCAAGCATGACCTGCTCCTGGTAAATGATAACGCCGAATGTTTCCTTTGTTATCTCGTCTAGGATGGGGTGGGGGGTCTTGACTTGCTCACGACCCTGCTTTCTCGCAACATACGAGGCACCAACTGTATTCATAGCACCAGGACGCACGAGGGCGTTGCTAGCCACGAGCGTATCGAAGTTCTCACAGCCCATCTTAACTAGCAGATTGGTAGAAGGATTTGCCTCAGCCTGGAATACACCCTTGGTGAACCCCGCCGAAATCATACGGAATACAGCAGGGTCGTCAAGCGTCAGGTCCAGCAGTTTTACATCTACATTCTTATGTGTCTTAATGAGGCTAAGTGCATCTGCAATGACGCTGAGAGTATTGACACCGAGGGCGTCGATCTTGATCAAGCCGATGAGCGCGATTTCTTTCTTGTCAGCAGCCACCACGGGAATGCGCGTGCCGTCATCAGAAGTAGACGAACGCGTCTCGATTGGTGCGTAAAGGTTAATAGGCTTGTTGGCTACAACCAGTCCACCCGCGTGCATTCCAGCCCCACGAATTCTACCGCGCAGATGCTTAGCCAGGTCCAGAACCTCAGGATGCTTTTCACGGAACGAGCGGGTGTTAATAGATGTCTCGAATTCTTCGAATGACCCTACTGGCTTAAGAGCCTTGTTTACCTCAGAGATATCAATCCCGTACACTCGGGCCGCGTCACGAATAACACCCTTGTCAGCAAAGTAGGAGTACGTGGACACGGAAGCAACGTTCTTATACTTCTTGACCATATAGTCCTTGACCTCGTTACGCCTGCGTCCCTCAATGTCAACGTCAATGTCGGGAAAGTCGTTGCGCTCTTCGTTAATGAATCGAGCGAACAGCAGCCCGCGCTTAATCGGGTCAACGGTAGTGATATCGAGAGCATAGCAAACTAGGGAGCCAGCAGACGATCCTCGACCCGGTCCTACCAGTATACCCTCGCCCTTGGTCCAGTTAACCATGTCAGCCACGATCAGGAAGTACGACGAGAAATCTTTCTTGCTAATAATGTCTAGTTCGATTTCCAGACGCTTTAGGTACTTGGCGTTATTGTCTAGACCTAGACGCTTTAGACCCTCTATGCATAGCCTACGTAGTTCTGCGGCGGCATCCTTTTTCGGCTTCGGTAGTACGGCCAGGTTTTCCTTATATTCGTAGTCACCGATACTATCGAGGACGTGAATCGTGTTGTCAAAGATGTCTGTGCGTGTTACGCCCTGCTTTGCAAAGTCATCAGAAATGCTCGTACGGGACTGAATGTATAGATTGAAGTTCTGGAAGGACATCTTGCGGTCGGGGTAAAGGTAGTTAAAGCGCTCATAGATATCCTTAATGGTCTTTGAATAAGCAAGGTCGGCTTCTGGATTAGCCTTGGGGTTTGTTGATAGAATCAGCAGTGCCTCCTCTATCCAGCCGTCCTCCTCTTTAGCGTAGTGACAGTCAGAGGTAGCGACAGGCCTGACGCCATAGTAGTCCGCCAGTTCGAGCAGCGGGCCATTCGTCGTGGCTGGATTGTGAGCCTGGACCTCTATATAGAAGTCCTGATCAAACTCGTCCTTGAACCACTTGGTTAGCCTATGGGCTTCGTCCATATCCTCCCGCTCGATTGCCTTGGCGATCAGACCATTAAGGCAGCCCGACAGAACAATGATTCCGTCGCGGTGCTCAGACAATAGTTCTGCGTCGATACGTGGCTTGTAGTAATAACCCTCGGTCCAGGCAGTCTCAGAAAGTTTGTGAATGTTTCGTACACCTGTCTGGTTCTTAGCCAGCAAGATAATGTGGTTGTAGAGACTCGTATCGTCATCCCGCTTTTTTACGGAGCGCTTGTCGAAACGGTCAGTTGGTGAGATATAGGCTTCGATACCTAGCACTGGCTTTAGCCCAGCAGCCTTGGCTGCGCGCTGCAATTCTCTATGGCCCGACAGCGTTCCGTGGTCGGTGATGCTGATTCCAGGCTGCCCGAAATCCTTTGCGGCTGCGACCAACTCAGTAGGCGAATTAAGTCCGTCGAGCAGCGAATACTGTGAATGATTATGAAGGTGAACAAAAGTCATGGGTTTCCTTAAATAGGTAGGAGGGGCAGCCGAAGCCGCCCCTCCATCCTAGCATACGGTCAGTTCCACTCGATGTTGGAAGCAGACGACGGTACGGCAGCAGCCGCGACAGGAGTATGATCAGCGAAGAATTCAGTCTGCTCAGCGTAAGGAACCTTGCGAACAGCAACCTTCTCTAGGTCGTAGACCTCGTAATCCTCTGGATTAAACGAGGCATCTTCCTTAAAGGAAGGTGTCAGGGTCCAGTCAGTGTCTCGACCCTCGCCTACGCGCTTTAGCGTGAACGAGCGGTCAGTGATCGAGCCGTTGGCCGTAGCCAATTGTACGATATCGTCTCCAACAGCCTTAGGGCCGAAGCCCTGGCTAAGAACGGCAACGAAAGGCTCAGTACCATCGGCTGGCTTTACGAGCACGTTGATGTAGAGGCGGGTCTTTGCACGCCAACGTGACTTCTTATCCTTGGGCACGTCGGGGTTCGGGTAGTCAGCGCGGTACTGCTCACAACCATAGCAAGCATCCTCATCGCCCATTGAGCAGAGGCACTTGACCATGAAGTTTGCGGGAGACGAGTGCTCCGGTGCTGCGAGACCTAGGCCATTCTTTTCTGAATAGCGAGGTGATGAAGAGTCCAGTTCCTGCAAGAAATAGATCTGTGCGGACTGTCCTGATGCGATCTTAAACCAGACCGTCTTGGGGCCGTCTGACTCATACGGCTGTGATAGTTTCTGTAGACCTGCGAGGCCTTGAATGATTCCCATGTATTTTCTCCTATGTGTTTTTGCGACTGTTCTAGGCCGCTATGTATACCATTATACCACGAATCAGTAGAGATCCCACTGCTGGTAGATAAAGTTAGGTGTTGCGTTTTGTACGCACTGCTTGATCTGCTCGTCTGTCAGATCACCGACGTCCTTGGCTCCACCAGGATACACTACTCCTGGCTCATACGTTGCCCACAGTATTTCTTTATGCTTCAGGCGCTCAGCGATACGGTTGCCAAGATCCCGCCCAGGGTTGTGTCCTAGGCAGCGGGGCGGCATACAGCGACGGCAGTTGGGCATCCTATGCTTTTCCTTGTCATCGAAATCTGTCATGATGACGATACGACTGAAATACATGTTCAACAGATAGATCTGACGCTCGGATACGTTACCACCAGCGATTGCCACCGCACCTGGAAAACCAGCCTGCCATGTTCGCATGGCATCAAAACTGGCTTCGTGAACATAAGCCGTGGAGTGCGCTCTGGCTCCGTTGATATTGAATAGAGTATCACTCTTGGGTAGTTTCCAGGAGTTGTCGAATATCTTGGCGTCGATCCTGCGCCCGATGAAGCCAACGTCCATACCAGCGGGCGAAGTAACTGGAACGGTTATCGTCTTACGCTTCCAGGAGTATCCTATACGGAAGTGTTCCAATGTCTCGTCCATGAACCGCCGACCGTTCATGTAGGCGCGTCCCTCTGGGTGCTCGGTTGACATTAGGTTGTCATGCAGAGCATTAAGCAATTCTGTATCGAATGGCTTGAACATAGGTTCAACTGTCATAGCCTTATTGAGGTCAGCGCTAAAGTCCTCTGCGGTGGCAGCGGCATGTTTTGCTACCAGCCTTCGGGCTGCGAACTCATTTATACTCGCAACGTCAGATACCAGTTTCAGAAGGTTGCCTGTCTGTCCGCATTGCGGAGAGAAACAGTAAAACGTACCCTTGGTTGTGCTCACCGTCATGGCGGGAGTATCTCGGTTGCTGTGATACGGACACAGGCAGGTGAAATCATTACTGGTCTCACCCTCGATGTGAATACCTATCTCAGACAACACCGCCCGGACCTGGCGATACGAATAGTTAGACCGGGACTTCCCTAGAATTAGCGACCCCATATAACTCTCTAGCCCTAACCTTCCCATAGAAAACGCCGTGCATGGTCAACAAAAACTTGTAAGTTGACTTGGTCTTATCGTACTCGATAGAAAACGCTGGCGTCAAGTCAAGAACCTGAACATAGCCCTCATCGCGCATCTGGTTCACTAGCAGTTTAACATACTGCTCACGAAGCCTGGCGATGTCGCTATCATCTCTAATCTGGCCGTCTATCTGGAAACGCTTGATGGCTTTATGGGTCATTCGAATGTTTCTGTTATGACTCCGGTGTCAATATCCCAATTAAGAAACAGGCCAAACTCGGAGCCGTGACGATTCTTCCTCGACACAATTTCCATTATATCACTGTCAGAATCTTTATGAACGGCCATAGCCATGTCAGCGTCATACTCGATAGCCTTTGACCAGGCTACGTGATGCAACATGGGCGGGTCTTTGCGATCAGACTGCTCCTGAGCAGTTGCAGCCGTGATGTCAATGACGGGAATACCGTTATTCACAGCCAGTAGTTTAAGTTCACGAGACACATTCATGTTACGAACAGTTGTGTTCTCAGACTTGCTATTGTCGTCAATCAACTGGTGATAGTCAACGATTACCAGATCAGGCTTATGCTGCTCGATCTTGCCCTGAATAAGGTTAGGCGTTACAGAGGCATAACCCTGGTTGGATACGACGATAAACTCTGGCTTATCCTCAAAGTTATTCCTGCCGTAAGCATCGAACCTATCCAGGTTTACATTACCCCTCACAAGGTCGGAGTTGCGAAACTCCCCCTGGCCCATTACCGTGTAGATACGGTCGCGCATAGTTTCTGGCGACATCTCTAGACTGACAATCATAGGCTTGAAGCCCGCCCGCCATGCTGCTACAGCGAGGTATGCCGTCCACCACGACTTTCCTTTTCCGGGCCATCCGATAACAACAACAAGATGGCCGGGTGCGAGGCCAGTGCGGTAAGACATATCAATAGCCTTGATACCAGTAGGTATTCCAACTGATCCTCCCATGAGGTCAGCCTTAGCCTTAGTTTGCTCATAGTGTAGTTCTGCTTTCTTGTAGTCTGTGATATCCAAATCTCGGACTGCGGTAGTATATTTTTCTAGTTCCGCCAGTTCCTTTTGCATCGCGTGAATGACGGCAGTTGGTGCATGACCACTGAGAGCCTGTCCACCGCCGAGGAGCATGTCTCGCAACTTAGCGGAAAGAAACTCGTTCCTCAGTTCATCAACAAGGTACGCCGTTGCCGCCTTGGATGGGGCGGGAACAAACTCGGGGTACTTTTCTACGAGCAGTTCCACATCTGGAACGCCTTTATACTTGTAGTAGTATGTCTTGATAGAGGCCCAGATGTCTCCGTGAGATACGAATAGGCCGTCGGCATTTTCCGTAAACAGAACTCCGATATCCTTTTTTTCACATACCGATGTAATTATTTGGGCTTCTAGGTTCAAGATGATTCCTCTACTCGCTGCTGCGTCTTTAGTCTTACTTTTTCTCGTCGCGCCCGATCCTCATCCCGCTCAGTCAAGATGCTGTCAAGCCTATCAAAATTGTTGAATAGCCAGGTGAGTTGATAGTTATCCCTATCAAGGCTGACGAAGTATTTCACCACCTCGACTGAGCGCTCGTACCCTATGGAGTCTATCATGTCGATGAAACCCCAGCGATCACGGTACTTGTTTATAGATGGTTTCTTTTGAAACCTGGTTGTGTAGACGAGGGCGTACAGATCTATTAAGGCGTACGGCCTGGTGTCTGCTTTAGCGGCTGCCATTTTTCTTCCTCGTCGCTACTATCTCTGCCTCTAGTTCATTCACAGCATCCTGCAACTCCGTCTCAACTTTGTGACGAATTCGGAGGGTGGCATCGTGAACAGACTCGTCCTCGCGCTGCGAGTCCTCTATCTCTACATCATAGCGTACTGACTCAAAGTTGCCAAGGTTCCTTGTAATCCCCGCCGAGACCCGGATACGTACATCACTCATGGTGGAATCCTGTCTTGTGCTTTTTACCTGACTCATCGGTATTTTCGTCCTCATCTACATCAAGTAGGGCGGCGAGGGTGAACCATCCGTTAACCACCTCTAGAGCAGAGGTGGGGTCTTTTATGTCTCTTGCCATCTGCATTATTTCATCCAATACAGACGCTGCGCGGGCTAGTGCAAAATCAACATCAACACTGATAGGTTCAGGTTGTTTCTTAGATGTCAAAATTTTGCTTTCCAAATAGGGACGAACTCTCCGTCAACCTTTTCATAGATCATGTCCTCTTCGCTAAACATTGCTTCTAGTTCCTCCGCGCTTGGGAGTTGCTCTCTTGGGACTACTATACCATCCCGACGAGGCTTGCCGCGTGACACCTCAGACATTGCCTCACGTATCTCTCTGACGTGATCTTCGCTGTAGTAGCGTAGCCCCGCTTCGTCTAGATTCTGTTTCCAGCGTTGCGGAGGCTTAATCCTGCCCTCCCGCTCATACCTACGCAAAGTGATGTTAGAGCACCCGAGCATCTTACTTACTTGAGATATCTTGTAAGTCTTTCGCCCTAGTGCTCTAACATCACTGAGGATAAAGGCTGTTAACTTATGGTCCCGGCAATCATTGGCGTATAGCATGTTAGTTCGCTTTTCTGCTCTAAGGGTCTTATACAAGACACCGTTGAGATAGAAATAAGTCTGCTTACCTGCCCGAACGTCTCTTTTTGGCCTGTCCATGTTATATTCAGCCCCCGTCCTTGGGTGCGCCTACTGCCTCTAGGGCTGTATTAACCCCTGAAAGAGGCTTGCCTTGATCGAATAGGAACTGATAGATAGCCTGTGAAAGACCGTAGATCACCAGAGATGTCTGGGCTACGTCTGTCGCTGTATCGAACTGTCCTGTTGACCAGGCGGTGACCACACCAGCGACGAGAGCCGTTACTGCTGCGATGACCTGCTTTGCTGTCGCGCTGAACGTCTCCAACTTGAATAGGGACGAGGCCAGCACTACAAGAACCGAAACGATTACTACTGCTAGTTGCATTGTCATATTTTACCTCCCCTCAGACACTAAAACTTCTGGCGCATAAAGCGCCAATATTTCTATGGCCCATTGTACCTTATCCTCGACTCGTTGGCCGGGAGGCTGACTTTTTGACCATAATTCTAAATTCTCTGGGCGATTGTCGGATCTTATACCGTTTTTATGATGAACATTTTCACCGTAAACTAATTCTCTGCCTAGCATTGCTTCCATCACTAACTTATGCTCGTATACTCTATGGCCGTATGGGTTGCTGGAGTGTTTTGATCCGACGACCATATATCCATCTTTATTGGCAACAACGTTTCCGTTTTTACGCTTGACTATAGTTGGGTCACCATGCCTCATGTATGCTCGATAATGTTTATCACACATCGACAGCAACCTCGCAGCGTCGGAGCAACTAGACACAGAGCACTGATGATCATATTTGGCTACGCGTATTGGTTTGTTGCTGCCAGAAGAAAGCCTGCGATAGTGACTACGACATAGTTCTCGACAGAACACCAACCTATGACAGTCCTGAACACTACATGTAGCCATGACTTAATTGTACCATACAGAACAACTGTCAGGCGGAAAATTTGCGCCCTTCAACATAACAGGTGTAGTCCTTGCTAACCTGAATAAGTTGAATATGAGCGTTATACCCATCAGGGCCAGAACCACCAGACTCGATGTGGCCTATAGCGAAGCCCTGCTGCCAGTTATGAACGTTATCGTAACTAGCGCCCTCATGGTGAATATCCATCATGTGTCCTAGTTCAAAGCCGTAAATGATCTCATTCCTAAGAGGATATGAACGTGCAACCTGGGCGAGTCTATGGCTATGTCCACGAATTAGGGACACGCCAAAGTTATCCATATCATTCTTGACGGACTCCCCGCCGTGCTTTGATATCGAGTTGCCGTGATGAACATGCATTCCGCCATAACGATGTTTGGGTCTATCGTTATAGTAGATATAATCAATGCCTAGCGAGTCTAGCCCCCATAGGCTTTCGGGGGTAACCTCAGCAAGCAAATCTGGGATCTTTTTCTCAAAGTAGTCGAATGCCCGCACGTCGTGGTTTCCGAGGGCTACGAAGATTTCTGCATTCTTTGCCATCTTCCTGTGCTGTTCATAAAACTCAGCAACAGGTCGCTCCTCTGCCTTAGAGCCTGTCAAAATATCTTCAATTTCACCCCGCTTATACTGCTCCAAAAATTCCTGAGGGCGTCCCTCTGACCACCTAGAGAAACAGAACTGATCAGACTGATCACCAGCCAGGTCGATCACATGTGGCTTGAACCACTTCATAACCTGAAAATAAAGGTCTATGGTTCGGCGGTCGTGGTAGGGAATCTGCTGGTCGGATGATAGCAACCACTTCATGTCAGTCATAAGGCGTCCAGTCTAGCACAGGTGTGCTTTGCGATGTTCCGCCTCGGTGCAAACAAAAAGATTGCACAGGCGGTTGTCAGTTTTTATCTGATTGATGTGATGCACGGTTTCCCACGTTTCTAGTACGCGCTTGATGTCACGCTCATACACAAGCCTGTGCTCATAGTACCACCCGCCAAAGTTCTTGGGATGCTCTGGAACAAACACCAGCACATAGCCGCTCAGTCTTTTCGACTTCCGGCCCACCCATCTTGCCAGCGGGAAATACATTAAGATACTACGTAGATCAAGGTCCAGCAAAGTCTGGTCTGAGGTGCGCTAGATGTGCCGTTATTGTAACCCATCTTGATCGTCGCGCCTGAATAGTTAGGCAGCCACTTAACGATCTGTGCATAACCAGCGGAAGAGCCAAGGTACGGGGTTAGCATTAGCGCGGGTGGCCCGTGCTGAATTGGTACTCCGAACTTTAGGTCGAAGGTCACTGAGCCCTTGATAGCATTAACCGCCAGGACGCCCGACATGATACGCAGTTTGTTTCCATTTTCAGTTTGGTACTGCGTAGTGTCCTGGGCGATGAACCCCATGTTCGGGATGGTCTCTTTGAGATACTTGTCGTTATTAATGAGGTCATTGATAACCTCAGTGTCGACATAGTCGTCAGTGATCAGTGGCAGTGGATTAAACTGCATCTAGCGGTTCTCCTTCATCGTGCAATTTTATCTCTGCTTCAGAAGCGGTAATAACTTCTTGTCCAAAGAGTGTTACCAGATCAGGGTCTTTGATAAGACGCCGTTTGTTGTCTGATACTAGATACATTTTACCATCAACGAAGTTCTTTACCAAACTACCGTCTCTGAAACCAATCACGCCCGCCGATTTTAGGTGGGCTATAGATCCAGCAGATACAACAACAGGAATTAATCCCCAAGACTGGAACACACGCTTTGAGAAAAAGCGCATCGCGGTGCCAGACTTAACCAAAAAATACTGATCGTCTACCTGAAAACTCAGACCATTTGGAGCGTCAAGTCGCTTGTTATATATATATGTAGTAGTTTTGCTTAACTTCTTCTTATTGAACATATGGTTATATTCCTTCTATACAAGATCTTAGTGTAACACTACTTGTCAACCTATGTATTAAGCCCATGCTCCGACGACATTAGCAGTAGCCGCAGCAGCAGCGCCGATAGGTGTTAGCCTCAACCAGGCCCCCGTTTTTACGACAGGAGCAACACCAGGGGCAGCGGAGTATGCTATCTGTGGGATGAATGTACCACTAGAGTTGACGCGGATAGTTCCTGTTATTCTTACCGAGCGATAGATCGCTGTAGCAGTAGCAGCAGTAATAGCGGTAGAAGCCGCCGTGGCGATATAGACCCCATAGGTAGCGGTGTTTGTCGGTGTTCCAGATCCTGTAGCATTCTGGTCAACGTGCGATTGATACTGTACGTTGTGAGTCGTTATGGTTCCACCCAGGGCAAAGTTGAGTGTATGGCTGGTCGTTCCAGTTCCTGTGATGTGGAATTCTGTTTCAAAGAAATATGTAGTTGACGCAGCAAGTGTGATGGTGTCGTTAGCCGCTGCGAATAATGACTGTACGCCTGTGGCGTTTGATAGTGTAAGATCGGCACCAGATACTAAAAAGTATGCCGCAGGCACAATGGCCCTACCAGCAGTAGCACTAGAGTTAGGGGTTAAATATAAAACAGTTCCATCGTATTCCACGGCCCCACCCTGAACAGACGTGAGGCTTGTTCCCGAGGTAAACTTGGCGGGTGCCACTGCGGTACTTCCAGCACCAAGGACTAACGATGCCGCCGCCCCGAATGTCTTGGTAGCAGTGAATGTCTGGGCATCTTCTAGTGTCGCCAGCGTTTTGGTCGCCGTACTGATACGGACGAAAACACCTGTAGTAGTAGTCCAGACATCACCGTTCACAGGCGATGTTGGCGCAGCGCCATGGGGCATATTGATACTAGCACCAGTAGTTGCCGACGTGAAGGTTAAAAGAGTATTTCCGAGGCTTAGATCCTCTATTTTTATA